GTGATGGCAGGATCGAGCCGTCCTGCCGGGTGCGTCTGTCCACATCGTCGCGGAATTCATGCACCACGTACGGGTTTTCACCCGGACCGTGCAGGGGCGCGAAGGGTTTCTCACCATCGACGTTGAACCATTCGCCCAGTTCATGATTTTCCACGCCGCGGCAGCATTCGAAGATCCAGCGCCGCCAGGTCTTTTCGTTGTACGAGGCGGGCGGCACCGGAAAGTAATGCCGCACGGTTATCTCGTCGTCCGGATCCCTGGCGTCCGGGCCGCTGACCGCGATCACCAGGCGCAAAGCCCCCTCTTCCTCAATAATGCGGAAGCTCCACGTTGGTTTGCAGCGGACTTTTGCGACCAGGTCTCTGAGCACATCGAACGTGAACATTTAGCGGGCTCCGATGCTCGGCGGCACGATCGGCGTACCACCGCCCAGATGCACGATTTTCAGCATTTCCTTCGCGGCGGCTTCAGGATTGCTCTTTGCCAGCGCTTCGATCCGTTGCTGCTCTTCCTCGACCCGGTTGGTGGCCTGTCCTTCGATCACGACGTCATTGCCCTTGTTGACCGCGAACAACGCGCCCTTTGGTGGGGCAGGCATCTTTTGCAGCCGGGTGACAGTCGCGCGCAGCAAGCCAAGCTGGCTCTCTGCCTCGGTGAATTTCGCGGCGTCCTTTTCCAATTTTGCGAGCTTCTCCAGGGCGTCCGCCACGGTCGGATGCACCGCGACCTCGCCGGAATAGATCTTCGCCAGCGGTGTATCGCCGATGTCGAAGCCGCGGGCCTGCCGCTGCAACGGCTGGGTGCCTGAGTTGTCGTTGGGCATCCCGGCGGTGTTGTCGGCGCTGTTGGGATCGGTCGGATCGTCGGTCGGATCGGCGCCGGCGCCCTGTTGCAGCGAACCGGCGACGACGACAATGATGGACGCCAACCGGGTAATCATCTCAATCGGATCTTGCGGCGCATCGCCCGGGTCGGCCCCAGGATCGCCCGGATCGGACGCGTCATCCGGATCCGCGCCAGTTCCCAGTGTCTCGTCTTCCGCCTTTTCGAACAATTCCGGGTATTCCTCGACAATCGCCGCCGGCAATGCGCCCATCTTGATCATCGGCTCGGCCATTTCCAAGGCCATGTTGGTGAGCGCGCGCGCGCCCTCGGCCCAATCCGCAACCAGGTCGACCGGATCGGTCAGGTATTCGCGGTAAGCTGGTGGCAGCGCCGTCTTCACCATCAGATCGAAGCCGTCGTAGCATTCGATCTTGTGCAGCTCGCCGGCCGCCTCGGCGCGCTCCAGGTCATCCTGCTCATCGAGTTCCTCGGCGGTGTCGTTGACCATGGATTGCAGCGTGGTGACGCCCAGCCGCAGAAACAGGTCCATCTTGCTCTTGGCGCCGTCGCTGACTTCTTCGGGCGCCATTCCATCGCTGTTCGACATCCAGCTTGGCCGGCCGGTTTTGATCGCCTGTACCGTGCGGTCGAGATCGCGCAGCGCGTTGGCGAACATCGAGACGTGGTTCAGCCCTTTCTCCAGGGTTTCCTCGGTGGCGCCGCTGATGAAGAACGGCTCCAACTTCTCCATCAGCGCGTCTCGGAACTCGGAGAGCGTCTGATGCAGCAGCGTTTCCTGGTTTTCCGCCCCGCCGGCGGCGATGCCGATCAGGCTTTTTTCCAGAAGGCCGAAGACGTCGTCGGTGAGGTGGTCCGTACCCTTAGCCATCTTGTCTCCTTTACGCCGGCGCGTGCCGGGTTTGATGAGCCATGAAGTGTTCAGCAGAGGCACCGGACGGCGCTTGCGCCGGCGCGGCCGCAGATCCGTGTTCGTCAGGCCCGAGAAAGCGTCCGGCGATTGCCAGAAGCCGCCGCCATGGCCGTAGCTGGCATCACCGCCGGCACCTGCGCCTGCGCCGCCATCGCTCATCAGAAGCCTCCTGCGGCGGGTTGCGCTGGAGCCGCCGGCGTGATCGAGGCGGCGTGGCGGGCACGCGTTGCAGGCGGGACGCCCAGCGTCGCGGCCGCCTGGTTGGCGACGTGCGGGCCGTAACCGGACAGCGCACGATACAGCGCGCTGATCCCCTCGTCGGCCAGATAGCCGGCGCCGGCGCCGATCGCGCCGCCAATCGCGGTACCGGCGACGTTGCCCGCCAGCGTGCCGCCACCAGGCTCCACGGCTGTCCCGGCAATGTCACCCGCGACACCGCCGACATCCTCGCCGGCCGCCGCGCCGGCGCGTTGGAAGAAGCCCCCGGTCAGACGGGTCGCGGCACCGGCGATCTTGCTGCCGACCGCCTTGACGCTTTGACCAACCGAAGATCCGGCGATCTTGCTGCCGAGGCCGGGCAAATTCGCGGTGTTCTGCGCATTGGCGATCGCCCCGCCAATCTTCTGGCCGACACCGGTCTGCGCGAAACGGTTGGCCGCGCCGGAAATCGCCTGTCCGGCACCGGTCTGGCCGAATTTATCGATCGCAGCCTGCGCCAGTTGCTTGCCCGGCTTGGTCGCCAAACTTGTGGCTCCGGCACCCACGACGAGGCCGCCAAGCGACCCTGCGGTTGGGTGGTTGGGATTGAGGGCACCGGATTGGCCGACTTGGCCGCCGACAATGCCACCCACAGCAGGGGCCAGCGCGCGCAAACCCGTCGAGATCAGACCACCGCCTGGAATGAAATTGGAGGCGGCATTCGCCAGCTGAAATCCGGCTTCGCCACCGGCATAGGAACCGCCAAGAGTGCCGCGGAATGCATTGTGCAATCGGCCGCGTTGCGGACCGGCCGCACCAGGTGCAGCGGTCGCAGCCGCGCCGGCGATCGCCGGTGGTTTCGCGGGGGCCGTCTCGCCAGGAACATCGCCATTCGCCGCGGCCGCGCCGGCGATCGCCGGCGTCTTCGGCAATTGGATGGCATCCGACGCGCCAGACCAGGACAGGAACTTGCGCAGGCCGTCCAGCGGCTCCTGCTTCATCACGTTCCTGTCGATCCAGCTGTTCAGCTTACGTGCGGCCACGTGATGGATGTCCTCGTCGGATGCGAGAGGTGTCTGCTCGCGTGCCCGGCGGATCTCGCCACGGAACATCTTGTCGATGGTGTCGCGGAATTCCTCGTTGGTGCGCCATTCCTCGGGACGATGGCTTTCCGGGATTTCTTCAGTCAGCCGCTCTTGCAAATCACGCAAGTATTCGTCGGTGGTCTTCGCGGCTGCTGATGCTTTGCCGGTCGGCGGCGTGGCGGCGGTGGCATTCGTGTAGGCCTTGTCGACGGCCTCGGTGAGCTCTGACTGCATGATCGCCGGCAGACTGTAATGCTGCGCGATCAACCATATCGCCCGCTGTATCTGCTTATGTTCGTCGGCATTTGTGGGCGTATAGACGGCGATCTGCTTGCGCAGCTGGCCCAGCACGCGGCCTTTGTCGCTGGTTGCGGACTCACCGTAAACGTTGTCGGGATTGCCGAAGATGCCGCGTTTCGTGGCGTTTCCTACGAGCAGTTCGGCACGCTGGTTCTGATCGAGAACCTCCGTGCCGTGCGACTCGAACAGGTCCTTCAGGGAATTCCAGTAACTGACCGGCTTATTAGTCGTGGCGTGTTTGTATTTGGGACCGATGAATGCCAAGTGTTTTTTGAACAAGCCATCGACCATGTCCTGATCAGCTTTTCCAGGACTACCGCCGCGACGTTCGCGAAACTGCGCATTGGCAGGGCCGGTGCTGACGATGTGGTTTTCACGCCGCAGCTTATCGACGGTCTCGTTGAGCGACTTTGGATCGGCGACCTCGATGGTGGATGCCTTCACCTGGTTCTGACTACCACTGCCCTGCTGGTTGTCGCGGTTGCGCACCTCGTTCCGGATTTGCTCGACGTTTGATCCGAAGGGGATCTGCACCGCGGCAGACGCACCAGGTTCGTCCTTCTTCGGGAAGACATGGTGGCCATACATGAAGACCTGTTGGTTCTCAGCATTCCGGTAAGACAAGCCCATGAGCCGCTCACCACGTCGATTGAGGCCGCCAACCGGTTCATTGATAACTCGGATATCCTTTGGCCTCTTCCATTTCTTGGTATTGATCTGGAACGGCCTGGTGGGTGAGCTGGCGTCGATCACGCCGATCGACGTCGCGAGGCCCAGCGCGGTGCTCAGCTTACCCGAATTTTGGAGGGCAAACGCGCCGACTTTCTTCGCCTTGGCGGCTGCGCTGGCACCCACACGCTGGGCTGTCTCACCGGCCGTCTTCCAGTTCGTGTTGGCGTGCAGGAAATCGTAAATGTCCTTCAGCGTGCCTTTCAGCGAGCCGCGATGAGCAGCCACCAGGGCTTCGTAATCGACCGCCGCCTGTTGCATGCGCCCAGCGAGTTCCGGGACGTGGCGTTCGAAAGCAGTTCCGAGTAGCCCGTGCTTCGGAATCCCGGCTTCCAGTGCCGCCTGCTGGACCGCGATGAGCGTGTTGAGATGGTCGGCGGCGACCCGCGCATGGATGTTGGAGTCGTGGAGGAAATCCCGGCTGGCCTTGGTTTTAACCTCTGCCTCTTTGGCGTCGAAATTCGGCACCGGGGCAAAATATTCAGGCTTTTTGGAGAACGGATTGCGTATTGCCACTCGCTCGGCGTCCGTCAAATCTTTCGATTCGGAGCCACGGGCATACTGCAGTGCAGGCTCGCCAAGCTTCATCTCGTCCGCGATGAAGCCGAGCTCGGCATTCACTTTGACTTCCCAATCATTGTGAACGTTTTCCAGCTCTTCCAACGCCGCCTTGCGGGTTTTTGCGACAAGGTCGTGACCCATCCGGGTCTTCGCAAAGGTGCGGATCGAGGCCAGTGAGGTGTCATCATGGTCGAAATCGGATAGCCGGTCAGGGACCGCCGTCAGGTCACGCTGCAGTCCATTCCGTCTGGTTTCAAGCTCCTTGATGAGGCTGCCGACCTTCTGAGTTTCCGCGGCCCGCTCGATGTGGATTTTTTCGAAACTCGCCAGCGCGGCTTTCCGGTGCTTCACCAGGTCAGTCCACAGCAGCAGCTGCTTTGGATTCAGTTTCTCTTCATCCAAGGTGTTGATCAGATTCCCTTGGACGGCGCGGCCGGTCTTATCGAGCAACGGCAATCTTTTGCCCTTGGCGTCGAGATCCGCCACCGCGCGCAGAGATAATGGGCCTTGCGTGCTCATGGCGGCCTTGTCTAAGGCCACATCGATCTGGTGCGGATACCAGCTCCGCGCGCCATCCCGAATTGCCGCCCCTTCGCCGAGCGACCACTTGTTCACCGCGTTGCGTTCCAACGCTTCCTTGACGAGTTGATGGGTCGGCGTAGTGACAAAAGCGGGATGATTGGCCGCTACTCCGGGCGCAAAATGGCCAATTTCCTTATGCTCATCGATGTAGGTTTTGGCATGCACCTCACGCGCGGCCAGCGTGGCGCGGTCGTGCATGCCCGTCGCAGCGGCTCCAAGACGGGCCAGGGCCGCGCGCAGCAGGGCGGTATGACCTTCGCGTGCCGCGACAACGCCGGCGACCACGCCGGCACCAATGCCGACGGCCGCGCCGATCTTGGCGCCGAGGCGCGCGTGCTGACCGCTACGCGCAAAGCGGCCACCTTCGCCACGCGGATGCTCGGTGGGGTCGAAGTGATCGTAGGCCGCGCCGGCGATCGCGCCGACACCTGCGCCGGCAGCGCCGAGGACAGCGGCATGCTTGGCGGTGTAGCGAATACCACCGCCGCGCCTGACGCCAAACTCCTCGGCCATCTTGGCCTGGCCGAGCCAGGGGATGCCCACCTGCTCGCCGATGCTGTGACTGGCGACGCTGGGCCACAGCGTGGCGATAACCCGCCTGGCGCCCGCCACAGCCCCCCGGAAATTAGCTTTTTGGAGGAGGTCAGCCTGCTTGGCGAGCACCTCGGGCGCTTCCAGCATGGGCCCGGCGATCTTGCGCACCCGCCGCGGAAACGCCGCGTCGACATAAGGCCCGACAGCCGATTGCAAATGGAACAACGAAGATCCGTAAGCGAGGCCAGGCACCCCAGCCCCAACCACCGCGCCAGCGAGAATCCCGGCAGCTCGGCCAGCGCCGGTGCCAAAACGTGGTGTGATCAAGGCACGCGCCAAACGTTTGCCTGTTGCCGGGAACACGTTGGCCGCATAACTCACGAACTCGCCCGCGCCGTGTCCAAGCGCCCGACCCGCTGCACCGCCAATGCGCTCGGCGGAATCGAGCAGTGCGTCGCCTGCCGTTGCGGAAGGCCGCGCATACGTCGTTCCATAGGTTCGATTGATTGCGCCGATCGCGCCGCGTGCCACCATGCGCCCTGCCACGACCGGCGCACGAACAACCGCTCGGCCTGTCAGCTGACCAAGTTTTCCGCCGGCCCACCCCAAGGCGCGGGTTTGCGCATGATCCAACCGGCCACCGCCGAATTTCGCCGACGCGCCGGCGATCGCGCCAACGCCTATCCCGGCGGCGCCGGCGATCGGCGGTCCGAAGACGGAATACCGGGTTTCCGGGATGATCTGGGTTTGCGATGCGTCATACCCGGCGTTGCTGTCGGCGAGGTTCTGGTGATCCTCCGGCCGGGCGACGTCGCCGAAGAAGCCGTGTTGACCGCTGTCCGGTGGTGACCCACCACCGCCTGATCCACCACCCGACGAGAACCGACCGCGTTCATCACGCCCCTCGACCTTGGCCAGCACGCGATCGCGTAGGCGCTCGAGGTGAGCGTCGATATGCATCAAGGCATGCTGATGCGGATCGGCACCGTTGTAGAACCGCTTATACAAATCCTTCAAACTCGTCAGTTTTGTCAGAGCCGTTTCACGTTTAGCCGACGCGCCGGCGCTCTTCAGCAGCTCGTTGTGCTCGATCACACGACGACGCAACTCGGCGATGACGGGTGGGGAGAAGGCAACCTTCACGCGGCGACCTTCCGCGGTTCAAGGATCTCGCGGATATGCGTGATCAGGCCACGCGGCGCCATTTTCGCTACCGCAGGCGCAGCTTTGCCGTGTTTCTTGATCCAGTCATCCGCCTCGGCCGGATGCAGCACGTAGAGCGGGTTTGACGGGGCGCCGTCATGGCCGAAATGCTTCTCGCCAACGCCTTCGGGGTTGTGCAGCAGGCCTGCCGCGTGTGAGACCTCCATCATCAGGTTGGCGTGCTTCGGCAGGTGTGGCCGCACCTTGTCGTAGGCGCCCTGGGCGTCGCCAACGGCGTGCCAGGTGTTCCGCCGCTGCTGGTCGACCGCGGCGACCTTGTTCTTGCGGCCGAGCACGGCTTTGCCGGCATGGGTCCGCATGCTGTCGAACTGGTCGTCTAGGTCGTGATGACCTTCCTTCAGCCACCGGGCTTTCGCCGCAGCGATACGCTGATCGTGTTCTTTCTCGGAAAGGTTGCTGTGTGCGACGGCTTGCTGACCAACGGCTGCCTGAGCACCAGTGACTGCCAATTTTTGCATGTAGTTCGGCTTGGCGAGTTCGCTGTCCGGCTTCTTTTTGCCAGACAAAGCACGCCCCGCTGCAAGCCCGGTGACGGCACCGCCAACTCCGCCAGCAATACGGCCAGCCTGACGACCCTGAACCGCGCCTTGTACCGCATCATCCAAGCCCATGTCGCCAGCCTCGTAGGCTTTTTGGCCAAGATGAGCCATTGTGTCCAAACCGACCTTTCGACCGAGTTTAGCGCCCAAATAACCGCCGGCTGCCGCTCCCAACAGACCAAGCACTTTGTTCATGGGCTGCTGGCGTTTCGCCAATCGCTCATCCAACGCCTCGAGCACCGCGCTGTCGGCCGACTTCATGTAATTGGCCATCCTCAACCTCTCCGCATCCGGTTGCTTCATCGGATCTACCGTGTGCATCGGGCGCAGCTGCCCATCCGTGTCGAGATGCAGGCCCGCCGCGGTCAGCTCATCCTCGGTCATTTCGTCGGCGTGCTTGCCGGTCTGGCCCTGCGTCCGGCCGTCAGCGTCGCGGCCGCGTTTGGCCAGCTCCCAGAGGATCGCCTTGTCGGCGCTGTTCGCCAGCGGATCCGTCGAGCCGGGCCCGGTCCCGCCCATTGACCCAACCTGCGCCTGGCGCAGACCGCCGACGCTCATGTTCTGCGGCTTCGAGCTCGGGCCGTAGACGAAGCTTTTCGCGCCCATGATACTGCCGATCTCACCACCGTCGCCGCCGGCGCCGTATTCCGGTTTGCCGGTGTCTACGGTGGTGACGTCCTTGCGCAGGCGCTGCTCGAGGGCGACGAGAACAGGCTCGGTTTTACCAAGCCGGCCGGCCTGACTGAGGGCGATGGCGATAGCCTGTTTGCGATCGGTCACTATCGGCCCCCTTCGCGGTTTGCCCGAGCGCGGATTCGTCCCGCGCCAGGAGCGCAGCGTGCCAACCTTGTGCTCGTGCATCGTCTGAGCGATCGATGCGCGCTTGGCTTCTTCGGTGGCCGCAACCTCTGCATCGGCTTTTGCCAGATCGAAAACGATTGGTTTACCGGCCATTTTCTTGAATCCGGGCTCAGTGCTGCGGCTGGTGAACGTCTTGCCCCGGCTCGTGACCGTCGTCGCCGTACCGGGATCCACCTGGCGGCTCATCGGTTTGTTGCCCCTCACTGTCGTGTAAGCCCAACTCGGCAGGACCTTCTTCGTCGGGTTCTGACCGCTGAATGTCTTGCCGCGGCTGACGTAGTTGCCCGCCAACGAGGCTTCGTGCTCGCTGGCCTCGGCCGGCAAATGCGGGAGCATCCCGACCACGCGCCGGACATCGATCTTGAGCAAATCCGCGAAGGTCGGCGGTGGCAGCATCTGCGCGAACGTGCGCGGCGTGCCCTTCAGCATCACCTCCTCGACCGAACCATCCGATTTCTGCAATTCGAGGAATCGCGCGCCGTGCATGCAAGGGCTGTCGACCAGGCTGATTTCGCCGATCCGCGGCGTGTAGCGGGTGCAGCCTTTATGGATGGGATCAGCCCATTTCTTAGCGTAGCCGCCGCCGATCGACAGCCCGGTGTAGCCGCCCTCCTCGACCTTTAGCCAGTCGATGGGGTCGAGGATTTTGAGGCAAACCCGAACCCTTTTCGCCTCATCGTCGAATTCCATCTTCTCGACTTTGCCGGCCAGGTGCTTCGGATTGTGCATGGCGCGCACGTTGCCGAGGCTCTTGCCGCTGGTCGCGTCGGAGAACTGTTTCGACCATGCCTTGAACATCGGCACGGCCGTGGCGTAGTCCATCACCTCACGCGATTTGTCCGGCTCCTCGAGCGCCGCCACTGCCCAAATCGTCTGGGTTGCCGCGTCAGCCTTGAACAGAATCGCCGCGTCCGGCTTGAACAACAGCGGGAACGGCGTTTCACCGCCGATCGCCATCTCAGGCCGCCGTCGCGAAGCGTTGCCGCAAGCGCACCCCACCAGCAGGTTCAGCTGCCGCCCGGGGCGGTTCCCAACCCATGATCGCCTTGGCCAGCGGCAACGGGATCTCCTCGGCCGTCGCCAGCGCCTCCGCGACCCACTTCTTCAGCTGGATGGTGTTGGCGTCTTCCTGCAACCATGCGGTGATCGCGCCGTCGAGTGCTACCTTCTGCAACTTGTCGCCGGCTTGCATCGACCAAGCCATCAGATCGGCGGCATGCTGCGCGCCCACTCGCATCACCTCGACCCGTGATTCCGGCTCCAACGTGTTCAGCGCCTTGCACATCTCCAGCGGTGCGATCTTCACCAGCTCGACCGCCAGGTCGCCGCCCTTGTCCATCTTCTTCTTCGGGCGCTTCTTGCCGGTGGCCGGATCGACGCTGTCGGCGTCATTGGCCTCGGTCAGCGGTCCATCGCCCTCCGAGCCCGCCACGCTGCCCAGGCCGCCCGTGGCGCCCTTGCGGCGGATCTTCAACGTCGGATTGATCTCGCCGCCGCCGCCATCATTGGGACCGCTGCCGGGGGTTGGGCTTGTGCCGTCCGTCTGATTCGGCATTGCCGTTGAACCGGGCATCCGCTTGCCCGCGCCTTCGCCGCTGCCCTGCCGGGTGTAACCCAAGCGTGAATCGTGCGTCGCGCCCAGCTTCGATCCCACGTGGCTGGCGGCGTTCCCGGCATTGCTGTGCGCCGGAACCTCATCCTGCTCCTCGGCCTTCCGCAACGCGCGCTGGCGTACCAAAATTTCCGCGACCGCCTTTTTCAGCTGCTTGTGGCTGCCGTCGCCACCGTTGATGAACTCGGCGATCGCGGCTTCCCGATCGGCATCGGAAGTCTTGTAGACGTCCATCTTGGCCAGTGCGTTGTCAAAATGCGCGGTGTAATTGCCCACATGCTGCGCCAGCCTGGCCTGCTCGCGTGGCGTCGGCAGAGCATCGAACATCTTCTGCAGCTCGAATTCCGGGCCAACGTCAGGCGCAGCCTTGGCCAGCGCCGGGAACTCCTCACTGCCGGACTCGGAATTGACCAGCGCCTTCTTCAGCGGGCCGTCGCCGGCCTCGAACCACTCCTCGAGGACCTGCTTGGCCATGTCCTCGTCGGCGTCGCGGATCATCGGCATGTAGTGGCCGAGTTCAGTGCGATACGAGCCGATCTTGATCAGCATCGCCGCCTTTCTTTCCGGCGTCGGCTGCTCATCAACGAATTTCACCAGTGCCGCATCCAAGCTGGCGCGGGTTTCGTCGAGCGTTGGATTTTGCGTGCTCACGGAAGACTCCTGTTTACCGAAAAGGCTTTGAAAAAAGCTCGGGGCTTTGGTCTTTGGCGTTTTGGGCGGTGGCGTGTCGGCGGCGTTCGTCTCATTGGAGTTGATCGCGATTTTGCTGCCGATTTCGAGGGCATCGGGCGCGGCCATGCTGACGAAACGCCCCAGGGTGCTGCCGCTCATGACGCCACCAGCGCTGATCGGATCATGGTGCCCCTCGGGATGAATTTGAAACCGCAGCTGCAACGGCAATTGATGACGTTGTCAGCGGTGGCCTGTTCGTCGCAGGGCCAGCGAATCGGCCCCAGGATCGACTGGAATGGCGTCTCGATCCCCTGCACTTCCTGGCCGCCCAGCTCGACGTGGGCTTCGCGGGTGCGTTCGTCGTCGGTGTCGATCCAATGCTTGATCACGTCCAGGTTTGGGTGCGTGTCCAGCACGTCCTGGGCGCGCGCCACCGCGCCGTAGGAGGTCGCGCGGATCGATTCCGTCCGGGCGATCGTCTGGGCCCGCAGTGCCAGCATCCGCCGATGGTAGGCGTCCACCATCGGGTTGATCTGCTCGGGGGTCAGCGCCTTGTCCTCGCGGATCGCGCGCTCGATCGTCTTGTCGTAGCGCTTGTCGCGCAGCTTCATCTCGAAAACGCTGGAATCGAGGTTCTCAAGCTTGCGGCGGAAGCTGTTCACCACGTTGGTCTGATAGGCGGTCAGGCCGATCGACTGCTTGATCGTGCGCGCAACCTCCAGCGGGCCGATCCCCTGCAGGACGGACTGGTCCATCAGCGTCTTGCGGATCGTGTCGCGTTGCTGGGTCGAAATTTCGGCGATCCGGTCGAGTGCATAGGTGGCCATGTGCCGGCGGACCGCCGGGTTGATGAGATCAAAGTCGGTGTCGATCCGATAGCGCGGGTCGCTGCCGTCCGGCTGTTCGGTGGGTGGTTGCGTCGCGCCGTCGGCGTAGGACTCGAAGATCCCCGGGCCCAGCGCCGCAATCAGGTCGTCGCCGATGTTGATCGGCTTGTCGCTGTTGCCCAGCAGCCGATCCATCCACTGGCGATAGGTCTCGGCCATGTTGGTGGCCATGCCCTGTTCAGTGGCCTTGGTCGCCTTGCTCAGCTTGCCCTTACGCTCGGCCGCCGCCACCAGGTGGTGTGCCAGCAGGGTGATGCCGGCCGCCGTCAGGCCGATGCCGGCGCCGATCAGCGCGCCTCGGCCGCCGGCGCGGTTCATGTGGATGTGCAGGAGCGCCTCGGTCTCGTTGACCACGCGGACTCGCGTGCTCTCGCGCAGCTCGGCCGTGCGACGTTCCAGCGTACTCAGCAGTGAGGCGCCATGCGCTTTGACCCCGCGTTGGGCAGCGCTGATGCGTTCAATGATCTTTTTTTTCGTCTCGCCACCAACCCACGCATGCATGACATGAGCTTTGACGGGATGCTTCTGGCCGAGACCGGTTTCCAGATCGTCGCGGTGCATCTCCATTCTGACCATGTCAGGGGTGAGGCCGAACATCTCCATGTCAGCCATCGACTGATCGAGATTTTTCAGGTCACGGGCGAGTTTCGCGCGATTGAGGACACGCTCGGTCGGCGCCCGTACAGTGGCTTTCGGCGGTTTGCCTTTGAGCGTCTGGAGCTGTTTGATTCCGTCCTGAAGCGCCTTGAGCTTCTCAGGATCAGTTGTGTTCCCGATCAGCTGGTTCAACGCCGCGACCTGGAAGTCGTAAACCGCCCGGTTCTTCGGGGTGCCGATATACGGCGCCTCCGGTCGCGCAGGATTCGGCGTGCCGCGCAGACTTTGCTTCATTTCCTCGACAATCGCCGATCGCTGCGCTTCAGCGTCCGTGACAACGCCCTGGTCAGCCGCGTGGACGGCGTCGGCCATTTTCCGGGGTGCAGCTCGGGCCACGTTGTATCGACCTGCCTCAGCGCCGATTACAGCGCCGGCGACGGCACCGCCCGCGAGAAGACTCCACCGGGAATGGGCCGCGTTACGCCGTTGGCGTAGTTCCGCTGGGCTGAGCGGGTCGCCAACGATGTGTTTTGCGAGCTCCATGAGCGTCCATAAAAAAAGGGTGCAGCCTTGATTCTGGCCGTACCCACGATGTCAAGGATTGCTTATCCCCACCGAAATTACAACAGCAATCAATGAAATCAAAAGTTTAGGACACTCCGATGTGACTTTCCCGGCCATGGAGGCCGATCACGTCTTGAGTGGTCTATGAGACTGGACAACTCCGAGATGCCGGCGCTACGGTGTTTGGCACAGAGTCATGGACCAAAAACAATGGCGCGAAACCTGCGAAAATTGCTTGCTGGAACCGAAGTAGCAGAATTCACACCGCCAGGCGTGCCGGGTGGTTTCGCCTCATCCACCGAATTGCTGCTCAACACCGTCCTCGCGGCATGGAAAGATGGGAGCCCAGCCGAAAGCGAGACGGATGTGCGTGAATGGGCGTCCTATGGAATGGCGCTGGGCCAGGCCGACAGACGGGTGCGCTGGGAAATCGGCGACTGGTGGAACCGCGGCGAACGCTACGGCGAGCGCGTCGATATCGTCAGCCATCCCGACTGGAAAGGCCCCTCCTACGGCACGTGTCGCACGTATGGATCGATCGCGGCGAAGTTTGATCTGTCTACGCGCATGTACAATCTCGATTTTGAGCATCACCGCCAAGTGGCCAAAATACCCGCCGATAATGCAATTCGTATCCTCCGGGATGCCAGCGCACAGGCCACGGAAACAGGGAAAGTCCCGCCGGCGCGTCAGCTTGGTCAGCAGGCGAAAAAGGAGAAGCGGGCGACAAGGGAAGAAGAGCTTGATGAAGCCGCCCAACGGCAATCCTCGCGGCTTGGCACGAAAGTCTATCCGGTAATTTTGGCCGATCCGCCGTGGCGCTTCAAAGTCTGGGGCGAAAAGACCGGCATGGATCGCGCGGCCGACAATCATTATCCGACCATGGCACTCGAGGATATCTGCACGCTGCAGGTCCCGGCCGCCGACGATTGCGTGCTCTTCCTGTGGCGAACTGGCTCGACCTCACGCAAGGCTCACCAGGTCATCGATGCCTGGGGTTTCGAATGCAAAAGCGAGTTCGTATGGGGCAAAGACCGCATCGGGAACGGCTACTGGGTGCGTGACAAGCATGAGGTGCTGATGATCGCGACCCGCGGGAATCCGCCAGCCCCGGCGCCGGGCGAGAATCACGACTCCCTGCAGCTTCTGCCCAAGGGCAAGCACAGCGCCAAGCCCGAGCGGTTTTACGAGATCATCGAAAAATGGTTCCCGAGTTGCGACAAGCTCGAGATGTTCGCGCGCGCGCCGCGGGATGGCTGGGACAGCTGGGGGAACGAGCTATGAGCGATCCCGAATTGACGCAGGCGCCCGCGACACGCGCCGAGCTGATTTCGCTTGGGCTGGATGAACTTTCAACGTTGGAGGAAATCAGACTTGCTCGCGAAGCTAGAGCCAAGACGTACTCCAGCGTTGAACAGGCTATCCGATCTGAGCAACGGAGAACCGATGAAAGACGGGAAGAACGGAAGCGGACCGGCGAAACAGTAGACCAACAAAATAAACGCAGACGCGCCCAAATATTAACCCTTCGAGCGCAGGGAATGACTTTTGCCGTCATTGGCAAAACTCTCGGTATAAGCACGAGCAGAGCCGCACAAGTCGCGGAAAGTGAGAAACGGCGTGAGAGGCGTCGTAAACAGAATCGCCCAGAGGGAATCGAATCATGAGCGTCGATCAAGCAAGCAACAGAGCCGTGCCGAAGGCATGGAACGGTGGTTCACCACCGCCGCCGCGCAAACTGGGCCGCTGGGCCATGACACCGAACGTCGACGTCGCGCTGGAAGCCGGCGAAAAGCTGGTGGTGCAGGTTGTCGACGGCAAGGTCAAGGCGTACCGCGGAATCAACCCCGTCGGGATCTTCGCTGATCCCCTGCTGGTGCTGGTGCTGAAGAAGAACTCCGAGATCGCCAATGGCGAGATCACACGCTGCTTTCCGGATCGGATGGAGGTGGAACTGACATGACCGGGAACTTCTCTGCGTTCTTCATGGGTATGCTTTTTATGTCCGGCATTATATTTTCCAACCGGAAGGAATGGGGAGCCGTGATTGCGGTCTTCGTCATGCTGATCCTGCTCCTGGTCACGACGACACGACCGGAAGGCTGGGCTCTCCCATGACCGATCTCATCGCCGACGCACCACGAACCTGCCGCACCTGTGGCTGTACGGATTTGGACTGCTCGCAGTGCATCACTAAGACCGGCCGGCCCTGCTCCTGGGTCGAAGTCGATTTGTGCAGCGCCTGTTGCACAATCGACCTCGAGGCCATCGAGCCCAGCATCCACGCCATCCACCAGATGTTCGGCCTGTCCTACGCCCGTTATCTGGTGGTGCCGCGCAGCGTCCTGCAATCGATGCCGGCACACTGGCAGGGCAAGATGGTCGTCTTGCTCGAAGAGATGCGGGTCGCCTGCGCCCAGGTCGGGATCGAGCTGCCGACGTACGTCGTCGATAACAGCGGTGGCGAGAAACGGGACAAGCTGATGCGAGCGTGGTTGCACGACTACGAGCGCGGCCGGCGGAACGTCTTTGCCGAGGGAAAAGTCCGTGTCGGATAGGGATAAGGGCCTCGGCGTCGCCGCCCTGATGCATGGGTTGCTGGGTCTCAGCCGGCCGGTCAACCGCGTTGCCGAGCACCTCCTGCGCTGGGATCTGCACGAGACCAGCGCCTACGCCTCGCGCTACCCGGAGGCCGTCACACCCGATGACGACAGAGGGATCGGAGGGACCGGTGTCGAACCTGTTTGAAGACTGGAAATTCTGGGCGGCCGTTCTCGCCGGTTTCATTCTCGGACAGCTCAACAGGCGGTGGCTTCACTGGCGTTTTCCGAATTGGAAAAGCATCCACAAGAAATTCGAATGGAATAGCGGCGAGCATGTTTACGTTAACGATCGGGAAGTCTTCGGCGAAGAAGCCGAGCGCGTGAAAGCGGATCTTGAAGGTGCTCACGAGCGCATGCGCGAAGCTCTCGCACGGATGCTTAATAAAACGAAGGTAAAGGCCGACAAATGAGCGCTCTTGTCATCACCTCTGAAACCATCGAGGCGTTGCGGCAACTGGCCATCACCGCCGCCGCGGCGCCTGTCGACATGAACGTCCTCACCTCGGCGATCCGAACGCCCGAGGGTAAGGTCAAGCACATGGAGCAGATGACGGCGCAAAGCCTCGAGCTTCTCGGATCACGGCCGTATTTCGTCACCTTCTCGATCGAGACAGGCCATCCCTGCGGCACCAGCCGCCACATGAGCATGAGCGTCGATCGCGCCGGCTTCATGCCCAACGATTACGCGGTGTGGATGGTGGCCGAATTGCTCGGCTTTTTGGGTACGCTCCGCGGGAACTGTCACATCTGGTGGGAAGACATCGAGGATGGCCAGAAGGCCGTCAACATCCTGCAGCCGATCGAGAATCCGCTGACCTGGCGGGACAGGAGGCATGGAGTCGTCCCATGGATCCTGGCATGAAGCTCCAGATTACGCTCGACGAGAACAAGGTCGGGATAACGATGATCTACCCAGATCGCTATGCCGCGATCGAAGAATACGATCGATTGGTTGAGATGTTGAGCCGCCAAAGCGGAGAAACTGTCACCCTCGAAATAAAAGGAGCACGTCGTGTGGAATAAATCCGCCTACAACGCTTCGATCCGAGACATCGAGATGCCGGATCGGATCAAGAAACTGCCGGTTTCGCCGAAGGGATTCTCGGTGCCATGGTTCGTCGCGTTCATCGACGGCGTGCCGGATTTCCGGGTTGTCCGTGAGAACGGCATCGCGATTGCCCATAACCGCAAGCTCTGCTGGGTCTGCGGCGAGCCGATGGGTCGCATGAAGGCAATCTCGCTGGGCCCCATGTGCATCATCAACCGAGTGATCAGTGAGCCGCCGTCGCATCGCGAATGCGCGGTCTATAGCTGCTTGGCCTGTCCGTTTCTATCGAACCCGCGCATGCAGCGGCACGCCGCCAATCTACCGGAGAACATCGGCGCCGCCGGCGTCGCGATCCTGCGCAACCCGGGCGTCATGGCGGTCTGGATCACGCGGCACTACGAGCCGTTCGGCACCGATGGCCAGGGCATCGGCCGCGCCGGCGTGCTGTTTACCTTCGACGATGCGGAGGAGATCCTGTGGTTCGCCGAGGGTCGCGCCGCGACGCGGGCCGAGATCATGGCCTCGATCGACAGCGGTTTTCCGCTGCTGGAGGAGGCTGCGGCGAAGCAGGACCAGCATTACAAGCAGGGCGACGCGGCGATGAAGCAACTGATGAAACAGCGCGAGGCCGCGCTCCGCCTCCTGCCGGAGGCATGACAATGGCTAGAGGTGGCAAGATCACGGTCACAACCTATTCCTATCAGCAAATCGTCGCCGCGGTTCTGCGGGAACTCGGAATTTCGGAAGGTCGAGATTCCGTCAAGATTATGCCTCAACCGGAAAACGAACCCAGAATCGAGATCGTCTCGATCAACGGCGGTAAGCCATCTGTCATGATGCTGACCAAGGACATGACGCTGCACGACGTGCTTCGGATAGGGCTCTGACCATGCCGGTGACGCTTCAGCCACGACCTGGATTCAATTGGCTCCAGGTCAGCTGGGGCGGTCCGTACGAGGTGCGGACCCTCAAGTGCTCGTATTGCGAAGCGCCGATCAACGATGACGACGATGACGACGACGATATCCCCCTGATTGTGTGGAACAACGCAGGCTGGTGCGCCGAATTCTGCCGAGATTGCCAGGTGACCTGGTGGGGATTTTCGCCGCTCGCTCCACCTCCTGACGATGAACTTGACTGGGAGCGACGCGACACATGAGCGGTCCACAAAATGGGTTTGGCTATCACCCCATAGTACCCCGCTACTGGACGGCCGAAACCAGTGGGCGGCTGCGGCCGGCGGTGATGGCCTACTTGGAAAACAAGCCCATGGACGATCGCCAGATCGCCGCCATGCGGGCTTATCTGCGGCAATGGATGGCATGTGACTGGAAAGGTCCGATGATCGACGTGTTGCGAACGCAAGTCGAGGATTTGACAACGAAAGAAGATATCACCCGATGGCTCGACCGCGCGCGGACCATGAGCATCGACCCGCTCTGAGAAAGGACAAGCAAATGCATTGTCCACCAAGCGATTTTTTGTTTGGCGTTTACTGTGGGGCCACCATGATTGGTTTTCCGCTGTTCTGCGTTATTGTGGTGATGTGGCGTTTTCCCTCGGGAAAGGCTGCAAATTGCAAGACATGTAAACAGCCGCCACGCCGCCGGTCATTCTGATGAGCCGTCGCCAGTTCAGCCTCCTGCCGCCCTGCGCGCGACTGCCGCGGCTACACCGCATGCACGTTGCCGACATGGGCGAAGGCGGGAGATCCATCATTGCCCTCTTCGAATGCCGGCGTTGCCACCAGAAATCAGACTGGGTCGAGATTGACGGTCTGACCGCCGCCCGCAAGGGCATTCCGTGCCCGACCTGCAACAAGGATCTGCCCTCATGAGCGAAACCGAGAGCCGAATCGCGAAGGCCAAGATGCCGGTCGCCTTCGAGATGACCATGCTGATTGCCCAGGAACCGTGGTTCCAGGACGCCATGACCAAAGCCGAGCAGGCCGTCGACGTCCTTGAAAAGCATGACGTTGTCGGCACGCTGGCGCTCAGCAACGGTAGCCTGCAGGTCGGCCTGCTGATCAGCCTGAAAGAGCAGAAGAAGCTCGAGGAGGCGACGTCCGTCAGTGACTGGATGCGTCGTGATTCGGTGGACATGCTGCGCCGGGGTGCCACGTCGCCCTTTGACTCGTCCGATGCTTTCCGCAAGGGCCGCGCGCCCACGGTGCCGGATCCGGCGATCGACTGGGCGCATGCCGCCGCGCGCGGCGTGATGGAGCTGCTCGCCACCGATAAGCGCTTGAGCTTCGAGCTGGGAAAACTGCGATACGAGCATCGGCGGGATCTGGTGCAGCGTGCCACGGCGATTGTCCGCCAGGCCGACGCGTGGCGTCGAACAGGAGAAGAGTGATGAGCAGCCCCGGATTTGATCGAGCAACCGGTATGCCGATAGCGGGCAAGAACAGCCTCCTCGTTGGCGGTGGCCGCGTAGACGCTGCGACCACCGCCCCAGTCCCTTCGTTGCCGGCGGGGGGTTATGGGAAAGTGCAGACCGCATTATGGGCGTTTATCGCCAGCCAGGAAAGCGGGAAATTGTCGCTGGACCCGAAGGACTCGGGCAATTGGAACTCGGGGATCTGCGGCATCGGCATTCTTGTCGGGTCGAAATGGGGAATTTCCGCCGCGGCGTTTCCGTCGGTGGATATTCAGAACGTGACGTTTGAGAGTGCCCAAGCGATTTGCATGCGGCAATATTGGCCGACGGTGAAAGCCAGCATGTTATGCGACAAAGGCGCCGCAGCACTGGCTATGCTCCTTGTCGATGCGGCCTGGGGCAGTGGTCCGACTCCGGCGATAGTAGCGCTCCAGCGTGCCGTTGGGGTAGCGGCGGACGGAGAGTGGGGTTCCATAACCGACGCGGCGATCGACCGCGCCATCGGTGCGCCACCGCTGTGGGGACTACCAACCGGGCTCCACTGTCTGATCGCGGACTACGTCGCTGAACGGATCCTGTTTGAGAGCAAGCTGGGCACCTGGGGCAACTACGAAGGCGGGTGGGTGCATCGGCTGACTCGAATCGAGTCGCTTTGCCACTCGTTCCTGCCGGTGCCTCCCCCGCAATTCGTCGCTTAACCCCACGGAGGAACCCATGTCCGATTCCGCGTTCCCTTCCACGGCCCACTGGCCGGAATACACCTCGCACAAGATCGTCCGCGCCGCGCCGATCGTCGACATCAAGCGTGGGGAAGGGGGTCGTTCGAAAATCTTCATCTACGTTCAGCCGACACCGGACGCCGTCATAGAGGTCTTCGAAACGACTGTTCCGGCGATGAAGGACAAGGCCGCGATCGGCGGCTACGGGGTGGTTTACGAGGACGGGTTTCACTCGATTTCGCCGAAAGAGGCATTCGAGAACGGCTACACGCTTCGGAAGAAGAAGCCACTCGATCCGGCGGATGAGCCTGGCGCTGTCCCGCTCACCTGGCCGAAATACCGATGCAACGACGACGGCCATGTCGTCTATGCGGCTTGCATCGTGAATGCATGGACCCACTACCAGAACGCCGCTGCCGCACCTTCAAAAGTCGTGATCACCGTACAACCGCGTGGCGCCGACAGCGTCGAACTCATCAGCCTGTCCAACCCTGATCTGTGGGAAAATGCAGTCACCGGTGCGTATGCTGTTTGCGACGAGGCGGGCAAAAAGGAGATCGTCCCAGGCGATCTATTCGTTTTCAATTTCACAGGGATCCCGACCTAATCTACGCTGCCCAGGTGCAGTGACGCGAGTTGGAGCGACCGAGCACCCAAACGGGCAAGCCTTCAATCGGTAAGACGGGCGACACCGGTCAGACGAAGGCCTGAGACCCGCGACTTCGCCGGAGGGAGAGAATCTGGCACCTTTCAATTACAAAACAGCCGATTTCGACGTAGAAACCGGCTGTTTTCGTGAAGCCGCTTGATATTGCGGCAAACAATTCCCGCATTCAGGGCTTTATGCGCCCATTCAGTGCTTTATGCGCCGGTGCCTGGAATGTTCCCCTCACGCCGTTGCCGCCTGGCTTCCCGATCGGCGTCGGTCTCCGGATCGGAGCCAGCGCCCGTGCCCGCCGTAGCCGCATCGCCGATCGTCGCCATCGTGCCGAGATCGCGGCGCTGATCAAGTTCCGAGGCCTGCTCCGGGCTCAGTTTCCTCGACGCGTCCTTTTGGCTTTGGCTTGTCATCCCGGCGTCCTGATGCTCGCCAGGCGCCGCACCGGCCCTGTCGTCTTCGGCTCTGTCGTAATCGCCAGCGGCGATCCGCTCCGCTTTCGGTCGATTGGCGTCAAAATCAGCCCGGTCACCCCGATAGCTTTCGCCGAGATCCACCGACCCCGTGCTTGCCATGTCACGCCGATAGCTTTCGCCGAGATCCACCGACCCCGTGCTTGCCATCGTGTTCGTGTTCGGGATGTCCACCGTGCCGTTGTTCGAGATCCCGCCCGTGTTCGCCGAGGCGCTTCTCACCTCGCCAACATGATCGTCGATAGAGTCCGTGCTCCTGATCTCCCTTTCACCGTTGTCCGTTCCATCGACATCAGTGTCCTCGCGCTGAACGATGCCCACCGATTTGGTCTGCGGGTGCGGATCCGCGATCCGATTGTCCATCGATCTCTTCGCGCGCAGCTGGTCCGCCGGCATGATCGGCGTCGGGCTGTGCAGGGCGGCCGACGACGCATCCAGAGCTGGGGTCTCCTCGATACCCTCGACGTCCTCAGCATCCTGTGGACCGCTCGCCAAGGCCTCGAAATCCGCCTTGATCTTGTCGATCGTGTCGCGCGCGGCCGGAACCAGCGTTGCGCCGGCGTCAAGCAGCGCCTGTTCGTAGATGCTGACGATGTGCATCGCCGAGGCTGCCATCTGACGCAACTGGAAATACTCGGGCGGCGGCACGAATTTGGCTTTGTCGACGCCATCCTCGGGCACCTCGCGGCCAAGCGTTACCGCCATATTCCGCGATTGACGCCGCGCATTCAGATCCCGGAAGAACTGCGCGACAACGGCCAGCTCACCGGTCACTGGATGCGGGAAATCTTGAATCCAGTTGCGGAAATCACCGGTTATTTTGCGAAATGCGGAGGTCGCGGCGACCTGCGTCATTTGCGAGGGACTGTTGCGCAGGGTGTCGCTGGTGACCGTCTCATAGGCTGGCGCCGGCATCGCCAGATCCACGGTTCTCCGACTTTGAGCACCAGGATTGTAGTCGTAGTGCTCGGGTCGCAGGACCATGCCAGCGGGCTGGGCAACGCGAGCCGGTGCAGAATAGTCCGCATCGCCCGGGCGGGGCCCGGTGACTACGGCCGCGCGCGCGACGGGATCGGTGACCACCGGTTCACGGGCTTTCGCGCGGTCGTCTTTTGGATCAACCCCATAGTCACGGCCGTCATTTTGGTCGAGGCTCCCTCCAGCCGGAGGGTCGTCTTGCCTGATATCGGACATAAGTGTCTCCTCATTGTTGCGGGACAGACGAGTCAGAAGGCTGATCGCCAGCGGCTTGGTAGAGCGGTGGAGCTGTGTAACGTGTACCCGATGATGCTGCTATGGCAGCTCCTCCTGCGGCCGCGCCCGCAATCGTTCTCGATGCGGGGCGGATCCCAGCCATTCCGGTCTTACGGGCGAGCTGGGCATGCTGTAACGCGGCTTTCTTGCCGGCGGTCATGGCTTTGCGAGCAGCGGTTTGCATCAGTGGCGAAGGACTACCGCCGTCGAGAACACGGACGTGCTCGCGGAGTGCCTCGTGCAGGCCATGCCGGTACAGGCTTTGGGTGGCGCCGCGCACCCCACGGACAGCGCGCCCATGGGTCAGCAGCGCGGCAGCGCCGCCGGCAATAGCCCCGCCGGCGATCGCGCGTGCCATCGGGTGGTTCGCCAACTCCTCTTTGACCTTCGGCGCCACCAGCGCAGCGCCAGCGCCGGCGCCGACGCCCATGCCGATTTTCAGCTTGGTGCTCGATGAAGCAAAGCGACGTCCCAGGCTGGCGCCCATGCTGGCGAAGCTCTTCCCAAGTTCGCCTTTGCTGGGGAAATCGGCGCCATATTTGTCGCGCCATTCCTTCTTGCAACTGGAACATAGACCGGGGCCACCGCAGCGAGCCTTGATTCCGTGCGGATGCGGGGTGACGTGGCCATGGCCGTATGCGCCTCCGAGCGGGATGAACGCCTTTGTCAGCGGCTTTTTCTCCTTGCCGCGGAACGCCCATGCGCCGGCGGCCGCGAGTCCACCGTAAATCAACGCACCCGGCAGACGCCCGGCGAGCCGGCCTGCATGGAACGATGGACTGAGCAGGCGCCGGCCGACACCCCGCCGCAACGCGGCTTTCTCGTCTTGCTCAACCAGCGATGCGAAGACGATCCTGTGGCCTTCCCTGGTATGGCGGATTTTGTCGACGCGGATCTTGCTGCCCGCGCCAAGTGCTACTTCCGCCTGCGGACCCTGAAGCGGATTGGCGCCTTCGACGTCCCACATGTGCGTTTTGTTGTTCAAGCCGCGCAGATGCACCCGCACCTTTTTCTCGCCGGCCTTTGTATTCGCGCCGCCCACTGCCGCCGTTAACCTAGATCCCGCTCGACTTGCGGGACCTTTCTCTGTTTCCGCGACTTCCTTCGGCGTGCCGGTTTTGCTTGCGTAATCGAAGTGGGTGAAATGGCTTCCAATGCTAGAATCACGCGTCCAGGAGTTCGGCGCGTTCATGGTGATGTGGTCGCCTTCCTTGGCATTGAGAAATGCCTCGGCGCCTTTGCCGTGCATCCCGCGCCACAGGTGCTTCGGTGGCGGCTTTAGAGCCGGAGTGCCAAACAATCCTTTCAGCGCTTCATGCAGGCCAAAAGGATCGTGACGCGGCCTCTTTTCCCCACCAAACCCGGTGCGCTCGGCGCCGGCTTCGTTGATATGACGGATATTGTCGTGTGATCCGACCATTCCGGCGGCAAATCGCTGCTTGGACGATCCTTCGCCGTAAGCGCCCTGAACATGGGCATGCACAACGCCCTGACGCCAACCACCCAAAGCCGCCGCTTGCCGCATGCGCCGCACCGTTGGATGAACTCCGAGGAGCCCCTTGGGCGCAGCCCCGGTGGCTGCACTGTAGGCGTCGCCACCGTAGCGGATGCCGAGCGAACCGCCGGCGATGGCCCCACCGGTCACAGCGCCGATTTTACCGGCGCTCCACCGGCCGCCCTGGTCACGCTTGTGCTTGGATTCCTCGTAGGCCTTCGCCAGCGGACCGCTGGTGTCGCAATTGTCGGCCCAATGCTTGAAGGTCGAAAAAGTCATCGTATGCACGGCGTTGCGCCGATCGGGGCCGCGGCCGTCGGAGAACGCCTGGTCATAGGTGGTCACCGCTTGTCCACGGGTGACGAACCCCAGGAAACTCTTGTGTTCGTCGAACGCCTTGGCGCCATGCGTCTTGTGCTGGTCGATGACGAAAACGGGGTGCTGGTCGGCATGATGCGCGTCGGGGCCGAGATAGACGTCCAGGTGGTCACCATCGGCGCCGACGGTCTTCTTGATGTAGCCGTAGTGCGCCGGCATGCGGACCGACCAGGCCTTACCGCTAGGGCCGACCCCGCGCCGCATCGCGCCCTTCGGTGTCTCGATCGAGATATCGAGGCCGCCAACGAACAGGTGGCCCATGCGATAATTACCGGCCTTGGCTTGCGCGGGGCTTGGACTCTGTGTGCGCCTGGCGGCCGCGCGGACGTCGGACTCGGTCACCAGCCGCTTGCCGAGAGGTTGACGTTCCACGCCAATCTGTTGACGTTCAACACTAATTTGTTCACGTTTTGCGCCGCGCTGTTGACGAATGGCCGGAAATTTCGGGTTTTGTTGACGTTCGTTATTTGCAACAGCCTGCTTCCCCATCGGCCCGAACTGCCAGCGCTCCTGCCGCGTGACGCCGCCGTTCAGCTGGCGATGCAGATCCCGCTGGGTGTTCAGCCGTAGCCGCAGCGCATTGCGTCGCATGCGTGGATGAATTGCGCGCTGTAGTTGGCGTTTCGGATCGGTGGTGAAATCCGAGCCCAGCCGGAAGCCGTAATCCATCTTCTCGAGGTCGCCCACGGGCTGGATCCGGTAGAGTCCAGTGACGTCGTCGTAGACGGTCGAGCCGCCGATCGTCGGCACGCCGAAGTGCGATTCAACCGATGCGGCCTGGTCCGTCATCGAGGACGCGCCGGAGATCGGTGGCAAGCCGCCAGGCGGCATGGGAATAGCTTTCCCAGCTCTGCCAGCGGCGATCGCCAGCGCCGCGAGCTCCAGCGGGTTGCTCGGCGCCGATGACTCGCCGCCGGCGCCGGCCGAGGCCTGTGGCGCGGTTCCGAAGCCGCTCATCAGGCTGTAGCTGCTGTAGCGACGACCGAGAGCCTGTGCCTGCGGCTGGATCGGCGCCGTCGGCACCTGGCCGGACGTATCCTGGCTGTTGCCCGGCTGCGCCACCGCGGCGCCGGCGATCGGTGGCGTGTTTGTCAAATGAACAGCCGCCGATCCTTGGGACTTTTCTCCGAAATTTCGGGACTTTTCTCCGAAATTTCGGGGTCGCCCTGGCTTCCCTTTCAAAGGGGCAACGGGGGGCACGCGAGGCGCTGGCAAAGGCCCACGTGCGCCTGTCGCGGGCGTCGCCGGCGGCCGCGGATGAACATTCGGGCCGCCGGCACCCGGTTCCGACTGATTTGGCGGGATTGCGCCTGGTTGCGGATGATTTGGCGGCGGCGTCTTCTTGCCGTGCAAATTTGCAAGGTTGAACGCCTTGGTCATCTCCTCGTCGCTCAGATTGCCGAGGTTCAGCTTGATGAACTGCTCATGCGTGCGCATCCGCATCCGCTCGTGACCCGTCAGCTTGCCGAATTTCTTCTGCCGGTAGAGCGTGCCGAATTCGTCGCGGAACGGCTGCCAGCTGCCCTTCAAGCCGCCCTGGTTCAGATGGTCGAATACCCGGCGCGCGGCATAGCGCATGAACGGCACCAACGGCTTGAACTCGGCCTTGGCAGCCTCATCCATGTGCGTGTCGTAGTCGCCCAGGCCCGCCTTGTGCATGGCGCGCAGCGCGGCATGCTTGTAGGCGCGCACCACCGTGTCATGGCGCGTGCTTGCCGGAATCAGACCTCTTGCGTGCCCCTGCTCGATCGCGGCCGTCTGGTGGTCGCGCACCACCGCGCCGACCTGGGTGACCAGCGCGCGCATCTTCGGATGCTGCTGCGCCATCGCGACCTGGCCCGGGTTGGTGATCACGACGTCCTGGTGTGCACCGCCCTTCGCCCGAGCCAGCGCGCGCGCCATCGAGCGGCGGCTCAGCGCCGGCAACGCCGCAACGGCGCCGTCCTGGTATGCCTTAGGCAGGTGGAAGGTGAACTTGCCGTTGACACTGCCTACGGGCGCTTCGGTGGCCCTGGTGTCCCACACGCTCCGCACGCTTGTCGAAGGGCGGCTTTGGCCTTGACGAAACAGCCCAATCGCTTGACGCGAAGGCGCTCCACTGGATCCCTGTTTAACGCTGGGGGACGTTTCCGCACGGTGGCTTGCATCTCGCCCTGACTCGCCCGATGCGGTCCAGCGGCCTCCCTCGTCCCGCATTTCGGCTTGCGTCAGGTAGCGTTTGCCGAGAATCACGGGTTTTTCCTTATCTCAGTGAACAAGGTGTCCAGGCTTTGGCGGATCTGCGCCGACACTCCTCCGGGATCATCGGAAATTACGTGCAGGCGCATTCGCGAGTTAACCCGGCGCGCGCTCTCCTGCAGGATCACGTCGCGTAGACAGGCCATCGTGATGACCAGGTCGCGAGGATCAACCATGCCGAGCAGGATCATGGCTTCGCGGGCACGGTGCAACGCCGCCTGGATTTCAGGGTCCGGATAGGCGACCAGGCGCAACATAATGCCTAATCCGCGCAATCGGACGTTCATGTCCCGATCGCCGTAGTCGAGCGAGACCATCGTCTCGCTGGCATGCGCCGAACGCGCGAAATAGCCCGGATCGTTGGTTCGAATTTGGCGCACGATGTTGGCGATCTCGCTGTCATTCTCTTTCGTATCGAGAGATTCCAGCAGGCGCGGCAGCAGCCGGGCGACATGGTCGCTCATCTGTAATCCTTGGCGTCTATCAGCATTTCTGTCGGAGAAATGCCCATGACCACGCTTCTGAGGGCCAACCCGCACAGATTACGCTGGGCGTCTACCACGAGCGCCGCATCTTCCTCGGGAAACGGGAAATCAGCGAGCATTCGAATAACAAGCGGATCCTGCCACAGCGGTCCTCCCCACCGGAGATCGCGGTCGCTCATGTGAAATCCCGCGCCCAGACGCGGATGTTGGGCCTTTCTCCGGGCGCGCATTCATCCTTGTGCGCCAGGCCGATGATCTCACCCTGCTTATCGATGATCATGACCACGTCTTCGTAGGCATACGGGAATTTCACCAGCATCCGGCACAGCAGCCGCTCCTGTTCAACCACGGCTCGGTAGAAATGCGAAAAGACCGGATCGTGCGGCAGTGTTTCCTGATTCGCTGTTTCGTTTGACCATGGAGGCAGCACTGGCAACCCAAGGAATTTGCTGACCTCTGCTTCGAAACGGGGCATTTACTTTGCTCCCCCCATGCGGGCTGCGAGGACCTTGGCATGCGCCTCGCCCACCTTCAGCGCAGCCTGGACCTTCGGATGAAGGTGGAGCGGCACGACGTTGCTGCCGCCGGCGGGTCCGCCGAAGGGTGGTTTGCCAGCGGCAGGCTTGCCGAAGGCCGGTTTACCGGCGGGCCCACCGTTGTCCGGCACCGAATTACCGGGCGTCGTCTGGCGCTTGATGTTGAGCGGACCGCCCGCCGTGACGCCAGGCGCTTCCGGTGGCGTCGGCGTTACCCCGAGTGCTTCGAGGACCTCGGGTGGCAGCCCATTGAGCGGATCGCCATCCTGGCCGCTGCCGAGCAGCTGCGCGGGGTCCTGGCCGGGCATCATCTCGCCGCCGGATCCCATCATCGGCATCTGTGGCTGCGGCATCCCGGTCAGGTCCCAGCCGTTGGCGATCGCCTTGATCATCGCTGCCACGCTCATGAACCCAAGCGGCCCGATGCCCTGCACCACCGGCCCGATACCCAGCGGCTCGATGCCGCGCTCGCTGCGCATGTCGTCGCGCGAGATGATACCGCCCTCCACCAACGGCAGATCCCGCTTTTCCTTCTCGGCGGGATCCGTCTTCTTAATGTCGTCCCAGACCATCTCAATGTTTTTGAAGCCGAACCAACGAACAATGATGTCGTCGATGATGTTCTTGACCCACATCATCAGTGGTTGCAGGCCTTCGTCTTGCGACTCCTCGTAGGAACTCTCCGAGGTGGCGCGATTCATCATTCTCACCAACGGAGTTGGTGGCAAACTGAAACAATATTGGACAATTCTAGCTAGCCATTCGTCGAACTGGTCGGTCAGCGCGGTGTCATTCCTCGTCGGAACGAATTGCACGCCGCCAGGAATGAACTTCAGCTTGCGGCGGTTGACCGCGTCATTGACCACGGTGTCCCAGTGGTCCTGCCACTCCTGAATGCGTTGGGTGCTCCAGTCGGCCGGCACCTGGGCGATCGCGTCGGGCACGGTGCCGTCGGTGAAATACCCGAGCTGTGAGGCCTGCCGGCGCATGCCGATATTGGCGGTGACGATGACTTGTTCGACGCAGCTGTAGCCGTATGCCTTGTGAACACGCGGGTTCCGCGGCGCATAGATCAGTTCGTCGGCCGTGTAGTGGACGGCGCCGAGGCCCTTCAGGTTCTGCACATAGGCCGGTCCGCTCTCCGGGCGCCGGCCGTCGTAACTCAGGATCGGCTTGATCAGCGCGCCGTCCAGCAGCTCGAGCTTGGCGATCTCGCCGCCAACCGTCTTATGGCAGTAGATCGTCGCCGCATCGATCGAGAGATGTTCCTCGACCAGCATGCGTACCCAGTCAGCCCAGCTGTGCTGGCCGTCCGGCCGGCGCAGGAAACTCTCGACCTTCTCGCAATCAGGATCGCTTTTCGGCCGCAGCTGCTGGTTCGCCGGCTTCCGCGGCAACACCGAATAGGTGAGCTTCGACATCTGATCCTTGCGCGTCTCCATCGCGAGACGGATCAGGTCCCAGCCGCCGACAGACGGATCGCAGATCGCGCGCAAGGTGTCGAAGTCGACCGGCTCGTAGGAGCGGGCGCGCAGCGTGGCGTTGTAATTGGTCGGGTAATCGAAGCGGCGTCCGATCGCGCCCTGGGCGATCGGCGGCATCGGAATGCCAGGCGGGAAAAACGGTAATTCACTTGAGCCAGGACCGGTGGTCATCCCGAGCCATGACCGGACGCCCGACGTCACCTGGCGGATGATGCCGGGATCGATCGGTTGGGCGTTGGCATTGGTGCGGCTGAGACCCGCTACATTCTGCGGTCGACCGTTGTTCCAGCCGTTGGCGGTGACCGCCTTGGCCATCTCAGTCGAGACCCATCAAGGTTGCCACGGTGCCCATGTGGAGCATGGATAAGGCGTAGGGATAGTAGACGCCGGCGACCACCGGGAAGCTGACCGGCGGGCCGCCACGCATGTCCTTAAAGGTCGCGACGACAACGCCGTCGGTGAGGGCGTGGATGCCGCTGGTGTACGGTTGCGGCTTACCGTTGGATTGCATCGGTCCCTGAATGGTCTGGATATCCGACGGGACCAGCAGGTAGGCGATGGTTCGCCTGGCACTGTAAAGCGGATCGGGCATCTGGATCTCCTGGGGTCAGAAACGGCCGCTGCCGAACCCGCCAAACAGCATGAAAAGCACGATGACCACGACAACGAGGACGAAGCCACCACCCATGTAGTGGGCGCCTCCATAGCCACCGTAGCCTTGGCGATAACTATATGCGCCGCCGCCAAAGATCAGGAAAAGCACGACAATCAAAAGGATTACGCCCATGGTCGATCCTCCTTAAGGGCCAACACCGTTCTGTGTCATCGCCCAGAGTTCAGCAGCCAGCGGCTGTGGATCGATTTCGTGTTCAGACCACCATTGAGCCTCGTCGCCTGCTGCTTCGATTATGAGATGATGCGCCCGACAGACCGGCACCGTCCACTGATCTCCCGATTTCAGGCTGCGCGCGCGGAGTTGTGCGAACTTCAAGTGGTGCGGATCACATGGTTGGCGCCCACAAATGATACAGCGTAGTGTGCTGACGAACGTCAGGTGTGCTCTGGACCGGTGGCGCTCGGGATGCGGAGGGATCATGAAAACCGCTGACTGGAACAAAGATGGCTATGACATGCGGGCCTGCTACGACGAAGAATCCCAGATCCTGATCATGGGGCTCGTGCCGCAGGGACGGCGCAGATTCCCACAAGGCTATGCTTTTCCCCGTTACACTGGACCTGGTGGTCGCTCGGAGTATGGCATCGACCTGGCGGCCGCCACGGCGATCATCGTCGAGCAGGGCGGAGCCTGGAATGAACAGGGAAGAGAGCCAGCATGAGCAACGCGCGTGGACGCATACGGCTGATATCGACGGATGGCACGACGCGATCCGTCAAAGTGCTGGACGCCGCCGGCGACGAGATCAAATGGGGCGAGACAGGGCTCCTGGGAGTCGAAGTCGAACCGTTGGAACCCAATGGCTTCGTCAACATAAGGCTGGAGCTGAGCCGCGTTGACCTCGATCTCGAGGGGACCGTGTATGTGGCAGGAAACGACCTCACCCGCGAAGCACTCAGGGTTACCGATGGTGAGGAAGGTCTTCAGCCCCTGCTGCGATACATGAACTCGATTCCAGAGATGATGCCATGGGACGACGTGCCGGAAGAATGCCGCATCGTTTTCTGGGGGCGGTGGCGTCTGTCGACGGGCGATAAAACCCCGTTCGACGAGTGGGATGCGGCAAAGGGCGTCCAGGACAAGGCCAAATACGGCCAGATGCGCGCACAAGCCGCGAAGCCTGATATTTAGGCGCCGCATCACCCGCTCACCGGCAGTTTCCCGTGTCGCGTACATAATTTCAGGAATAATTTGGCGCGGTTTTCGGCGTCGAAATAACCGCAATTTCCGCAGCGCTTTTAGGTGGACATTTAGCCACGCGCCTAATTGGGCCTCATTTCCGCGCACTTGCGTGTGAAGCGGCACAGGGTCTAAGACCGTCAGCGCTAGAATTCAAAACAGGTCTCCTGAGACGGCGGCCGACCGCATCTGCATCCTGCTGTAGGTCGCTCGAGAAACGCCGGTTCGGCCTCCCCGACCGGCGTTTTCTCACCAGCGACGATCCCAGACGATCCAATGCACCACCGCGTCAGGCTGATCGATCGCCGCCCGGCCGACACGCTCCACCGTCAAAACCAGCAGAATATGCGGTTCGCCCGTCTGTTTATGCATGCGGACGCCTCGATTGTTCACGCCGAGAATGAGATATGCGCCGCGGCCGCGGGCGGAGGCGACGTAGTGCGCGTGCATTGGCATCTCGGCATCAGGCCCATTCCAGCGCATGCGGATCTTCTTCATGCCTTTGTCTTCAGCGCCCAGTAATCCAGTTTCTGCGACGCCAGCACGCAAAGACCATCGGACATCGGTTCGTAGGTCCTGCACAAGCCCGGCCGGTGGGCATGGTCGCCGCAGCGGCCCTCGCGGGTCAACACCGGGCACCAGAACAGCCACCGGCCGTCCGGACGCCGCCACAGCGGCATGATCGGGCCGGCATTATTTGTCGACGTGCCGTCACCATCGAACGATCGTGCGAGCCTGACATAGACCTCCAGCAGCGTCAGCGGTCGCTCGACCCTTGCGCAATGGGAAAGCGGCCCCTGTAGCTCCAACCGATCGGAGAAGTCACCCCAGTCCCAGGGCCAATCCGACGACACTGCGGGATGTTCGATGAAATCGAAGGTACTACCGGGCCAGCTTCCACTGTTGATCATCATGCCGCTGCAGCAGCGGCCGGGAGCATGACATTGGTCGCAAATGGACATCGGCCGGCCTCCAAAGATTTTTTCACAGAAAAACCGAAGAGTGCCTATAAACGGAGCACTTTTAACACAAAGAAACATTCGTATGCCCGTCGCAACCAGGCGATCCGAGCGTTATGACCAGCAGGCCAACATCCCCAGTCCCGATCCCTCGCTACGAACGACCGAGGAATTGCGACATGGGCTGAACTCGCTTCGCGAGCTGGTCGAAACACGATTTACCGCTATGGACAAGGCTTCGGTTTTGTTCAACGAGAACCTGAGTCGAACCCCGACCGAAATCGATAAGCAAGTCACTCATCTACGATCACTACTTGAGAGCCGCATTTCCACCGTTGACCATTTGATCAAGCTGATCACTGACGACGTAAAACAGTTTCCCGCTGAAATCGGCCGCTTCGTGGAAAACTTGCGGCAGTTGCACGATGAGAAATTCACCAGCATCCAGACCCAGTTTCTAGAGCGTGACGTACGAGCCACGGCCAGCGAAGACGCCGCGAAGATCGCGGTGAACGCCGCGTTGCAGGCGCAGAAAGAAGCCGCCGCAGCGCAGAATCAGGCTAACTCCGAGGCGATCACCAAGAGCGAAGCGGCGACCGCCAAGCAGATCGACGCCATTCAGGCGCTCATCACCACCAACAACAAAGCGAACGACGAGAAAATCGGCTCGGTGCTGACGCTGATCGCCGCCAACAACAAGGCGATCGATGAAAAGATCGCTTTGCTCAATGCTCGGCAGAATATTGGCGAAGGGGGCACCAGCGCTCGTTCGACCCAGAACACCATGATGATCGCGGTGATCGCCGTGCTGGTCTCGATCGTGGTCGGTGGATTTGCGATCATGCACAGCGGCAACACCATTCCGACTGCGATGCCCGCCTACAACATGACCAACCCGCACTGACATCAGGCGGCTTTCCGCTTCCTGGCCGTTCCCCAAAATGCGTCGGCCGACCCGTACCGCAGAATACTCGCTCGAGCTGCAATGTGCGGGTAACGGTATTTGAACTTCGCCTCCTGGCTGATTGCGAATTTCCGGATATCCTCGGCTTCCTCTTGCAGAATCGCGGCCTTCACAAAGGCGATGATGCGCTTAGAGGTTTTCTTCCTCGGCGTGTTGCGTGCGACAAAAGCGGCGATCGGCACCGGATCAAAGGTCACCGTGATTTCGTGCAGGGTCCGCCGGATCTCCTGTGGCAATGCGTCGAAGCGCCGGAAAACACTGCGATGGGTGACCTGGAGCGTCGTCCACTGGTCGCCGGTATCGAAGCCCGGTTCCGGTGGCCCCTCGACGATCGCCGGCAGCGCCAGCAGAAGCTGGCGGCGCTGCACCAAGGACAATTGCCGCTTGCGACGTCCCGGCCGCCTGTGAACAGCGTGGACCCTGGTGATCGCCTTTTCGAAGGCCTCACTCTCGAAGGCCACAGGATCCTCACTCGCGAGCAGGTTTGTAGCCTTTCAGCGTTAGGTGAAACTGACCGCCCATGGTTTGGAGGATCTCCCATTCGAAAGCCTTGGGGATGATTTTCTCCGCGGCGCCGCGGGTCCAGCACAGCCGCTCTGATTCCGGTCGGCCACCTCGCTCGCCGATACCGCTTTCGTCCTGGACGACTTTCTGGATGTCGTAGGCGAAGGCCTGCTTCGGATCTTCCATGATCGCGTCGACCACGTCCATCACCTGGCTATGGTATCTTCGCCAGCTGGCGGCGATCGCGTCGTCGTTCATCGGCATCAGACGTCCCTCCGTTCCAGGTAATTGTCGAGCATCTCGATGATCTCGGCCTTGGCATATCCCTCGCCGACTTGGTGCGTCTGCGCCAAATCATACACCGCCGTCTTGAGCCGGGCGATCGTGTTGCGGCGCACACCCTCGGCCAGCGCCGCCACCTGGTCGCTGGTCAGCAGAAACGACGGTGGTTCCCGCGGCGCCGGCGCACCGACAAGCCCGAGCAGCTGCAGCCACCGCGCCATCGCCTCCGCCAACTTCGCGATGCCCTGGAACTCGCCGAGGGTGCAAATGGTGCGATAACCGTCGTCGGCGCGGAACCACACCCGAGTTCGGGTATTGACGAGCTCGGTTTCCTTGATCACCAGGGCGATCGTCCGATCCGAGTTGGTCTTACCGAAGGCGGCGATCGGCCCGACGAACAGCTCCTGCAGCGTGATGCCCTGCTCGTTCATCGGATGGTGAGCCCTGAACTTGGCGGCTGCTCGGTGGCGCGGAGGCCTGCGATCTTGCGCATGTCCTCCAGGTGGTAACGTAGCGCGGTGATCTCGGCGCTCCGATCCTTCTCGCCACTGGGCATCATGCCGAGCCGGTGGCCTAAATCGATGAAGGCCTGGAGAACCTCCAACACGCCGCGACCGCCGCCGGGCTCGTAACCCACTGCTGACAGGAACGGTTCTCGGGCCCACTCGCCCTCTGGTATTGCCTGCCAGATCGCCGGACAGAGCTCGAGATCCGGCGTGCGTGTCAGAGTACCATCAACCTCCCGGTGATGAGTATTCGGCGGTCGATAGAACACCCGTAGCTCGAGCCGGCGGGTTTGCATCGGCATCAGGAATGCCGATACCCCGACCTTTGGTTCGTATGGCGATCCAAGCCCAATGGTGAACGACATAGCAGAAGCCTCCTATTCGTCCGCGTGCACCAGCTTGCGGATCATCGCATCCGTCACCGGCGTTTCGCCGGCCAGATGGAAATCGATGATGTCGGCCACCGCGATCTTGCTGGTGAATGGCTGCGGTGCGCCCAGCGTCTGCTCCGGCGCCTCGATCTCGAGCACCTGGTTCTCCAGTCGGACCGCCCGGCCAACCGTGATCGTCATCATGCCGGTCCCCAGGGACTTCAGCGCTGGATCCTTCGCGTCGATCGGTTTCCACCACTTCACGATGATCCAACCCCGTTTCGCTGCCATTTCGGGTATCAGATAGAGTTTTGCCGCCATATCCGGCGGTGACAACGGCCGCTGGTTGGTGTGAAGCACGGGAGTCCTCGATTTATGCTCGGCCATGACGGTCACTTCCTTTGCGGGTAAAGCGGTTGGATATCGATGATGCAGGCAATCGGGATGATCGTCCTGCGCTGGGGGTTGAGACGCATCTGGATGACGTTCATGCGCACCTCTTCCGGCAATCCCGTTGCCCGCCAGACCTCGGTGAAGACGGCGTTCAGATAGGTCACCACGACGGGGCGACGATGCGGGATGGTGAGCCGGAACCGTTCGACCAGTCGCCGCTGTACGTTCGGCGCGGCGGCCGGCGGCGGCAGCATATCGAGCCTGGCCTGCTCAGGAGTATCAGCCGGGCTCATCAGACCGCTCGCCAGTGAACGTACCCGCCTCGATGTCGCCTTTCTCCCGGATGATGCTGGCGAGGTAGCCGACAGCGATGGCGTTGCCGTGTTTGGCCTCCGTGTTCAGTACATCCCAGAGTTCGATCAAGCACATCCCGCGCAGCTCGTTGTCGCGGTCCGCCGGCAGATTTTTCGCATAGCTCAGCATCTGGCTACGAAAGCGCTGCACGCCGGCCGCCCGGCGCCAGTCATCCAATTGGGCCGCGGTTTCGCGAAGAATTTCCGCCAACGGCTTATCCCCCAAAACCCGAGCAGCGGTTCGCAAAAAATCTGTCGTCGGCCACCACGGCTGTGGAAAACGAGATGGGTTCTTGCGCGTCATCGCCAGCTCAGCACGATGCGCGGGAAGAACAGCGCGATCTCGCGCCTAGCCGCGGTGGCATCCTCCGAGCCATGCGCGACGTTCTCGGCCACCAGGTTGACGTTGCCGTATTCCGCCCGCAGCGTACCTTTGTCGGCGAAGCCTGGATCCGTGGCGCCCAACACCCCGCGCCACGCTTTCACTGCATCGCGGCCGCCGATCACCATGGCGACCACCGGGCCCGACACGCTGTCGACCAGCTGCGGCCAGTAGCGTTTTTTCCTGTGCTCGGAGTACAGATCGAGGATCTGCTCGCTGGTGAGCGTCGCCGCCACCGCGGTCATGATGATCAGCTTTTCCCGCAGGATACGAGAGAGCACGAGGCCGACCAGATTGGCCCTGACGGCATGGCTTTTGATCAGGGCGAAGGTGGTTTCCAGAGCAGCTTCACCGGCCGGCGGCTGCGGGATAAGCAGGTTTGGGATCATGACGATTTCCTTATGACGCAACGGCAGTTGGGAGGGGTAGAGGCGGTGGGGTCGACCAGGATCGCGAGATACAGCGGCCCTTCGTCAACGAATGGCCGGGGCATCGGCGCACCGGTTCGATCATCGCGCCAGACCTTGCCGATCCCGCCGCAGGGATCACACCGCTTGGCCGATAACCGATCCCAGTTGCGGAGCAGGCGCATAGACTCAGGAACGAAGGCACCGAGGCCTTGGCAGACCGGGCAGACGAAGACCGCGACGTTCATGTTCCGTAGATCTCTTTGAGCCGCTTTTCGCTGTAATTGTCCGGATGCTCGCGGTTCAGTTCTTTCAGCTCTGCGACCGATTTGTTGACGACCCCGGCTATGTCCGCGTCGTCGCACATGAAGTCCCCATGCCAGCAGCATGCACACAAACACCTTGAGCATACGATCACCATTCGGTCGTCGTTCATCGCCGGAATTGCTCCGGAATCGGGGTGCCGTCGGGCATCTGCCCGTTGCGGTACCAATCAGGGGTTTTGTTGGTGGATTCCAGCCGGCCGGGCGGGTAGCCCGCCTGGGTCAGGCGCCTGTTAAAATCGCCCATTTGCTCGCTTTGGTTCTGGAACACCCAGGCGACCTCGTTGCGGAATTGCTCGTAACGAGCAGTCAGCTTGAACAGCATGACGATCAGGAGGGTCTCGAGCATGACGGACGCGACGATGACAGCGATCAGGACGATCCAATCGAATAAGGTCATGTCACACCCCCTGTGCTGTGCTGATCTGCGGGCAATCGATCACGATCGGCGCCGGCCGGCCGAGGCAAGGCGCGTTGCCCTCGGTTGACCAGGGTCGCTCGTAGCAGCGCATGCACCGTCCCATGTAGCTGTGCAAATCGCCCCATAAATGGCCGCTTTTGTCGGACGTTAGGGCGACAGGGAACCGGGGAAACTCGGACGCGAGTGAATCTTGGCTCATCACCCGCTGACCCTTGTCTGATTGTGGTAGATATCGAGCCTGATCTGATTTGCCGCGATCTGCTCTTCGAGGTTGGTTATCGCCCGCTCAAGCCGCTCCACGATTGCTGGGAAATAACCGATAAGCTTAACGCCATCGCAGATCGTTTGCAGATCGATCAGCACCAGGTGGTCTTCCATGATCTGGAATGTGAGATCACGGATCATCCGGAATCGCCACATTTCGTCTGCGCGAGCGCTGTGTGGGTAGAGCTGAGTGACCATCAACCCGTGACCTCTTCCGGGGCGTCGTCATCGATGTGGCGCTCATTCCAAGTTGTGCGCCCCAACGCCAACGTTTCAGCAGCTACGTGAGGTGCTACCAAGCAAAAATCCGCCACACACGAAACCATGACCTTCTCTGGACCACCCCCATGCCAGGATTCGACCTGGGGAATTTCACCGCACCAGGGACACCCTTTGAAGCCTTCGACGACGAAGATCGCCATGTCACTCTCCTGCCTTGAACGGCACACGGTCATAGACACCTTTTCGAACCCGGGTCAACGGTTGCCCCGCGGGCCAGTGACCGGCGCCAGCCCCATCGCCTGCCGCAACGCGTTCTCCGATTCCAGCACCTTCTCGGCCTGCGCCTTCAGGAATTCAAACAGTCCGTCGGTGCCGTTGATGAACATCGCGAAGCCGGACGCGACCGCGTCGACCTGGTCGTCATGCGCGCCGGTGGGGAAGCTCTGGATTTCTTCCAGGAAGTCCTCGTTCCAGCCCGCCCGGTAGTAGAAGACATTGCCGGCGGAGGCCTGCGACGCCAGCGGCGAGGCGCGAACCGACTTCGAGCCGGTCGCCGGTTCCCATTTCACGGTGTAGCCGGCGAGCTGCTTGACCAGGTAAGCGATCTGGTATTTGCCCGCCTGCGCCGGATCCTGCGGAATGAAGATCGGGATCGATTTACCATCCTGCGCGGCGGTGGTGCTGATCAAGGTCTCGACGCCGCCGGGATCAAACCGTTCCCGAGTAATGTGGCCGATGATGTAGGTCTTGGTCGCCGGATGAAAACCGAACTTGCAGCCCACCGTCCAGTCCGGATCGGCGCTGCCCATCTTCTCGGTCGCCGCGAGATCCCATGCCCGTACCCAGATAACGCCGTGCGGGATCGCCTCGAGCGGCTTGAACCAGGCCCGCTTGAATAGACCACCCTCACGCGGCTGCGGCCGCTGCTGCTGCTGTCCGGCCACCGCATAGCCGTCCTGGCCGCCCAGGTTCTTCCACAGGCCGTCCAGCACCACCTCTGAGAACTTCTCCGGCCACAACGGCTCGCCCTCGGTGGTGCGCCAGTCGAATTCATGGCGATTGGGGTGCTTGAGCTCAAATCGCGCCGGCAGCACGACGGTGTAGTAACCGCGGCGGATGCACTCGCCGGCGACGTCTTTGTCATTGATCCGCTGCTGCACCACCATCGACACGCCGCGCTCGGGGGCGTTGAACCGGCCCGACATGGTTTCAAACCAGAAAATCCGCGCCATGGTGATTTCGGCGGGGCTATCTCCCGAAGTGATGTCGTGCGGATCATCGAAGATATTGAAATCGCTACCATGTCCGGTTACACCGGTGCCGGGCGACCCTACGAAACGAACCCCGCCTTCGGTGGTCTGGTAGTGCGTCTTGGTGTTCTGATCGCGCCGGAATCGCACTTCCGGCCATCGGGCCTGATACCAGGGGCTTTCGATCAACCGCCGCGACGCGCTGGCATCCCGGGTGGCGAGCGGCTGGGCGTAGCTCGCGGTGATGAACTTCGCGGACGGCCACCAGGTCCATACCCAGGCGGGAAACGCCACGCTGCAAAGCAGGGACTTCGAATAGCGTGGCGGGATGCAGATGACGATTTGCTGGATGTCGCGACGGGCGGCACGCTGCAGGTGGTAGCAAATGACCCGGATATGCCGGCCGTCTTTGAACGGCTCTGGATCCATAATGGGCCACGCCATCTTGTAGAAATCGATGAACGATCGTCGGCCGAGCTCGCGTTCGACGTCGATCCGATGGCTCAGGAAATCGATGGTGTCATTGTCAGTGGCGAGCATTGGGTCTACGGTAATGGACCAAAGAGGGGTATCCAAATGTCACACTATACCGGTCCTAATCCGGCGGCGATTAAGTTCGTGGAAAACGTCCCCGATGAATTTGCGGAGATGTGCCGTATTTCCAATGGGATACTGTATTTGCACATTTGGGTGCCCGGACCGGATTCTGAGAAGCGATTTGCCGACACAACCGATCGAGATGCTCAAGTGGACCGCTATCTCGTTGAAACCTTCTTCAAATCTCTCGCCAGCCACGAAAACCCGTTCTGTATGCTTTGCGACACCCGTTTCCATATCGCGGCACCATCGCTTGAACCACCGCCGCTCGTAAATCCGAACATCTATCCCGTCGCCATTGCGATTTTGCGACCCGATCTCGATGTCGGAAAGAAGCATCGTGAAATGCCCGCCATTATCAGTGGGATATGCGACGATTGTGCCGGGCGTCATCCCGACCTCTACCAGACTCTGGCCCTTTTTTATGGTCGCTATTACCTTGATGGGGTCCGGCTGATCGACCGCTCGACACACGAGCCCGGTCATGCCTGATTCACCTATCCGCACAACACAAGAGACGATCGCGATCTACGAGCAAGATTGGCGGGATACGCTTGGCCGCGAAATGACCTTCGAAACATACGTTCAGGGAAGGGTCGATCAAACGATGCTCGATCTTCAAAAAATCCAGGAAATCCTGAAATGGCTGAGAGCAGGCCCATCAAAGCGATCGCGTATCGAGCACGAAAACAGGCTATTTAGCCGCCACATCGTATTTCCCGAGGTGAACGATGGCTGACCGACAATTCTTAGAACAGCTGACCAAACAACTCGCCAACGATGGCAAGCTGATCGAATCCGGCTACGTCGCGATGCGGCTTCACTGCATGGATCGGGACGCGCCGCCCGACCAGGTGCGGGAAATGCGCATGGCGTTCATGGCCGGCGCGCAACATCTGTTCAGCAGCCTCATGGTTACGCTGGATCCCGAGCATGAGCCGACGGAGGCGGATATGCGGCGGATGGACCTGATCGACAAAGAGCTTCGCGCGTTCATCCCAGAGTTGAACAAGTGGGTGGCCGCTCATGGCTAAATTTGGGAGCATCTTCGATTACGCTGAGCAGGTCACAATCGATGGCGACCACAGTCTCAAAGCGGTGGTAACTGGCTTTCACTTCGGTCCGCCGGGCTACGAGATGATCGATGTAGCCTGGATTCACAACGGCGAGCAGAAGACCGCGACGGTCCATGCCTGCCGATTGAAATCGACGCTCAATAAGCCGCTGCCGCCGGGATACCTCAAGCCATGAACGAACCCCTCTACGGCTGGTTCGACAAGGCTGACGCACCACCGGTCTACGAGCCGCCCCTCGACACGCCCTGCCCCTATTGCGGGCTTCCCTGCACGGACGACGATGTCCGCACCCACAGCTTCGTCAGCCTGGAGCGCCGCGCCGGCAGACGGTCGTATTTCTACCGCACGCACCAGACCTGCGACGACCAGGCCTCGGAGGGAGAGCAGGAATCCATTTTCAACGGCGTGGTCGAGCAGATCGCCGTGATCGAGGGCGAAGAGCCATGACGCAATCCATTCCTCCCGCAAGGCCGGCCAACAACAACGATCGGATTCCCAAGAATTTCATAAGCTTCAGCGATCTCGCGACAGGCATGGGACTAGATGAAGACGTTCTTCTGCAACGGCTCGCAAAGATTTTCAGCAAGCGAGACATCCCTGCAGCCGAGGGTGAACCGCCGTAACCGAACAGGAGACAAACCCATGGATTACACGGCCTCCCAGCAGCTTGTCGTCGATGAACGCAACGCGCTGGAAGCAAAGATGACGACGCTGGTGGAGTACATCGCGAACTCGGAAGAATTCGCGCTGCTGCCTGTCGAAGACCGCGGCCGGCTGCGGATCCAGCTGTCGATCATGCGCCAGTACAGCGACATTCTGTTCGTCCGGATTGACCATTTCGCCAAGCCATGAGCCGCGCATCTCACCCTGAAGCCACCGCCGACGAAGTCTTCATCGGCAACATCTGGCGCAGCGATTTCTCGAAGATCGGTTGGAAAACCAAGCGACTTGGCCGGATCGCTTATGCGAGCGATGGCCGGGAAATTCCCAAGCACCAGGCATTCTCGCCTGTCTTCGCGAGTCGCGAAGAGGTTGAGGCCGCTGGTGTGGCAATCCCCGATACCGGCGTCATCGATCACTGTTGGCACGGCAAACTGAACTCTCGACCCCTCTGAAACGGCACGCGGGGATGACGCTGATCACGCCTGCGACGACGCGCCATCTGATTGCCGAGCTGCGCGCTCAGTGCCGGGAAATGCCGGCGCTGGCGTAGCCGGAATGGGCGTAAGCGGTTCATCGCGCGCCATGTGGCCGTGTCGACCACGACCATCGTTTCCGGCCATGGGACCTTCCACTGATCCCAGAACGCGTGCAGCGCCGCGTCGATCTCGATGATCATCTGGCTATCTGGCATTCTGGCTATCTGGCTTTCCGTCTCAATGGTTCATCGACGGCCGCGCAGCGCGTCCTGTCGGCGTCAGGCGCACCATTGGTCGCGGCCAGTTAGAGACCTCGATCAAGCTGTTCATGAGAAGCTCCTGGAACGATCTCCACTCAATAAGCCCATAATCGATGGGCTGCCATTCCGGCGTGATCAGCGCCAGCACGCGACGCCCCGCCGGCGAGATCAAATCTTGCGATGACTTAGGTGTCAGCTTTGCTCACGGGAAGCAGAGACACTGACATAGAATCGATCCCGTAGGCCTTGAGCGTCGTGCGTGCCTCGATCAGCTGCTCGACCACATCCCGCATCTGGTTGTCGGTCCATTCAGGCCGCGTATCAGCGCCAGGCCGGTCTTTCGGCCCACAGCTTTGCAGCAAGTCTTCCAGCTCGGCGGAGGTAGCCCGCGGTAGCCGCCAATTGAGCCGCGATCGCCGGCGCGAAGTTTCCCTGCTTGCCGCCATGCGCCGCAGCTTGATGAGCTGCTCGAGCACGTCCCTCATTTGACCATCGAGCAGCTCTAGGTCGAGTAGTCTGCGGAGTGTTCGGGCATAACAGAGCCACGTGTCGCGACTGATGTGCAACGGCACCTCGAGGCGGGAATTGACCGCGAAATGCCAGAGCAGGAACTGAGGATTGTCGAGTTCTGATGGTCTGCCTGCGTTCTCGGCTTCGATCTGCCAGTGCTCGGCCCCGTCGGTGATATTGGGAACGTGCAAATTGTCGCTCATGTGAGCGGCCACGCGAGGCCCAGCGCGGCCGCGACCTCCATCGACGTGATCTCCCATCCCTCCTCGGTGTCGCCCTCCTGGCGCATGACGTGAAACGCCGGCAGGGCGTCCTCAGGAAACAGGTCGGCGGCGATCGGCGTCTCGTCCACCACCTCGACACCGCCATGAAAGCCTTCCACGGGCTCGACGGTGATCGGCGCGTCGTCACCGTTGGGATTGTGGACGATGTGGCGCAGCTCGCCGCTGAGCAGCGTGACGTCGAACGGTGGTGGCCCGAAGCCGCCCAGCATGAGCGTCACTTTCGGAATTTCGCGCCAGGTGCCGTTTTCGATCCAGCCCCAGGCGCGCCCGTCGTCGAGATTGTCGAACTTGGCCATTTAGCGCTCCAGCCCTTTAGCGTCGGGCACCTCCAGCCGAAAGTTGATGATCGTGCCGAGGACAGCCTCGACTGGCTGCATAACAAGAACCACAGGCGCCAACCGATTACAGGCTACCCACCCAGACAAAAATGCCCGGCGATGCATGCCTTCCTCGCGCACGGTCAGGGTTCCAAGGTGTTGCCGATAGGCCGCATAATCTGCGTACATGGCTTTACGCTTTTCGTCATCAGTCATGAGGAAGATCCTGCCAAGCATGTTCGACAGCTTCGACCCGCTGCCATCCTTCGAAGTGGATCAGCGTCTCGGCATCGACCTTGCGCGCGAAACGGAGAGCCTTGCTTGCGTCGTTCGTCCACAAATCGGGCGTCACCAGCGCTTGCTGCCATTCCCATCGCGACGCCGGCCCAGCTGCATACCAGGACGGTGATCCTACTCCTCGTCGCTCGATGAGCCAGCCGGTTTCAGCAACCGCTGGCGTCGTCTTGCCGAGATCCCCCATGACGCACCGCTTTCCAGTTGCGGCGGCCCCCGAGCAGCAACGCGAGGGCCGCGTTGATCATGCCGCGGCTGCGATGGCCCCGGTGACCGTCGCAAACCCGCTGATCGTCGGCGCCACGGTTCCCTTATGGGTGCAACCAACCAACACCAGTTTCGAAGTCGGCATATAGCTGCCAGCCTGGATTTCACCAGCAACACCACCGCCGTCGAAAATGACATCTGTCATTGTAACAGTGGCACCCGTCGCCTGGTTTAAGGCGCTCTCCATGCTGTATCCGAAGAACAGCGTATTCGCCGCATTGGCTCGCAGCGCGATCGTGGTTCCGGTGATCGACACCAGGCCACCGTCAGGGATGTCGACGACACTTCCGGAAACCGCGCCGCCGTCGGCCGCGCCGCCCGTCAGCACGCCGCCGGTGATGGTCGTTGTTCCCGCCCGTGATTTGACCGCGTGTGTGGAAAGCGGACCGGTCGATACAGTCGATGTCCCCAGCACGAATTTTGTGGTCGGACTGCCGCCGACATACATCTCGTGCGTGTAACCATCGCCAGCACCATTGCCGTGGATGTTGCTGCCGTTGACCGTGATGTTGCTGGCGAAGGTCAGAATTCCGTCCTGACAGCCGGTGATCTCGACATCGGTCAGCGTGAAGCCGATCCCGGCCGCGCCGTCTCGCACTCCCGCCGCGTTGTTGCCCAAGGACGCTGGCACCGCCGCACCTTGAATCGTCAGCTTCTCGATCGTCACGCCGGCCACCGTTGGGACCAAGACGGCCTTGTTCTCATATGGCGGCAAATCGGTGGCGTTGATCGTTGTCACCCCCGTCCCGGCGCCAGTCACGATCCCGGCCACATTGATCGCGCCGGTACCGACAAACGTCCCGGCGCCCAAGGTCAGCGTCTGGCCTGTCGCCAGATCCGTTAGAAGCGTGGCAAGCGTTCCCGATTTGGCGACACCAGCGATTGTGCCGGCGACGGTGGTCAGCGCGGGCGCAGGCACCGGGATCGGAGCCGCTGGGACGGCACTTTGAGGCAGGAACGTCATATTCGAGCCGTTCGAGTTGAAAATCGACGTGGCATACGAAGCACTCCCGGTGCCCCGCGAGTTCGCCGCGTCCTGATTACACCACCACGGGATCAGGCCGACGGTTGCCGCGTTGATCCACAGTCCATTCAAGCCTGGCCCGGTTGCATTGATCTCGAAGCCGGTCATGCCCGTGAAATCGCCGTTGATAGTGAAAACCTGCGATCCGGTCATGGTCTCGCCAACGTCCGAGGTCACGGTCAGGGGGCCGGCGAGCGCCGTTTGCTCGGTTCCCTGATTCATGATGAGCACGAATTCGCAGCTGCCCGCCGTGCCCGGGTTGTTCGAAAGGGTGAGCTGGATGCTGTTGGGGCCTTTGCCGAGAGTGACTGGCGCTCCGGCTGCAATTCCCGTCGGCATTGCGAGGGGATAAGCGTTGGTGCTGCCGGTGACGACCGGCGTCGTGCCGCCTCCCGTGGTGCCACCTCCCGTGGTACCGCCTCCCGTGCCCGTCCCGCTGCCTGTTACGCTGGCACCGCCGCCTGTTAAGACGGTGGTCTCGACGGTGGTCGATGAAAGGGTCGTGGTCTTCGTGGTGGTGTTGTTGCCGCTCATGGGTGTCTCCTCTGAAATCATAGAAAAATTGCAATTATTCAGTCGGCGTCGCGATCTGGCCCTTGACCATATCGAGTAGAAACTTGTTTAGCCTGTTTTGAGCTATCACGGCTGGACCAATTAAAGTGTTGACCTCGGCCTGCGCCGCATCGAGCCGCATGCGAGCGGCCCTTAGCTTCGCCTGATATCGCGCGGCGTCAGCGACCAACGTACGGATCTGAGCAAGATCATCGTCAGCCACGACGAACGGCGCGCCGCAGAGCTGCTTCACGTTGGAGACGCTCCGCCGCGTTTTTCAACTGCTCGACCTGGCCGGGCGTGACTCGAGCATGCACCAAATCGTCGAGAACCTCGTCGACGCGTTTGGCGACCTTACGAGCCGCTTCGATTTCCTCGGCCTTTTCCACGGCTGCCCGCGCGACGACGATCTCGCCAGCGACGGATCTGAGTCGTTCTCGACCTGATTGCTGGAGGACCAGTGCGGGATCGTTGTAGATCCCCTCCTGCATGGGATGACCTCCCATCGGCACGATCCCGACGCTTTTGCCGTCCGGCGCCATCTCGGCGTGCGTCCCATAAAGGTCACCCGCGCGCAACATACGTTCCGCCTCCGCGATCATTTCGTCGGAGAAAGCCTTATCGGTCTCGGAATTACCGAAACGACCGAAACCCTTGCACGATATCGAGTATCTCGGCACAGCGTCAGTGCTCGGCGGAAGCCGCGCCACCGGATGATCGCTCGCCAGGAAACGTCGTTCGCAGCGCAGCCACGCCTCCGCCGGCTTCGGACTGGGTTTCTGGGACGTGATTCCCGGTCCAAATGGGTCTGCCGAGGCGATCTGCGACGTTTGGCCGGCGAGAGGCTTGGTGATGACGGCTTCGATCTGCGCCCGCAGCTTCGTCTCCTCATCCTCGAGATCGTCGAAGATCATCATGCTCGCGCTCAAGCCTGTTAGGCTCGCCGCCGGCGATATCTTCGTCGTCTTCCAACGATACCCGACCGGGATTGGCACCGTATTGTCCTCTGGGTGAAACACGGAAACGGGCCCATGCTCGAGGCCGACCTCGACGTCTGCGACTCGGAACACGGGCTCGAGCGCTTCCAGTGGGATGCGAAAATTCTTCCGCAAAACACCGAATCCCTGCGATTTCCCACAATTTAACAAAGCCTGCATCTCGGCCAAAGTCGGGAGAACCTTCGGTGGATCGCCGCATGCCATTTGCCTGCCTCCATTCCTGATCCCAGCATCATAGGCGCATTGGTGCCCAGGGATGGAATCGAACCACCGACTCCCGCGTTTTCGGCGCGGAGCTCTACCAACTGAGCTACCCGGGCAACGAGCCTGGTGAGGGATTCGAACCCCCGACCTCTCTACAGTCCCACAGCCGTGAAGCTGACCCTGCTTGAGTGCTCTGACCGAATAACTGAGCTACCCAGACCCGACGCAACCTTGATCGGCCCATGATCGTGTGTCAATCAGGCTTCGGCACTTCCTCCTCCGGATCCATAACTCGCCGCAGATCCTCAAGACTGTCCGGCGGCGGCGGCCGCGGCGGCTCACTCTCGCGCCGCACCTCGCCGGCGAGCAGCAACTGCCCCGCGCGCACGATGCGCAGCTCGTCGCTGCGCAGCTTCGACATATCCGCCTGTGGCAGCAACGCCGGATCCGCCGGCGGCACCGTGGGCCCGCGACCACCACCCCCGCCCAGCGCCAGGCCGGCGATCGCGCGTTCCAGAGTGATTGTGTCCTTCAGCGAGTTGGTGAGCGCCCGCAGCGTCCCCGCCAGCGTGTCGCCCTCGGTCGGCAGCAATAGCGTCAGCGCAGCCCGCTGCACCTTCAACAGCTTCTCCTGCGCGTCCTCCTCCTCAAGGCCCTCGGTTTTCACGTAATCATGCGGCGTCAGGTAAACCGACAATAAATGCGTCACTTCCGCCAAGATCCGCTTATGTCGCTCCACCTGCTGGAGCTGCTGCAGCGACATCATCCCGCGCAGCGTTGAAAGGTGAACCTGGAGCTCCGCTTGCTCCTCTTTCGACCGCGTTGGGAATATAGTCGCTTCGGGTGGTTTAGGCGGTGGTTTCGCTCCCGGAAACGGGATTACGTGCGCACCCGGCGCTTTGCCGGCCTTCGCTGGCTTGGCGGAATCCCCGACGGGCTTGGCTGGTTCTTCGGGAGGGGTCTGCTGGGGTGCCGGCGGAACGGGGGGTGGGAATGGCGTCCCAGGCCGAACAGCCGGTGGCCCATGCGGCCCTGCCTGCCGCTTTGCGATCCGCTGGGCCTTCTTTGGCATGGGTGGACCGCCGAGGCTCTTGGCCAGCCCCTGCGCCAGGACTTCGTCGTGCGCCTCCGCCGCGGCATCCTTCACCTGGCGATCGAATTCCGCGGCCTGCTGCTTGGTGAGCTTCTTCATCTCGCCGGGAGAGGTGTATTTGAGCCAGCCGCCGACCTCGATCCAGTACTCGATGGCCCCCCGGTGAACACCATATTTCCTAGCCAGGTAGCGCTGGGAGCAGGCGGAGTTTTCGTATTCCCAGCGGCAGGCTGCCAGGTGTGCGTCGGTTAACTTCCGGACAATCCGGGTTGGATGCTTAGCCATGGCAACAATTCAACATTTTTGTAAGAAAAACGCAACGAGACCTTGAAATTATCATTGATTTTGCACCGAAAAACACCACATACTTATAGACCGAAACGCTCGGTCGGCCCAGCCGGGACACCCCCGTTGCTGGGTCTTTGCATATCTAAGGAACACCACCATGTTCAAAAAGTTCTTCCGCAAAATCGTCCCGGCAGTTCCTGGCTCCCCAAGGGGTCCTTTGGTTCTTGTCGTGACACCTCCGACGGCTCTTGCCGAGCCTGTCGTCGATTTCCTGACCCCGTTCATCCAGTTCTCTCGGATGCGGATCAATTCGCTTCGGATGTCCAGTTGCTGTCCCACCTCTGTGGTGGCACGGAAGCTGCGAAGGATCGAAGCAAAAATCGATAATTTCCAAAGACTGGTTATCTGCCCAACCGGTCTCGATCTTGAACTCTCGATCATCATGGTCGTCGAGCTCATCAACGGGATTACCGCCGATTTGGACCAGGTCGTCAGTGAAATGGGAGTTGTCGAAACCGTCTAGCGCCGCGTGAGCGGCGTGCCTTCCCTGTGATCAAGCAGGGCAGAGAGCTGGCTGCGCTCCAGCGAAAGGCACACCCCAATGTTCAACGCAATCCTCCCCGTCGTTCGTCCCGTCGCCATTGCTGGCGCCCGGGTTGCCGGCGGCATCGCCATTGACGTGACCAAGACCGCTGCCGGCGTCGTTGTCGGTATCGCGCTCGCGGTCGGTCTGGTTCGTGGTCTCAACAAAATCGAAACCACGTATCAGACGGTCAAGACCCGCCGCCAGGCGCGGCAGATCGCCAAATCGGTGGCTCAGGAAATCGCAAAACGCAATCTCCTGGCCTCCAACGGCTTTCTGCACCGCGACCAAGTGGCTCCTCAGCTGCACGCTGAGATCCAACGGATGATCGACAATGGCCGTCTGGTCCTTGTCGCCGATCCGATCTCCGATGAGCTCGCCGCGTAAGCGGCGTGCCTTCGGGCCTCCTAAGACCACGCCGCACCATGCGGCGTGCCTATCCAGCACCGCTGGACAGAGAGCCGAGACCTGTCCGTCTCGGCGAAAGGCACACCCCAATATGCCCACCCCCACAGAAGAAATCCTCGATCCCTCCGATGAAGAGCTGGTCGAGACCCTACGCTGCATCAACAGCCTGGCTCGGCTCCGTGAAATCATGGGCGGCCGCCTCGGCAGCTCTGATCCAACGGTCGCACTCTTGGTAGCGGTCATCTTCCGTCTCGAGCGCGACTACCAAACGGATTCGAGCGAGGCTCAGCGTGACGAAATCAGACGCCTGGTGGCTTCGGAAAAAAGACACGAAATCACCAGCCTGCTGAATTCGCTATAAGAACCTGGCGCAAGCCAGGGCCTTCCCCACCCCGTGGGGCAGAGAGCCGGGACCTGTCAGTTCTGGCGAAAGGCACACCCCAATGACTTTCAAATCCTTCCTGTCGGCGACCGGCAGCGCGATCGGTGCCACGGCAAAGATCATGAACGACGTCGCCATGACCAATGCACGTGGCAATCTCCTGTTGAGGCTTCCGACCGAGATCGACAAGATCGATACCGCATTCGGAACCTTGACAACCGATCTTCACATGCTCGCCGCCTACGGCAAACCGAGCTCTTCCGAGCAGCTTCGCGCTACGCGGGAGATCTCTGACAAACTGGCAGCTTTGGCCGCCAAGCTTGTCGCAACATCCTCCGAACTCGCGGCTTTGGCCGGGGCCAAGAAGATGAGCCCCGCATGACGGGGCGCCTTTCCAGCACCGCTGGACAGAGAGCCGAGACCTGTCGTCTCGGCGAAAGGCACACCCAATGCTCAAAACTCTTACCCGAAAACTCCTGGTCACAGGCGTTGCGCTCCTATCGGGCGCCACGGTGGCCGGGATCACTCTCGCGATCATCTCCGTCAAGGGCGCGAAAGGCGCACCCGAATAACCAAACTGCCCCTCTCGTAGGGGCGCCTTCCCCGCACCGCGGGGCAGAGAGCATCCCTGCAATGGATGCGAAAGGCACACCCCAATGAGTTTTGCTTCATCCTTCGGCCAGCCGCTCGCGCGTACTGGCCTTAATTTGCTTCGTGGGTCCACGATCCAGGCCATCGCCCGCACTGTGGGCGTTGTCGCTGCCGCGGGTCTCCTCGGAGCAGTCTACCACGTCGTCAACGACGAGGCCCGCAACGTCGTCCAGCTCGCCCGCTTGCGAGGCCAGTACCGCCGGCACCGCCACGATCGAATACTCGTAGCGACGCTCGGCACGGCTCTGGATCCGCAGCTGCAATACCAGCTGCTCTCGTCGCGGGATGCATTCAAACGCATCACACGCCTGCTGGTCGATCCGGCCGTCGACGACGTCTCACGTAACCAGCTGCGCCAAGCCATTGTCATGGCCTGCTCGCAGCCGGTTTAGAACGGGTATCATACCCTTTCTCGTTCCCGCTTTGGTCCACCAAAGCGGGCGGGATACCCTCTCGACTGAGAGGGGAGTCCAGCCGGCCGCTCTGAAAGCGCCGACGAAATCCCGAAAGGCACACCCAATGGCCAAATCCAAGCTGTCCGAACGCATGCTTCCTGTGCGAGGTTCCAAGCAATCACATGAATTGCTGATAGAGCTGGTCGCCGAACTTAAAATGGCGGCCGAAGAAGGCACTGTCTTGCATTATGCGCCTGTTTTGGACGCTTACGTGTCAAAGCGTAAAGCCAAACAGATAAACAAATGCTTTGAGGAAATGCTCGACGAAGTTTTGCTTCGAAAATTGACGACCCTCGAATTTTTGTTTGTTGCGGCTAGACTCTGGCATTTCGCCAAGCTAGAAACAAATATGACGATGCCGATCCAAGCACGTCCATACTTACCCAAGCTGTTCGATCTCGCCGAAGAATTCGGCGTCGCGGCAGCGGATATCGCACAAATCGAAATCGACCATGTCGTGAACCCGCCGCCCGATGATTGATCGGGCGGGCCTTCCCCGCACCGCGGGGCAGAGAGCCGAGACCTGCACGTCCCGGCGAAAGGCACACAAAATGCCGTTCCTCCTCGCCCTGGCATTCATTTACCTGCCGGGTTGGGTCTGGCCCGCGCTCATCATTTTCGCGTTGATCGCGCTGCTAGTGCCCGGCCTTGCACCCCCCAGAACCGGCGGTAAGTAACCGCCGGCGCCGGCATTCAACCGGCTTGAGAAAGGGACAACCATGACCATAGACCCCAACCTCCTCCGACCTGGTCATCGTCTGCGGTTCACCCAATCGCTGGACGTCTTCACCCTGGACCACATCTTTCCCAAAGGTGCGGCGGGCACGATCGAAGACGCCGAACTCGACGCCCTCCCGGGTCTGCCAATCCTGTATCTGCGCATGGATGACGTCTTTCCCTGCTTGAGCAGCTTCAAGAATGTTCTGCAGATCTTCCGGTCTAATGACCTGGGTGCGGAGGTGACCGACGCTGAATTCGAACCATGCGGCTTCTAAGCCGCCTGGTGCCAGGACACCCCTGGCTTGATAAGGACATCCACATGTTACTCACCGACGACCAGGCCACACGCATCAACGGCCTTCTCCGTGCCACGCGGCCGTTCGCCAAATTGCCGGCGACGAACCAGCGACCCATGAACACCACGTGGCAAGCACTGAACGACACGTTGATGTCGATGCGGCTCCCCCTCTATCACAGATCCCTGCGCAAGCCGGTTCCCACGGAGAAGGTCTACGAGGCCGCCGTGCAGAATGGGCTTGCACTCCTCGGCGCGTTCGCGGCGACGCTTGGCACCAAACAGGCCATCGTCAGCAGCCGCGGCCGCTGGATCGACCGCATCAGCTTTCAGCCCCGTCCCGACGGGATGAACTGGAATGCGGCGCATGCCATCTCCCCGGAGTATCTGGTCCAAAAACGGGCCAGTGATCCGAACCAAGCTGTCTCGTTGGAGGATTTCCTGTTCATGGCCGCCAAGACTACCTACGTGGTAGCCCGGCGGTCCGCAGGCGCGATCCCCGACATTACCGCTACCTTCGCCTTCGACGTCGCCTCCGATGGTGCGCCGACGGTCGATGGGGTGGTGCGAGAACACGGCGCCCAGACGCATAACGCGAGCTTGCTGCCGCTTTCTCCTTTCCGCCTTTGAGAAAGGCGCGCCCTTCGGGGCCGCTTATCCATGCACATCATCATGGACTGAAGACTTGATTTCCCGCCTGATCATTACCATATCAGTTGGGTCATTAAAATCCGAATGATCTGGGCCCGGTTAGCGCCCTAGAGTGCGGCGCTTCTGCGCGGCTTGAGACGATCCTGGTGCGACGGTCGCACTTGCAATTTAGCAGGCGAGATGTTGAGGAAGACATCAATAGAGATTCCGCATCGTTGTGGTACTTGCAAGAACGCGGAAAAGGCCAATGCTCGACTGTAAGGCCAGTTGGGATTTGAGTACGGCAGCACTTGTAACCCTGCCCGAACACGGGGGCGCCACCCTCCAAGCCTAAACCTCTTCTATTTCGTCCAATGAGTATCGACCAAAATGGCTCCGCTATAGTCCATCGGCATGCCGGTCATCCGGATTGATGCCAGTTAGAATGCGGTTCCGAGTGCCTGGGGTCTATGGCCCCCAGGCCGCCATGAGTAGTCGAGCCATCCGTAGTGGTAGAAGTTGGTTTGACTATGGAAATCAAACTGATGGAATTCACCGCGGAGATCCTATCCGGCAAGCCATTGGCGACCGCAAGGGCGCCGAGAATGCCGAGAGTTCATGCAGGCCCATGAGCAGGATAGGATCTGGTTTCCGTCGCATAACGCGGCGGGCTGAGAACTCGCCCGGGGCCTGGTCGCAATCCAGTAGCCAGAGCCCCCGGGCGGCAGAAACCAGATATCATTCCCATAGCATAGCGGTCCGAGTAGCTTAGTGCGCTCGACTGCTAAGGCCGGCAGCTTCTGCTGTGTTTCGAAAGGAACCCGCGTTGGGTGTGCGCGGCGGCCGGCATCTCACCCACCACCCAACTTCCCCCCTGACAGGACCCCCTGTCAGGGGGTTTTTTTGTGCCTTTGACGCCAGCTCGCCAGTCCGTGCAACGCGGCGCGGAGTAATGGCTGCTGGGTGGCCGTGGGCGGGTTTTCCCACACCACGCAATTTACCAGCACATTCCAGGAATCCGGGCCGATCGCGTCGTAGGCATGCGCCAGCTGGTGCAACGCGGCTGCCTGCTCAGACGCGCGCGTTGCGTCTGCTTCAGTGAACGAGGAGCGGCTCAACCGCCCGCGGAGGTTGCCTGTCGTCGCCATTTCGCCAAACCAGGCGGCCGCGCCCAGCAGTTTGGCGACCTCGTCGCCCAGCTCGCCGGCGTGCGCCATCACCTCGAGCGGTGTGAGCATGCGGCCCGGAATGACGGTTTTCACGACCATCCGGCCATCTTTGATCGTGACGTCGGCGAATGCCGCCTTGACACGATGTTGATACGCCATGGAAAACCCCTCTATCGTGGACCATGATCTTGCCTACGACTCTAGGAAAGCGGTTAACATCCGGCCATGAAAGCCCCGACCAGCCTCCCCGTTCTGCCATTAAAAGCCGATATCACGAGCGAGGTGGGTCAGATCGCGATCGCGATCCCACTGGCCACGACGTATCTGCTTTCACTGATCGATCCGGCCGACAAGAAAGGTAAACGGCATCTGTATAATCAGCGGCACTTGCGAAATTTGACCGGCGGTGGCGACAAGAATGGCAAAGGCGGCAACGAAGAAGACCGGCTGCACAAGAATTCGATCCTGAAAATCTGGGACCTGCGCAAGATATGGGCGGTCCCTCAGCCAATAAATCCCACTTTGGGGAGAGCCTATCGAAAAGCATGCTCAGTGGCTGGTGGTACGCCCACCATGAAGAAACCGAAAATGCACTGGATCGAGGCGAAAGAGGGTGCATCCGGCTTCATGGGCGAAAGCGGGCGCTACCAATGGCTGTGGAACCCTGAGGTTTCCACCTTCGAGAAGCTGGAGCTGATCCTCGCTGAAGCCCGCCGGCGGGGGTTTGACGCCGAGGTGGTCAAGATGCGGCAAGCGGCGTGAGGGATCCCCCGCGTGAGCCCCGAAAACGCCCCATCCTCGCTCACCATCCCTGTTGCGTCTGCGCCTCTCGATTTGCTCCCTACGGCGTCGGAAAAAGCTTTCCTTGGATCTTCAGTCAGGACTGGGAAACCTACTTCAAATCCATGCTCTGGTACTGTCCGAAGCACAATCCAGACACCGCGGCGTCGCAACCATTACGAACGCCGGCTGCAAATCTACCTCGTGCGTCAGTTCCGCCGCCTGGTCGATCCACTGGACGCGAGCCTGATCGCGATCGAGAACGGCGAAGACCGTAGCCCGGAGACGCTCGAGCTGCTCGATGCCATGGGGTTGGAGGCCGGTATCACCGACCTGGTGCTGCTCGCCACAGGCGCACGGGCGCACTGGATCGAGATCAAGCTGGCCAAGACGGATCTGCATGCAGCGACCGACGTGCGGCCCAACCAGCAGGTGATCCACAACCTGCTCCGCTATTATCGCTTCCAGGTCAGCGTGGTGCGGACGGCGGACGAATTCTGGGCAATCGTGGATGCGATGCAGATCCACCATTTGCCGCGGCCGCCGGTGCATGAGCAGCTGCACCTGCCGGTGATGCGCCGGCGGCGGCTGAAGCGCCCGACGGCCGAGGCGGCCTAGCCGATCGGCTTAGCCGGCGGCCGCGATTCCATCAGTTGTCCCGTTTTTCCATGCGAGAGAGTCGGCCGGGACGGTTTCCCCTGAGCCTGCGGCCTGCATCCGTCAGCCAAAGCAACCGGTTCTCCGTCCTGGTGACGAGGCCGGCTGACGTCGCGGCGGCGACGATCGCCCGGTCATCCGGCAGGCTACGCGATTCCCACCATTCGGCGAACAGCGTGCTGTCAGCGATGACGGCCTGGGGCGTCGGATCTTGCGTCATCATGGCAAATCCGTATTCGAGGCGCTGGACAGCGAGCACCATCCGTCCCACTCGGTCATCGTCGACGTCGTCCAGAGCATGCAGCCATCCGCCAGACACCGTGTCGCGACGATGACGTTCGCCGTCTGTTGGCTGCTCATCGTCGGTCCTGGCCGGTTGATGGCTGGCCCCTCATCCTGCATCGACAGGGTGCGCGACCATGGGCACCATTTCTTCTTTGCTTCGTCGGGGCTCATTCTTCGGTTTCCTCTGGTTCTGGAGCGTCGGCGGCGAGCACCTCTTCAGGGTGCTTTTGCGCCATGTGGGCACTGAGATCAGCGAAGCTGGTATCGCAGTGCAGGCAGATGCCGTGAGCCGCCTGCTTCTCCGCTCGCCGCAGCGCCTTGTTGGCGTCGCGGGCCTTGCGACGCGCCCGATCGCGCGCCTCGATCGCCACGCTGAAGGCTTCTACCGCGCGGAATTGGCGGCCCTGCGCCTCGGTCGCAATTCGCTGGAGGCGCTCGATCTCTTCCGCCTGGCGGGCGGTCTCCTGCTTCAGCCGATCACGCTCGCGGCGCGTCATCTCGTCCTGGCAGTTGTCTTTGTCCCAGCCCCAGCCGTGCCCATTCGGACAGTAATTGTAGCCGCCCTTGTTGTGCCGGTGGTCATAAACCTTGATCGGAACGACATAGAGAACGCCACAGCTGCCGCATTCGGTGATCCGGTAGGACTGGTCGCGGATCTCGATCAGGTCGCAGCTAAGAGATCGTGTCGGCGGGATCACCGCCAGATTTTGCCGTCCCATATTGCACCTCCCTGGTGATCGGGAATGTCTGCCACCGCTGGAGCGTCACATGCTCGGGCGGCGCGGTGCGGCCGCGCCCAGCCGGCGGCAGGGGCCACCCTTCATCGGTGCAGCCGATACAGTACCACCGCGTCTTGCGCCGCTTGCGCGCGGTGCGGAACCACGCAAGCCAGTCGTCGAAATCGCTGACCTCCGCATCAGTCAGCGGGCCGGTAGCGACAACGATATCGGTGCAGTGGGTGTTTTTCGAGGCCACCCCAGCGAGAGTGGCCGCGTTTACCACCAAGTTCCACATATTGGGGCCACTGGCCCGCCAAACCTGCACGTGGCCACGATCTGGCATCATCACCGGATAGAGGCTGACGATCATCAGGCCGCCGTAGCCCAGCCGATAACTCCACCGAATCATACGCTTGACCGCCAAATTACTGACGTCAGCGGTCGACGGGTCGGCGTTGTAGGTAACCCAGCAAAGCTTCGGACCTGACCCCCAGGTATGGATCAACAGCTCGCGCCAGCGGGTCATATCGCTATCGTCCCAGCGTGGCTCCTCGTTGTCGTCACGCCACCGTCTCATGCCACCACCATGAAATACCACGTGGCGCATCACTGGCTTGACCGGCCTATCGCGAGAACGAACCACGGGCGGCAACGTCACGCCGCTGCGTTTCAGCATTTCCTCGATGTCAACGATCGCGTCCATGCCGCCTCCTGCCACGGATGTGTCCATGATCATAGACCAAAAATCCGGATGGTCCAGCCTCAATCATCGTAGCGATCCTGCCATGACTGCCCCACCGGCTCGCGGAGAGCGTCAACCGACACCAGCTGCGGCGTGATCCGGGTATTGCTGAGGTTGTAGCGCATCATCGTGTCGCCCACGGTCACGTAGTAAGACTCCTTTGACTTCCAGCTTCGCACCAGCATGTCGGAGTTTTCAAAGTTCGGGCGATGAATTGTCAGGCCGAAATCGCAGCGCGAATAGAAATTCTGTCCCCCACCGATGTCGTAACCGACGGGCACCGGATAACTGCCATCCTTGTTTTTCTCGCGCATGGTATGCGGGTGCACGATCAATACGATATTAGTGCGAAGCTCTACCGCGAGCCCGACGCAGCCTTGCAAGACAACGCCCAGCCAATCGGTTTGCGTCTTGCGCCAGCCCTGTGGCATTTCGTCGTCGATTTCCTGCCACGGATCCCAGATTACCAGCTTGGCCCCGGTGCGCTTCACCGCTGAGCGTGTTGTTTCTTTCAACCAGGTGAGCGGGGCCGGTTTGCCGCGTTCCGGCCATGCGATGAAGCTCCAATATTTGTGGACCCATTCCTGATTGGTCATCAACGCGGTGGCGCGATCCATACGCTCGAGATGGGCATTGCTGAAAAATGGCTGTTGGGTGCGTTGGGAAATCAAATCGACGCTGACGCGTTTGTTGCTGACCTCGGCCGAGAACATGATCGTGTGAAACGGCCGGGCGAATTGATTGACCTGCATCTGATCAATCGCATGTTCGGTCACCATGGTGCTGTAGGCTGTCCAGAATGCCGATTTGCCATGGCCTGGAATCCCCGTAGTGACCCAAAAACGTCCGTCGTCCGCCAGACTTATCCGTTGATCCAACGCCGCAACCCCGGTGATGAACCGCCCGCGTCCGATCCCGTCGTAGAGATTGCCGACTTCCTCGTCGGTGACGACTTCGATGCCCTCAAGCGGGTAAGGCTCGGCATGGTCGATCGCGAACCGCACGGCGTCACGGCCACGCTTGGACAAGGTATCCTTGGCGTCCTTGCAGCCTTCGGGCCAGCGGACCAGCCAACAGCGCTCCTTGCCCAGCCGGCGGGCGATCTCCTCGTGATGATTGGATCCGGCCAAATCCATGTCACCAGCGAGAATGATCTGCTTGAGGCGCTTCAGCTTTTGGTTGCTATGGAGGCAAATATACCTCTGATCGTCATCCGTGACCGGATCGTAGACCTTCGACAGCTTCGCCGGGCTGCCGTCTGGCAAACTCGTGGTCTGGCGAAAGCCGGCCTCGACGCATGCCGCAACGTCGTCCTCGCCCTCCACGATGATACCGGTTTCATCGCTGACGAAGCTGTCGACATTGTAGAGCGATTGCTCGGCGTCCGGTTCCTGGCTGAACCGCTTCACCCCGCTGCTGTACACCGCCTTGTATTTGACGTTCAGCAACGCGCCATCTTCGCGGTAGGGATAGGCGATCACCGGGCGCATGCGGCCGGCGCCGTCGATCTGCTTGCCGGCCTTGTCGATCGCCGGCATGAAGCGCTGGCTCCGGTAGATGCCGAGCATCTGCACGGTAGCCTCGGAGATCCCGAACTTCGCGAACCAGGTCAGCAGCGATGCCGGGCGATCGATATCTTCCGGTGGTACCGGCCGCCGATAGACCTTCGGGGCCTGCTGGCGGCGCGGTGGTGATCCGGAGAGCCGGCGGCCGCCGGTGATGCCGCAGTTGTTCGCCCGGTGGCATACCCAGGTGAAGCCCTGCCCATCATCGTCGATCCGGACGTAGAAATTCTTCTCCCGCTGCTTGCCACCACCGCATTCGGGGCAGAACAGCTTGGAGCGACCACCGCCGTGGTTCTTGCCGGGTCGCGGCGCTTCGTGAAGCTCGATCCGCTCATCGTCGAGTAGCTCCTGCAGCGTTTCGCACGGCTGCTCGCCCTTCCGCGCCACCGGTTAGAACTCGGATCCCGCCCAGTCTGGAGGAGGATCCCCGGCATTGCCGCTATGCCCGTTATTTTGCCCGTACAGCGGGTCTGGCGTTTTCCCCACCTGCTGACCGGCGAAATCGTCGGACCGTGCTGAGGCGCCAAAAATCTCTGCCCGCAGAACCGGATCACGCTCGACCGCCTGCCACATAAACGAGCCTGGTTTGCTGGGATCGTATCCCCAAGCCTCTTTGAGGGCGGCATTCTGATCACTGACGAACGTGATCTTCACCATCGAGAAATCGCTGCAATGAAGGGGATCAATGCCCGGCGGTATGTCAACCAGGATCGCTGGATTACGCGAAAGATCGACCAGGTTGGCGTAATTGTCGCGGATCAGAGCGTAGAGATCGAGCTGGCGCAGCCGTTCCTCCGACACGTTGGCCAATGTTTTCAGCGGCAAGCTGGCCCACCACCGGCTGATGTTTTCGCTGGTGGCGATTTGGCGAATTGACGCTGGATAGCCGCCTCGACGATCGCCGCGGAAGAATGGGTCCTTCGCAGCCCAGCGACAGCAGCGTGCCCAACGATCAAGCTTGTTCTCGATGCTGGTATGTTTCATCGCCTGCTGGAGCATGATGCACTCGCCGCGGGTCGGCGTTCCCACCATCGGGATCAGCGGCGATCCTGCGATTTCGCGATTCCAGACTTCGATGATCTCGGCCGGGCTCGGCATGCGGGGTGCTGGAGGTGGCGGCTCGACCCCCGGCAGCGACGGCTCGGCGATCGGAGCGGTGGTCGCATCCACCGGCGCTGGGCGCGCCCCCTGCCCGTCCGATGGATCGACAGGCCCTTCATGCACGAAGGAGCTCTTCGGGGGGGCCGCCGGCGAAGCCGGTGGCGGCGCGGTGGCGCAGTCCGGATCGGCCTCGAAAATTGGTCGCGCGCTCTCTTTCTCTTTCTTGTTTATTTCCTTGATTGATTCGTAGGACTCTGTGACCGGTGCAAACGTCGTTCGAGTCCAGTCGGTCCTGTCGTCGGAGTCCGTTTTCACCGGCCGGGACGTAAACCCGACGATTTGGTAAGTGCTGGCAGTGCGGCGTCCCTGCCCACTGACCAGAATTCGTAGCAGACCCATTTCGACCAATTGATCGATGGTGCGCCGGACGCTGCGCTCGTTGGCATGGACCATCTCGGCCAGCCGGTTGATCGTTGGATAACTGATGCCCTGGCAATTGGCGTGCTGACCAAAGGCTTGCAGGAGGTAACCTTGCAGCTGTGTTCGCACCTGTTGTGCCCATGCCCATTGAGCGCCCGCTACGTTGACGTAAGTCGTGGTGCAGCTCATGGGACGAGCTCCTCGCTTGAGGAGTCGGGTGGAAAACCGATTATTTGGTAGATGATGATTTGCTCCGCGTCGCCGCGGCGCTCACCCGTATCGGCAATAAAGTTGCCGGCTATGAGACGTTCTGGAATTCTGGTGAGAGTTTTCTCGCTCACATTTGTGACGCTGCCTAGCATCTGGTTTTTATCCGGTGCGCTGATGCCATTTTCATCGGCCCAAGAAGCGAGGCTGAAAAGGATGAATTTTTCCTTGTGATTGCCCGGTTGCTTGGGAATTACGTATGCTATCGCATCTGCGTTGATCGGACGTTCCTTAGCAGGGAGTGCCAAAATGGCTGTTTGGTCCACGTTCATGTTCCGCCCCTTCATCACAATCGATTTGCGACGCGGCGTGAAACTGAAACGAGGGCTTGCAGCCCAGACATATAACCACTAATTTGCCAGACGAGGTCATGGCAGACCAGGTGCTTCAACGCGGACGAGGGCCCGCGAAGTGTCTGAGCGTCGAATCCGTCGCCACGGTTTCCCGCTTCGTCAGTCAAGTCAGGGGCGGTCGGGTTAGCTGGCCGACCGCCCCACCTCTTCATCAAACTCCAGACTGTAATCAGCGAGTCCCAATCACGCAATATCCATGATTCCAGCTGCGACACATTTGCTGTATTTTCAATACCTAAACGATTCCAGTCGCTTGATCGCCAGAGTCGGCATCACCATATCTATTGGGCAATAACCACACGCAAAAATTTACCACCGGGACTCGGTTTTTTGTGCCGATCCATAGAACGGCCGGTCTGCATGCACGCATGCGAATCGTCTGTGTTCCCGTTTTGAACGTGGTTTTCATATCCGAAACCGCTCCGTGGCCGTGCCTCCCTCCCATGACCACGGGACGATCCGCCGGCGATCAAGCCGGCACTGATGAGGATACCCCATGACAACACGCATCCCGCAGGTCGTTCTGGACGCTTACGTCGCGCGTTGGTCGCATCTCGGGATATTGGCCGGGAAGGTCAATGATCCTGCTGTCACCGGCCTGCGCGCCGCACGCACATTCGCCCAGACGGTTTGCTGTCTCGAATCACCTCCCACGGTCACCATCAACCAGGTTCGCGGGCTTGCCCGCGTGGCCAATGGCGAACCCTGGGAAGCGATCCCCGACGTTTGAAACCCCGGCCCGCCGGGTTCCCGGCGCAATCTGGCGCCGGACTGATGAGGAACACCCCATGCCACCAAGAAGACGCGTTGAATGGCTCGCGGCGAAAGCCGAGGGTCAATGCAACGACGTGCCCTACGACACCGAGCTGGTGAACAGCAACGGCGTCTCCATCCATTTTTGGCTGGGCGACCGTGAACCCACCGACGAACTGCTCGACGATCTCTCACGACGTGCCTGCAATCGGCGGGACATCGTGCGGATCCAATTCTCCGAGGGTCAGCCCACCGGCTTCTGGGCTCACTCCGATTTCTGACGAAACCCCGGCTCAGCCGGGTTTCCGGCGCAATCCTGCGTCGGGCTGATGAAAGGAATCACATGCCCCTTACCGTCCTTCGCGACGGTGCAGCACCGGTCATTCTTTCCAACCGGACTGTCTTTGATCAACTTCCCGACGAGATTGACGTAGCCGAGCTGATGAGCTCGATCCGCGCCGGCGACACCGTGCCCGTTACCTTACGGGAGATCGGTGCTGTCCGGCTGACGTCGCCAGGCATGGTGCCAACGCTGGATTACAATCCGCCCCAGCAATCGTTGGCTCTGTCCACGGCGCATCCCATGCCCGTGGATCGGCCGTTCGAACTCGAATGCCGGATCCTGGTTCCAATCGATGCCATGATCAATTGCCATGCCCCCTCCAAAAAGGAGGCTATGGAATTGGCCAACAAGGTTTTCGATGGTGTCAGGCAGGCGCCTTCGAGTTTCCAGGTGGTGGTGAACCGCGATGATATAGCGGAAATCTTCCACGATCTGGAGAACGGCATGTCGCGCAGACGCTTCGACCTGATTGGCGCCCACAACCTGGTGGTCAATCGAACGGAAGAACGATGAAAGAATCCAGCCCATGGCAAATCTGACTGTTTACCGCCAGCAAGAGCCACCGTTTTCAATGACGATGGCCAACTGCCTGGCGGCCGCTGCCACCCAGGAAGACACCGATCTGATTGCCCTGTCCATGCGCACCAAGCGCCCTGCTCTGGTGGGCCTCGACAGCCGGTCGTCGATCATTCTACCCGGTGGAGACCTCGACGGACGTACCACGTTCGAAGATCTCTACGACACCTGCCTGACATTGGTCGACCTGCAGCACATGCGGGAGGCCAATGTTAGCAACCCTGAGGATGTGCCACTGCGAGCCTACAGGCTCGAAGTGTTGTTTGCGATCGATGGCACCTGCCAAATACCGATTGCTCTTCTCGCCAGTTCTATCGGCGATGCACGCCCCCGTTTGCGTACTCTCCTCGCCAAGGATGTTATGTTCCGCGAAGCCCTGTTTGACGCTGTCATTCAGGCTATCGACCGGAACTTTCGGGCTGAGGAGGATATCGTATTCCGGGTGCGGGAGAGCAGCATGGACGATCGCTCCATCATCCCGCCCCTGCTCCCAGGGGCCGGGCCAGAGTGGCGCATTCTTGAGTAAGTGAAAACCCCGTAGCGGATACCGCCGCGGGGTTTTGCTTGCATTCAGCAAGCATTGATAAGGAACACACCCAATGTCTGACGAACCCAAGATCCTTGACGGGATCGCTATGCCCCCGATCCACCCCTCGATCACCATGGACTTGGTTCTCGAAGCCATGGATCGCTCACCAAGCGAGACAGACGCCCTCGGCTTCTGCCTGGCGTGTGGCGAGAGCGTGCGAGAGATCGCTACGAGCACCAGGCGCGAGACATGCGGCTTCTGCGGTTGCCCTGCCGTCTTCGGCGCCGAGGAAATCATGTTCATTCTCGCCTGATCCGAACCTGGGCCACGCCCGGGCGCGGGCATTTCGCCCGCTTGAAAAGGAACACCCCATGTCGAAAACCGCTCAGGAGATCCTGGATGCCCTGCCCCTGCCGCCGATCCATTCGAGCGTCACGCCCGAGCGGCTCACCGAGGCGCTCACCCGCTATCAGCAGACCTTGGATAACCCAGGGTTTTGTTTGAGTTGCGGCGCCGAGGCCGAGGGCTGCGAACCCGATGCCCGTCGCTACCACTGCGACGAGTGCGGACAGCCCGCCGTCTTCGGCGCCGAGGAACTCGTGCTGATGACGATGTAGGAGGCAGCCATGGCAGCGCGTCTCTGGAATCCTCACATTGGCACCCTGAAAGGCGGCCTACATCATAGTGTGGCCTACATCATTCAGATGCGGGTGCCACGCGATGAAGGCTATGGCTCGCCCATGGTCGCCCTGTCCGATTACACCACTTCCCGCCGTACGGCGGATAGCTGGTTGGCGGATGCTCGGGTGAAGGCCGGCCGCTATCTCAGGGATACCCGAAACAAATAACCGAACCCGGGCTACACCCGGGTGCGAGCATCCCGCTCGCTTGAAAAGGAAACACCCCATGGCTTCCTATCGTGAACTCGCGGCCGCCATCGAGGCGCTCTGCCGCGCTATTCGTGCTCGAACGATATCGCCTGCCTCGGCGTTGCTCACGTCATGTGAAGCGCTTGCCGCGGCCGCTCGCCGTGGCATCGTTGCTCAATCGCCCTGGACGCCCTTCGAGCCAGCGACAGCGCCGCCGATCTCCGAACGGGCACTGCAGCTCACCGCTGAAAGACTGAACCTGCCCCTTGAGGACGTCCGTCGTGAGTTGACCGACGAAATCCAGGGACCGCAGATCTTCATCAACAGCCGCTACCAGGTCGCCATGCGGCTTTGGGAACCCGGCGTCATGTATCTGTCGATCAAGCGTCTGGACCAGCAACCCATCCGGTCCTGGCGCGACCTGCAGCGGATCAAGACCGAACTGGTTGGCCCCGAAAACGAAGGGGTCGAACTGTTCCCCGCGGAATCGCGGCTCATCGATCGGGCCAACCAGTTCCACCTGTTCATTTTGACCGATCCAGCGGCGCGGTTCCCGTTCGGTTACAAGCACACCCGCGACGTCGGCCCTCCCGTTGGCCTTGGCGAGGCGCAGGAACCATTCGAGGCATAATCCGAACCCCTTCGGGGGTGCGAGCAATCAAGCTCGCTTGAAAAGGCTACACCCATGTCGAGGCACCCTCAATTCAGAATGGGATTTAAGACCGGCAACAATGCTTTCGATTACGGTCTGGGCATCCTGGAATCCATCGCATTTTGACCGAGATCAACGCCAAAATCGCTGATGGCGATCGAATAGGTAAGATCATGGACAGCAACGGCAATTCCATCGGCCAGTGGTCACTGGAATTGCCGGACGATAAAGATTGAGCCGAACCCGCGGCGCAAGCCCGGGCGCGAGCGATCAAGCTCGCTTGATAAGGAAACACCCAATGGGATACACACATTTTTGGTTTGCACCCGAAGCAATCAGACCCCGCATCTGGTGGGTCGTGATGGCCGACGCGCTTAAGTTGGTGGAAGCATTCCCAGGCCCTGGTGGCCTCTGCATGGGCATCGAGAACCAAGCCCAGCGAGCCTTCGTCTCACGCGAGGAAATCCGCTTCAATGGCGGACCAGGCGCGCAGGCGGAGGATTTCAGGCTCACCCGGGAAGCCGGCAAACGGTATAGCTCCTGCAAGACCCAGCATCAGCCCTATGAACGGCTGGTCTGTGCTATACTTGCCTCCACCGCTGATCGTACTCGGCTCATTCGCGTCACCAGCGATGGCAATCATCACGATTGGTTACCATATATAGAGTGGGCGTCCACGGTGTTGCGGCGTCCACTCCCGATGCCGATCCATACCAACGAAATCACAGGGTAACGAACCCCACCGCCCGGTGGGGACGCCGGCGATCAAGCCGGCACTGAGGAGTAACCCTATGGCAGATCTCGACATTATCGAACTCATGCGGAGCCCGCTGACCCAAAGCGGGAAATCCTCGAACTTCCTGCGCCTGGTGCTGTCCGAAGCCGCAAGCTACGGCATGCCGGCGCAGGTGGTTGCTACACTCGACGACATAGCGGCGATGCTCGGCTACTACCGGCCCCTGCCAGAGGGGCAGGCCGTGCATCTGGCGGGTCCTCTTGTGCAATGGCGTACCGACCGGCAACAGCCGGTGCTGGAACGCATCACGGAAATCGAAGGCCTGGCGCTCAAACAGCGTGCCCTCGTTGCTTTCGGCGGCGCACCACCCGACCACCGGGTAGGCACCGCGGAGATCATCGTCGCGCTGTCCAACTGCCATAAGAGCTTCATGCCAAAGCCCTATTATGAGATTTGGGCATGGGCTTGTACCACCGTCATGGCGCATCTGACCGGCGAAAACCCCGAGAAGATCCGCAAGACGAATGAGTGGCCGCAAGTTTTCGACAACGATGTGCTCCGCCCCGGCGGCCGTCTGCACCCCACTTACACGGAGATCGCCACCTCTATTCGTCGCGTCAGCATTGATTCGATGCGAGGCGATGAAGAAAACCCACGGGTCCGGCTGCGGCCCCTTGCTCTGGTGTTTCTCCACGCGCATCAACGGTATCTCAACGAAGCCAAGCACGAAGCTGGTTCCGTCGAGTTGCTACAGGTTGAGGCGGTGGAAAACGCGATCAAGTCGATCCACAGCATGTTTCCCGATATCACTCAGGACGAGATCAACGCCGTTGATTTCACTGAGGAAGTCTCAAAGCTCGCAGAGCTGAGCATTTAGCCGAACAACCGCCCGGGCCCAGCGCCTGGGTGGTTTAGCGCCAACACGGCGCCAGACGAGGCAATTCTGCTCGCTGCACCGGGATATCCCGATGGCTGATCACAAACGAAAACCCGCCAAAACCACGAAATTTCCGAAAAAGTTTCGCATGAAACTGGAAAAAATCGTGGAGGCCAAAGCCGGGCGGGCATCGGAAGCGACGAGAGAAGAGGCATTCGACAAGATTGCCGACGTTCTCGGCCGCGAACTGCTGACGCCCGGCTCGGTCTACGCGACGCACACGGTGATCGACGAAGCGAATTTTCGTCTAACCTCGCGTCACTGGATCCAGCCGATCGACAAGCTTCGCTACCTGTCGGTTCCTGCTCCCTGGCTTCCCGAAACCCCGGCCTCCTCGTGAGGCCGGGATATGCCGGCGATCAAGCCGACACTGATGAGGAACACCCCATGAGATACTGCAAAATCATCAACGGATTGCTCTACGACACCGAGACTGCCGACCTGATCTGCGACATAACTCCGAAAGAGGCCGGCCAATCTCGCAGCGATTTCAACTACGATGACACTGGGCTCTACCGCACCCCCGGCAAGAGGTTTTTCATCGCCGGGGAAGGAGGTCCCACTTCCCGCTGGAGCACGCCTGTGAACAACGGTCTTTTCGAAGGCAATGGCCTGAGAGAAATTACCGAAGAAGAGGCAAAAGCGTTCGTCGAGGAATTCGCCTCGGTCGAGATGTATATCGCAGTTTTCGGCGAGCCCGATTCTGCTTAAGCGAAACCCCGGCCTCCTCGTGAGGCCGGGATATGCCGGTATTTCGCCGGCGCTGATGAGGCCCTAAGCCGGCAACGATGCCACGTCCGCCGAGAGCGACGCCCAATCCAGGTCGGATGGAGCGAGCCCCGTGGTGGTGATCCAGAACCGCGACAGCGCGACGTCGGTGGCGAGCCAATACCTGGAGAGAAAATCAGGGTGCATCCACACCTGCTCCGCCCACGTCTCGCCATTGAGATAGCCGTCGCGCTGGCCGCCCACGGCAATGCTGTGCTGACCCCAGCCACCAGGCTCCCAGCCTGTCCCGGTGCCAGGCGCATCCCCCCAAGCACTCACCGGGGCCTGCAGCAGCGCCTCGGGCAGCGCCAGGGTGATGCGGACCGGGCCGGCCAGATCGATCGCCACCGGGGTGTCCGCCAGGTCAGCGTGCGTCCAGCCGATGACGTCGAGGTCGTTGGCCGGATTGCCGAGCGGCAACCCTTGCGTCGCCCACCAGGCCATGAACTCATTGGTGTTGGTGCCCGAGCCCATACCGGGTGGCGTGTAGCCCGTGCGCTGGGTGTACAGGCCGAGACAGCCGGCCGTCGTCGGCAAGTAGCTGTTCGGTCCCCAGGCATGATGTGCCCGGGCGCGGGCGATCTGGAAGGCGCTCACCTCGACGCAATTACCGGCGTCATTGTTGCCCAGCATGGGATCGGGGCCGCTAGCGAAATCGATCCCGTCGAACCAGTCGGTTTCCGGTTTGGTCTGGGGCAGCTGCAGCAGTGAAGCGAAAGCGCGAATCACGGCGGGCCGGGGCGTATGGATCGCCCCGGTGCAACGTTCGATCATCTTACTGTACCGAAGCAACTTGCAGGTAAGCCAGACCCAGCAGGCTGAACATGCTGGCTTCGGTGGGATTCTTGTCGATGCCGGCGAGGTGGGTGATGTGGTTGATCATCTCCGCCTGCTTGTTCGCGGTGGCGACGTCGGCCTTCAATTTCTGGAAGTCGAACATCGCCTTGGCATCGACCGGCGCGGTCACGGTGCCAGGCATTGGCGCGAGAACCGCAACCAATCCCAGGATCGAGGGCAGGAAGCTGCCCAACTGGCTGATCGTGTTGGTGACATCCGTCAGCACGGACGAAGCCGTGGTGCCGGAGGTTCCCAAGTTCAGCGCTGCCACGTCCGTGGACAGTTTCGACGTGGCCGCGGCGACCTGCTGGAGCTCCGTCGTGGTGAGCGGCTGGCCGTTGGCGTCGGCCTCGATGTCAGTGATCAGCGTCGCGGTGTCGCCGGCGACGGCGCTGATTGCGGTCGAGCTGGTCGAGCTGCAAGACGCGACCAGCAGCGCGGCCGTGGATGCGCCGACGAGGAGAACTTTTTTCATCCGAGTGGCCTTTCTACGATGTGGCGATGGGTCGCCTTATGAGCCGGTGGCGGGTGCCGGCGACGGTGCGGGTTGCGAGAGCGAAGCGGCAAACGCGGTTGCGGCGGCCAGGACCGTCTCGCCGGCGTTCTCGATCTGCACCACGGGCACGCCGTGTGCCTCGGCCGACGCAATGCCGGCGGCCAGGGCCTCCGAGATCAGCGGCGAGCTTGCCGTCAGGGTCGTCAGGCTCTCCTCGGCCACCGCGACCTTGCCGACCAGCCAAACCGCCGCGTGTTCGACCGCGGTCAGCCCTTCGTGGCCAATTTGTTCAAGCTTCTGGACGATTGTCATCGAGGGATCGGACATGGGAATCCTCCAAATATATTAGGTTTATCCAGCGGATTGTTCATGCGCGCATTTTTGGTTTGCGGCGAGTCACAAAATCACAGGGTAGTGTTTCAATTTGATCTGTGAAAGCCCCGCATTTTACTAGGAGCTCTGCCGGCACCCCGCCGGCGCTGATGAGGACACCATGAAATACGCTGTGATTCCCAGCTCCTGGCTCACCACCGGCTGGGGCTGGAGCGCCCGCCGTCTCATTGTCCTGCAACGGATGGCGATGCGATACGAACTGCCGTTGGACGATCCAACGCGGCTGGAAGGCCTGTATCGCCACGTCTGCTTTGAGATATGGCCTTAGTGCGAACCCCTGCCTCCCGATCGGCAGGGGTCCGGGACAATCAAGTCCCGACTGATGAGCACCCCCATGAAAAACCAACCCTGCTACGTCTCCGCGGACGACAACAACATCAAATTGTTCCGGACCATGGCCGCCGTCGGTTTACCGATGAGCCTGCTGGGCCAATTGATCGCAACGCTCCGCGTCGACCTGAATATTCCGATCGCGATGCTACGCTACGTGTTCGGACCGCTGGTCATACATGTGCCACCCGGCACCCCAAGCGGCGATATGGCATGGCTTGACCGCAAAACCATCGATCGCTGGAAACCACGGGTTTACGTCGAACGACTGGAGATCCTGTGTGGCGAAGTACCAGACATCGTCTCGGCGACGGAAATCTGGCTGGTCACCACGAACGCACTTCATGAAGCACCACCGCGGCATCAGCTGGCGGAGGTTGTTCTATGGGCCGCGAATCGTGCGCTGATCCGCTCCGGTCAGGAGAACCCCTTGACCAAGGCCGACAACACCTATCGGCTGGCGTCGGATGAAGATGTCATCGAGGGCAACTATTCGATGGAATATCGCGAATTGTCCCGTCAGATCATCGCCAAGGTGATTGCACACAGCCAGATCGAGCGACGACCGCGCCGCGCCGCCGCGGCGGAATGAGACAAGCCCCTACGTTTTCAACGTGGGGGCTTTTCCTCTTGCGCGATCGGTGTTTATATGGTCCATGATAGTGTGATAAAACTGGAACCCGGGGGAAAGCTGCCCATGTTAGGGAGTGGCCACGCAAGGCTCTTGGAGGTTGTCATGGCCGGTAAGACCCGCAAGACAGCCGGGAGGGAAGAGTATCGCAAGGCTCGACGCGATCTGGCGAGCAGCATGTTTGAGCCGCTGCTGCTGGCTCTCGTCCTCTACCTGCTAGCGCGGTGGCTTTTCTCCGCGGTTTTCTAGGCGCCGTCTTCCGTCCGGAAGGCGGCGTTTGCGTATGAGCTGTCTGCAACGAGGAGATTGTCGATGAGCGATCACGGAATTCCGTCCGGCTATAACGACCGCCACGACGTCGCCACGCGCGATCCCGAGATTCTTCGCCCCAAACCGGCCAGCTTGGTCTCGGTCAGCCCGGAGCTGGTCCAGGAGATCATCCGCAAGCTGACCGAGGGCGGCGCGGACGCGACGATCGTCAAGGCGATGATGGCCGCGTTGAACGCCGCCGGCGGCCAGTCCGAGCCGCTGCCGATCATGACCAACCCGGAGCTCGTCGCCAAAGCGATCATCGGTGTGATGGGGAAGGTCAAGGAAGTTGCGAAGAGCGGATACAACAAGGAAGGCAAGTACGGCTACGTCTACTTCGGTGATGTTAGAGCGTTGTTACAAGACGCTTTTGTCTCGGTCGGGCTTACCCTCAACCAACGGCAGGTCGGTAATCCCCGCGTCGTCGGCAAGACGTTGATGATCAAATACACCTTCGACGCTTTCACAGCGGACGGCGGCATTATTCTCGGGATAACGACCACGACAGGCGCCTGTCGTTTCGAGTTCAAGAGCGGCACTTTTGACGACAAAGCGCCGAACAAGGCCTTCACGGCGGGTGAAAAATCGGCCATGACGGCGCTGTTCAAGATCGCGCCGGACGATAATCAAAGCGAACGAACCCTCGACGCGGATCCCGACACGCAAGGCATGTATGACGAAGAGCCGGCCGAGCGTACCAACTTTCGCGGTCCGGATGATCGAGGTCGTGATCGTGGTCGTGATGAGCCCCGGCGGGGGGGCGATCGCCCGCGCGATGAACCGCGTGATCGCGGCCGGCGCGACGACCCACCGCGGGATGACCCGCCTCGAGGTGGCTACGATAATCGCGACGATCCGCCGAGCGATCGGGGTCGTGGCAGTCCCGATCGCGGCCGAGGCGGCGGCAACGCCGATGAACCGCCGGACGGACGATGGGATGACGGCCCTCGCGAGCCGCCGCCGTCCGACGTCACCGCCGGCCACCGCGACCTGGTAACCGATTTCCAGCGCAAGCAGGATGCCTGCAGCTCGGAGGAGGATGCCGCCGCCTTGTGGCGGGATGATGCCGCATTGCTCACCGAGACGAACGACCGGACCTACACTCACCTGGTCGACACATACGAAAAACGGTGGGGCATTCGCCCGCCGGCAATCTAGCCCTCGATCACAAGGAAACATGCCATGGCTTCCAGCGCCGCGAATATCACTGTCGTCGGTTACGTCGGACAGGATCCGGAAATCCGTAAACTCGATGGTGGTCGCGAGGTCTGCACGATCTCGATTGCCGTCTCCGGTAAGACCGGGGGCGATGAGTGGACCAATTGGTACCGCTGCTCAATCTGGCGCGAAAACGACATAGATTTTATCGATAAATACATCAAAAAAGGCGCCTACGTCGCGGTGTTCGGCGAGTTGCACAGCCGCGAATACCGCGACCGCGAGGGCTACGACAGGACGTCGATGGACGTCAACGCGCAACGATTTATGTCGCTCGACAAGGGCGATGGCGGCGGCCGGAGCGGCGGCGATCGCGATCGCGGGCGCGGCGGTGACGATCGGACCCGGTCTGGCGGTGGGCGCGGCGACACCCGTGGTGCTGATCGGGGCCGGGGCGGTGATGACCGAGGCGGCGGGCGTGGTGATGACCGTGGCCGCGGCGACACCCGTGGTGCTGATCGGGGCCGGGGCGGTGATGACCGTGGCCGCGGCGGCGACGCGCGTGGCGCCGATCGGGGTCGCGATACCGGTGGCCGTGGCGGCGATACCGGGCGCCCGAATGCGCAGCGGGATGCTGACCTGGACGATGAGATTCCATTTTGACCGTTCTAATAGTTACGGTCTAGGAACTATCTGAGGGAGGTATGTCATGTCAGTATCTGCAATACAAGTGAATTCGGCTCGGCGCGCGTCGAAGCTGGTGAAAACCAATGACTGACGAAGATCTGCGCAACCTTCGGGCAATGCTGGAAACCCGACGTTCCAGCAGTATCGAAATCATCCAAAAGTTTCCGTCGCCAGCACGGTTCGGCAGCAGTTCCGAGGAACTTCTCGTCGTCGTCCGTGAAGCCATGGCTTGGCGGGCGGCGGTGCGGTCGCAATCGCACGAACCGTTCACCACAATCCATGTTCTGCCGGGGGCCGCGCTGCGCCTGTTGCTCGAACCGACAGAGCTGGTCAGTGAAACCACCGGTCCAGTCGAGGTTCGGCTCTGGAAAGGCCTGACGAACCGCGGCACCGACGTGGCGGCCTTCATCATGGCCATCGGCTCGCAGTCGCCGGAATTCGATGCCGAGGTCGGTGCCCTGCTGCGTTCGACCGAGCCACCACCGATCGTGGAGTCCCCGCTCTGAAGGAAAGCCCTGTTGGCTGATCGTCGTCCAACCTACCGCGATGTCGAGCCCGTCCGCCACGCGGTGACGTACGAGGAAATGCAGGAAGCCAAGGTCTTTGTCGATCGCACGGCCAACGAGTTCGGGCGGCTGAAGGCGCGGTCAAAATACGAGAAGCTGGTGCTGGATGCCCTCCTGCACCGGCTCATCCGCGATTCAGACGCCAAGACGTACAAAATGCGCGAAGACGACGCCGAGGCCTCGCCGATCTATTTGCGCCAGGCCGAGCAATGGCTCGCGGTCGAGACACAGTGGAACCAGCTCGAGGCGAAGACCAAGGTCGAGTACACGAAAATCGAGATTTGGCGGACGATCAGCGCCAACGAGCGGATCCGCGAGCAATCGCCTGATTCAACCCGCGAAAGGAGATCATGAATGCCAGGATCAAAATCCCCGCGATCACCGGAATTCGTCAAGGAATTCACGCAATTATGGGAGGCAAAGACTGGCCCGAAGTGGACCTATACGACCTCCGATATGGGCCACCGACTGGGCATCACCAAAAATACCGTCTGCGGCCTGCGCAAGCGTTTGGACCTTCCGGAACGCGGGACCCCTCTGAGAGGAAACCTGACGTTCGTGAACGGGAAACTGGTGCGCGAAAAAATGCCGCCCAGGCCACGAAAACCACCGCTAACCGTTGAAATCCCTGGCGAACCGATCCAAATCCCAAGAGCGCGGTGGCTTGAATGGTTCAACCGCCTCGAGTCTCCCCAGAAACAGCGAATAGCCGCCGCGATCCATCCCAGAGGCTGCGCCATGCTGGCGTCCGGTGGTGGCATGTGGGAATGCACCTGTGGCCTGTCGCTGCCCGGTACCGCGCTGGCGCGCACCGCATCGAAGCGCGAATGCGTGGCCGATGTGCCGGCGGAAGCGATCGCCGGGCTGGCATCGTCACCACCGTCTAAACGCAGGTCTCACACCGTCGCCGCAACTAGGCCGAGTCCCTTCCGGCGAACGGAGCCATGCTGTTGGCCGAATGGCCCCTGCGACGCCGAGGCGGTGCCAGGCAAGCCCTACTGCGTTGAACACTGGGAGCTGACCCACCAGAAATCGAGGCAGCCTGAGCGGCAGGAAGCTGCTCACGAGTCGGCGTAGCCATGCCCGGGCGCTGCGCTAGCTGCCGCTCATGGGACGGTCATACGCAGGCTCGGTTGCGGCAGATGGGCAGTTGCGATCTCGATGGCCAGCTCGTGCATGCTGGCTACGGCTGTCCATCGCACAGGCCCAGCGTGCGATCCCTCCAAGTTATTGTCGGCATGACCCTCACCGACCTGGTGCGTCTACGCCAAGACCACGGCGACGCGGCCGACCAGCTGCGCGAAGCGTGGCTCATCCTCTGGAAAAAACCTGACGACGATCCGACACGCTGGATGTTCGAACGGCTGCTACGCGACTACCGCAACATACCGCCCTCCTGAAACAGCAATGTCCGCCGGTGATCAAGCCGGCACTGACGAGGAGCACATCCCGTGCATCATCTTATCATCCACAATCCAGAAGGGTTCGCAGCGTTCACCGCCGCGGCCCACGAACGCGGCAAGTCAGCCGATTTCGCGCTGGCCTGGACGCGCTTGACCTGTCTGTTATTTGGCTATTTCGACCCGGACAATCCGGGGCGATCCATCGAGATCACATTTCCCGTGGATCAGACCCGCTCGATCCTCTGGGCGGTCTTCGATCCCTCGTACACACGCGGCCCCCGGCCGGGCATTCGGCTCGCCGGGGCCATGCTCTTTCACGAATCCGATCAGACCTGGGGGATCCACACATGAATTCCACGGTCATCGGGCTCGATCATCCGGAGGTCATCAAACTCCGGACCGAGTTCAAAAACATCTGCACAAACGCTGCCGGTAAGGGGGCCGAGGCCATGAAAGCCGAGCTCATTCGAAAACCGGCGCTGTACTGGCCCTCGAGGATGACAGCCGCAAATCGCGACCGTCTCATCGAAATCTACATGCGAGCATTCGACGCCGAAATGCAGCGTCGCCTGCCACAGCTCGCAAATATCGACCATGACCTGCATGCGCTCTGTGCCGAATGGCCGCTCCACAGCATCGAGGAGCTGCTCAAACGGCCCGATCCGCCGAAAGTCGGAGGTTTCGGATGAGACGCATCACACGGGCCATGCACGATCGCTGCCTCCGGCTCGCCATCGAGAAGAAGACGAGCTTGACCGAGGCCGATATGCGGACGCTCAACCTGGTCGCTTCCGGCTGGGCGGCCGATCTCGAAGTGACCGCGCTCGAATACGACGCGGCCAAAGCTATTCTCAAGCGAAATGAAGGGACTACCCCATGACCGAAACCTACGCTGAACACCTGGCCTGGGCGAAAGCCCGGGCTCTGGAATACATGGACCTTGGCGAGCTCGAGATGGCCGTCTCGTCCATGACGAACGACATGACCAAGCATATGGACAGCGACCAGGCCGTTGCCCAGGCCATGGCAGGCACCCGCCTGCTGCTGGCCGAGAGCCTCTCGGAAAAGGCGATCCGCGCTTGGATCGAGGCATTCCGATGAACGACAATTCCGACGGCGGCTACGTTTTCGGTCTGTCTGACTGCCTGATCTGCCAGAAGTCCTTCCCCTACAACCCACATCGGGTCCCGAGTTTTCGGATCGATGGGGTGAAGGAACCGGTCTGCGGATCCTGTATGGTCGAGGTCAACGCCGAGCGGGAGAAGCTGGGTCTCGAAGCGTTCGTCATCCCGACGGACGCCTACGAGCCGATCCCGGTGGGCGAGCTATGAGGAAACGCAATTACGATGGTTGCCTTCGCGGTCGCATGACCGTGGCGGAAAAAACAGCCATCGAGGATCTGGCCGACCAGGGATGGAAGGCCGCTCGCATTGCTCAGCGGCTCAACCGTCATCCCGGCACCGTTTCCCACCATATGACGGTGAACGGGTTTCGCCTGGTCATCATGCGGCCGCTCAAACCTTACGTCCGCAACGGCTCGACCGTTGTTTCCTTCACGAAGGTTGAAGACACCTTCATTGAGGAACGCGCACTCGCCGGCCTGAAAAACCGTCAGATCTGCGCGGAAATCTACCGGCGCTTCGGCCACACGCGCAGTCCTCATACGATCGCCTATCGGCTTCGTATGATCGCGGCGACGGCCGAATTCGAAGCGGAGCATGCAGCATGACCGAAACCGCAACTCCGAAGCCTCAGTTGAGAGAAGCCTTAGACGATCTGGACGAAGTGTTCGGTGCCGTCTTCGGTCACAACGCAGGCGATGAGCCCAATCTCTTTGCTGACTATGATCGGGCCGTCGAAATGCAAGGCAAGATGCGGCGGGCGATTGCCACGCTGCGGGGGGCCGAGCATGGTTGATGCTCCGAAACTGCCGTTCAATGACGCCCTGGAAAAGGTCGAGGTCAGCTATGACCTCGGCAATGGCACCGTCATAACCATGACGTTGCTTCAAGGCGACACCCCGGCCGGTGGCCGGCGCTGTGGCAGCTGCTCGCTATGCTGCCGCCTGGTGCCGGTCGCCACGCTCGGCAAACCGGGCAACACCAAATGTCGCTTCAGCCGCCAGCACCCGAAAGGGTGCTGCTCGGTCTATGCGACACCTCAGCAGCCCATGGCCTGTCAAACCTGGTCCTGCCGCTGGTTGATCGACAAGGCGATCGACACGTCACGCCCCGATCGCGCCCACTACGTGATCGACGTGATGCCTGATCTCATCAAATCGGTCCGTGAGGACGGTGAGGTCAGGGAAGCGCCTGTGGTGCAGATCTGGCTCGATCCTGCCTATCCACTGGCACATCGCGATCCCAGGCTACGCGCCTGGGTCGAGGCCAACGCCCGGGAAACCGGGATGGCCGCGATCGTTCGGGTCAGTGCGCGAGACGCGTTTTTGCTGATCCCGCCGTACCTGCATTCCGATGGGGTGTGGGAGGAACGGGGCGCGAAGATTGTGGCAAAGACCGGCATGTGGAGCGAGGAATCCGGCGTCCTCACCAGGACCGAGGAAGCCTTGACGGAAGGATCCGTCTTGTTCCCGGTGCTGGATGAGGGCCGCAAGGACTTCAAACGCGCCGAGACGCTTTACCGCGACGACAGCTGTCTTGAACGAGACTGCGATCGTTGTGGCAAGCGGTATCGAGGCCCGGCGGTCTATTGCTGCCTGGCCTGCGCACTCGCCGACGCATGACAATCCCAACCAAAGGAACGTCACCATGAAACCGTTGGAAATTTATGCGGTGCTTGAAGAAGTCTATGAGAAAGTGCGGACGTTGTCCGGCAATTTCGAAAACGTCTCAGCTAATAGTGCCTTCGCGATAGGCGAAGCTTTGCGGCGTGCTCAGCAAAGCGAAAGCTCTTGTCGGGCGTGACATCGAAGACATACGCGAGCGCGACGCCTAAGACGAAAAGCCCCCAGGTTCGCGCCTGGGGGCTTTTTCGCGTCCATGTCGATTTTTGCCACCACAAATGAGGGGGCAAAACCGGAAGTAGCGCCCTATTTGAGCGCGCGAAGCCCGGCGGCGATGGCCTCGAGCGACGCGATATGTGTTCTGAATGTCGGCTCCAGACCGGCGATCTGGGTCAGGATCGCCGCCCGCGTCGGCGTTCCGGCGGCCGTCTGGGCCGTTGCACCGGTGATGGTGGAAGCGGCGGCCGGCATCGTCAGCGAGATGCGGATCGTGGCGAGCAGCTGGGTGAGCTGCTTCATCAGGAGAGCGCCCTGCATGGCTTGCCCGGCGAGCATCGTCGGCGTTGTGGCGGGTGCTGGCAGCAGGGCCCTGACCAGGTGCGGCGGCCGGCGCGGCAGTGGTGGCACGCTCATTGGGCACTCCTTACGTGATGACGCTGACGGCGGTCTCGATCAAAGGTGGAACAATGCTAGTGACCGTGAAAGTCTGCGATGTGCCGGCAACCCACGGCGCCGAGACGAAGGACGTAACCGTGGTCCATGTCGTCCCATCGGGCGAACTTTGCAGCGACCAGGCCTCAGGGGCCTGCGGCGGGGTGCCCGACGGTGGCGTAACGGGTAGTATGGTGACTTCAGCGATTGAGACGGATGCGCCAAACCCATAGGCCCACCAATTTGGTAACAAATTTCCAACCCAAGCGGTGGTCGTGTTGCCGTCGGAGGCTTGGGACGGCGGATAGAAGGTCGGCCAGCTGCCATCGTAAATGTCCTGAGCAAATGCAACACCACTGCCGATCAGGTTGGGACCTCCCACAGAAGCCGCCATCGAAACTTCAGCAAGGGCCGGGTAACTTCCGTAGACACTGCTTGTGAAGTAAATGCGCCAGAAACTATCGGCTAGAGGGGCAGCATTGAAGAGTGAATTGACTTCGAAGGTTTGTGTTGTTCCAGCAACCCATGTCGCGGATTGGAAAAATCCGATGGCCACCCAGTTAGTGTTATCGTCGGAATACTCAAGTTCCCAGACTTTTGGTGTTGTCGACGGGGTATCGGCTCGAGGCAAGATGACAACCTCAGCCACTGCCACCGCCGATCCAAAATCGTATGCCCACCATTGTTGCGTCACGGAACTCGACGCATTCCAATAGGTGGTGCCGTTACCGTCGCAGGCCTCCGCTGCCGTGGTGCCACCGGCGAAACTGGAAGCGGACGGCGTGCCGCTGCCGATCTGGTTAGCGCCTCCAACGGTCGCGGACATGCTTACTTCGGCGAGGCAAGGATAACTGCCGTAGTCATTGCTCTCGATGTAGATGCGCCAGTACCGGTGCGCGGTCATGCCCGTGTGCCCGCCAGCGTCGCACCGAACAACGCCAGCGTCGTATCCGGCGTCGTAGGGCCAATCCAGCGCATGAAATCGCCTGTGGCAAAGGCGGGTGTGCCGCCGCCCACGGTGGCGAAGGTCGCGGTGTGGCCGCCGGCGGCCATTGTCATCGTGCCCACCGTGGTCCAGGAGCCGGACACCGTTGGGTCGTCGGCGGCCGGGCAATGGTCGATGTTGATGACGGCACTCGCCGTGGCGTCGATGAAGCTACCGCCCGAAGAGGCCGGACCCATTGGCGTGGCGCCGAAATTGACTGGAAACGTCACAGCGATGCCGAAACAATGGGCCAGAATGATCTGGCTGGCGGTGAATGGCGTGGCGCCGGTCGAGCCAGCCACGATGTAGGGCTGTTGGGCGATATGACCAGCAACGAGCGTGGTTATATTTGCAATATCTATAGTAGCTCCGCCGACGACCTGAAGATTATCTAAGCCATTTTGAACGGTCGTGCCAATCATGACCACATTGCGAATTGACAGCTTCGTAGTGGCAACAGTAGTTCCGGTGTTAATGGTATTAAAATTCAGTCCGGAACCGTTGTTGGTCGGCGTCCAATTCTCTGTTGCCAGCATATTAAGACCTGTGCCACTTACCCAAGCCGTTCCATTATAGCCTGCTCCAGAATATTGAAATAGATTATTACTATTGGATGTGGCCGTTGGCGCAGCTTGAGTTCCTCCCGATTGATATCCAACTAGCCGAGCGTTTGAGCCGTAGCCGTGTATGACTATCTGAGCAAGTTCCCCATCTTTGCCGAAAATCTCCTCGACCGATCCGGTCAAACCTGAAAGTGCAACTACGCTGTTGGCATTGATAACCAGTGGCGCCGTAGTCGCTACCACGGCGAAGGTCGGCGACGGTTCGATAACAAGGCTGCCCCCGGAGAAACCAAGGTTGCCACCAACAGGAATCAAGCTTGCAGCGGCGGCGGTGCCTCCTGGATTGCCGATCAAGCTTTGCGCGGCAATCGTCGGCGACGAGATCGTGCCGGGGTTGCCGATCGAGCCGCCATTGAGAAACACGCTGGCAAGAACATCGATCGCGACCGTACCGGCTGGGCCAATTGAGCCGGGCGCGCCGGGGGTCCCGGGGGTGCCGGGTGGCCCGATGATGTTGCCTTCCAGATCGTAAGTGCCGGCGGCGTTCTGGTAGACGTTGCCCGTATTTACGTCGAGGTAGAGATCGGTATTCACCCCCAGCGTACCGGGCGGAACGCCGGTCCCGGTGTGCCACAACGAACCGGCGAGGCCTGTTAGACCGGTGGAACCCGTGAGACCGATGGAGCCTGGAACGCCAATCGATCCCTGCGGCCCCGGGCCGCCCGAGGCGAAGACGATGCAATTGGTGCCATCGCATTCGATCTGACCAGTGCTGCCGGCTGCCAGGACAACCGTCAAACCGGTGGGACCACCAACGGTCAGGCTTTCCGACGAGGAATTGTTGCGCACCGTGAAGACGCGCTGCGTCAGCGGGATCGTCAACGTGCCGGCTGCCGTCTGACCCGAACAAACAAAGACCGCCGCGCGGGTGTACTGCGCCGCGCTGAGCGTTACCTCGTTGCTAATGGCGAAGCTGACCGGGATCTGTCCCTGGGTCGCAGCCTCGAGTGCCAGAATCCCGTCGTTCTGGGTCGTCGTCTTGTTGGTTTGATCCGGCGCGGTCAGCGGAATGGCCAGGATCGGGGATACGGTGAGCGACATGTTCAATGACCTCAGAAGGGCGCGAGGGCTGCGTAAGCCTGGAATCCGCGACCGATCGCAGCGGAAATCTGGTAGCCGACCAGGTAGAGCGTCTCCGTCGCCGGCGTGAAGCCGTCCGCGGTCATCATCGCCGCGGTATAGGTGACCGTGGGCCCCGGAATTGCCAGGAAGCTCCGGACATAGGTCGCAGGTACTGTCGGATCGAACGCCGCCAGCGCCGCGGCATTCGCCAGCAGGTAGACCTGATACTGCTCGCTTTCCTCGCTCAGCGGCACCGTGTCGATGCCGTCCTGCTGCAGGCCTCCGATCCGGGTGCGCCGAACCCAGCTCAGCACCAGGTCGGCACCGCTCGCTGCTCGGGCGAACTGCACCGGGGCATACGGCTTCAGATCGTAGCCCTGGTAGACGAAGCTCTCGGTCGGGGTCTGTCCGGGCGTTCGGCCGGCCGGCGTCAGCTTCCAGAATTCGCCGACATTGAGTTGGGCCAGCGGCAGCTTGTTGCCGTAAACCGGGCCTGGCGCCAGAAACAGCACGGTTTCGCCCTCGCCATGGTCAGCGGCCGCCCAGTCCGTGCCGCGCACGCCGCGCAGCAGCGTCGAGAGGGTGAGTGAGCCGTCGGTGTTTTCGGTGACCGTTTGGAACTGGATGATCTCCGAACCGACCAGCGCCGGATTCACACCGTTCATCAGGTCGAGGTAGGCGCAGCTGCTGGGCGGCATCGCTCCCGGTGGCAACACCACCGTCAGGGTGCTGACATAATCGGTGGCGAACACCGCCGGCGGCGCGGCGAGGATGTTGCGCGCGCGGCCCCAGCTGATGAACTGGGTCAGCGTGTCGAACGGCGGGAACGTCGAGCCATCGGTGCTTTTGTAGAGGTATTCGGCGGTGCCGGCCGCCAGGATCGTGCCGGAGCCTGCGGCGTAGTAGATCCGCGAGGCCGTCCCACCCAGGTCGTCGCTGTCCTCGAGCAGCGGCACGTTGAACAGGAACAACTCGCAGAAGACACCCGGGGTCAGCGTCTGGTTGGTGAAACTGACCGATGCGCCTGGCAGGGCTGACGGTTGGTAGACCGTGGAATTTTCCGACATCAGCGACAGCTGCATCGAAAAGTCGGCGCCGATCGCGTTCTCCTCGGCCCGCACGGTGTAGCTGTTGCCGTTGTCCAGCACGACAGTGATGACGTCGGTGGGATCGAGCGCCAGGTATTTCGGACTTAGAACAGTCGAGTACGTCTTGCGCTGGGCCCATAGCGTATAGAGCCATTTTTCGGCGATTTGCATCGCTTCGAGGTTGGTGGCGACGACCGGTAGATCGACGGACTTCACCCGGCGGGAGAACTGCGTCGGTACCGGCAACGCGGTGCGCTTGGCGTAAGCCCCGCCGGGCTGGTAATCGAGATCGGGATCGGTATAGCGAATGTTGAGCTGGAGCGGCAGCTCCTGCTCCTGCGCATCCTTGCCCTGCCAGAACTTCGATGGGTCGGCGGCATCGGTCGAACCCAGATCATCCTGGGTAATGGTGAGAATCGAACCCTGACCTTTCGGCACGAATTTCAGCGTGTAGTCGCTCTCCACCATGTCGATTTGGTAGACGTTTAGCAGATCGGCGATGCATGCACCGGCCGATTTGTTCTCGGTGATCGCGTAGCCGATGGTGGTCGCGGTGACCAGGCTGACGTCGATCTGTTCGGGGGAGAGGCCTGCCTTGGTGCATTGATCGACGATGATCGAGGCGACCGGGTATTCGGCCCCGCTGTTTCGTTGCAAATAGATCAGATACAAGTTACCGCTGCCCGCGGCATTGATGATCGCGGAACTGGAATTGCTGGAATAGGCGAAGGTGAAGGCGGGCAGGATCAGCGGATCTGGTCCGTCAAAGGCCGTGACAGCGCCGGCGTTGAGGTCGCCCTGCCAGTAGCCGCCGCCCGCGGTGCCCAGGTCGGTTTCGAAGTACTGGCCGCTAATCGGGGTCATCGGGAAACCGGCCGACGACCATTCAACCCCGCCGCCCGTGTTGAGCTTGATGGTGCGTCCCAGGGTCAGGTCAGTGATGAGCATGGTGTTGTCGGCGGCGTCGTAGACAGCGACGGTGCTCGGCCGCCATCCATACGGTGTTTCCACGCCGAAATCCGCAGCATGGTATGTGCCAACCGGGACCAGGGAAGTGTAGAAGGGAACGCCTCCCAGGGTCAGTCCAACCGAGGCGGCGACGGCGGTCACGGTCGAGATATAGACGTTGAGCTGGGGTCCATCGAGACCGATCTCCAGCGCACTGCCGCACATCCACCAAATATCGACCGTGCCCGCCGTCGGGTTTTGGTTGCCGACAATGGCGTCAGCCCAGCCACCTGCCCCCGAGTAAGGCATCGGCAGCGCAATTCCGGTGCCGTTGCTGAAATCGACGACCGAGAGATAGGCAAAGACCGATACGCAGGCGATGATCTCGAGCGAATTGCCGGTCGCGCTGGCCAGAGTCACGGCCGTCATTCTATCGATGTAATCGCCGCTTCCGGTTCCGGAAACGATGCTGACGCCTTCGCCGTTGGTTGGCGCGATGGTGGTGTGAACTTCCAGCGAATTCGGATCGACCAACGAAATTGTCGGCTGGGACCAGCCGATGCCTTCGAAAGCGTCGCCGCCATAGAGGCTGACCCCGAGCTCGAGATCAACCGCAGCAATCGCTACCGAGGGAAACAAGGGATCGCCGGTGGAAAAGTAAGCTAACTCGACGCTGCTACCCGATACATAGACATTCCCGCCCTGGGCGCATGCCATGGTTTCCAGCGTGGGAAAGATGACGGAGTAGCCGACCATCAGCTGGGCGGTCTGTTGCGCTATGGCGCCGAAACAGATGCCGGTGGACATCGTAAAGCCGCGGATCGTGCCGTCGCCCGACAGCTGATAAACCACGCCGCGCACCCAGTCGGTGACCACCGACTGCAAGCCGGTGTCCAGGGAGACATCCGGACTGGGCCGCACCAGCGGCGTGACCAGGGTGATATTGGCGACATTGCTCGACACCGTTGCCGTGACGTTCGGGAACCGGTTGCCGAAATGGATCAGGTTGATCCCGGAAAACACCACGTACATCAGGCCGCGATAGGCCGGGCATGAGTACGGCGGGCTGACGTGCTGGGCGACCCAGGCCGCCATCTCCACGTCCTGCATCTGATCTTCGCCGCCCTCGTAGATCCGCATCGGGAAGCTGTAGGACACCAGCTCTATCGGGTTCGCCGCGGTGCCGTCGTAGAACAGGTTCCCGTCGGTCCAGATCTGCAGCAGCTTGGCCGGCCCGACGCAGAATCCCAGCGCCGCGCTCTGGTAATAGTTGTAGGTCGAGGCCCCCATGCCCTTGCCGGCCTGCGGCGACGTGGTGATGGTCGATTCCCAGAAGATCGTCGCCGGAAGCCGCACGGTGCCGTAGATGATCGGAATGATGTGGCCGTACGAGCTGCCGGCGAATTGCATGTCCGGGATCAGCGGCTTGAGCGAGCGGTTGAACAGCATCGAGCCGACCAGGCCGCCTGCCATACCGCCGATCGCGCCACCGATCGGACCGCCGAGGAACGAGCCGGCAATGCTGCCGACCAGGCTTAGCGCGGTGGTTGCCAGTGAGCCGCCGCCGCCCTGCCCCATCTCAGTCTTCCACGCCCGGGAAGGCGAACAGCCCGATGAGCCGCAGCGAATCTTTCAGAACCGCGTTCCACGGCTCCTCGACCACGCGGGCCGGGATCATGCGGGCATGCACTAGGTGCAGCATGCCATGCTTGACGGTGAAGATCCCGACATGGCCTGGCAGCCGCGCCTCGGCGAACACGCCGACCGTGCCGGGCAGCGGCGTGTCGGTGTAGGCGATTGGGATCAGATCCTGGCTGAGACGACGCAGGATCAGCAGATCAGCGCTGGGCGTGCTCTTGTAGCCCGGTTCGTCGACATGCGGGACGGCGAGCGCCCGGCCGATCATCACCAGAAGCCCCAGGCAATCGACCCCGCGCATGCTGCGGCCCTGATCGCGATACCGGACGCCGTCCCACTTGCGCGCCTCGGCGACGATTTGGTCGCGGGTCATTGCGACATGTCCGGATAGGACAGGATGGCATCCATACCCGGCATGTCGGGCTCGGAGCGATTATTCAGGATATTGCCGTATTTCTCCTGGCAGGTGATCCGCGTCTTGTCGCAGCCGGCGTCGAAGAAAAATGTGTCGCCGGCCTGGATCGGGAAGTTCATCGCCAGCCAGAGCGTGACTTGGCTGCTGCTCGAATTATAGAGCTTCAGCTCCATGGCGGTGCCGGCATTTGCGCCGGTGATCCAGACGATGGTGGAACTGGTCAGCGGCGAAGTGCCGAAATCCTGGATGGTGAAGCCGCCCAGATAATCGCCGGTTTTGAGGATGCTGCCCGGCTGGCCCGAGTTGTTGGTCAGATAGATGGCGTCGCCGACCAGCGCATAGGTCATGTCGAGATCGGAGGCCGGATACAGGCCACCGGAATACTCGCCGCCGGCGAGCTGCGCATACAGCGACGACAGGGCGTTCTGATTGCCCTCGTTGGCCTTCAGGTCGGAATAGGTGTGCCAGGCGAAGGTGTTGATCCCGTCGGAGATCTCGAGGCTGGTGCCGGCCGAGATGTTGTTCCAGACGGTGATGATGGCGCTGGTGGTGGAAACCGAGGCCACGCCCGGGAGCGTCAGCGGTCCGGAGACGAAGTTGGACTCGTCGGTTACCGAGACGACGGTGCCGATGCCGCGGAAATACGGCATCGACAGCCAGGTGATCGATCCATCGACGGTGGTGGCGCCGATCGCGGTGTTCCAGACCGGTTCGGTGGATCCCGAGGTGCCGCTGTTCTGCGCCTGGAAGATCGCCACCTGCAGCGCCCCCGATGACGCCACCAACGGCCGCACAAAGGGCAGCGTGGTGTCCACCGCCGGCTCGTAGAGAGTGTTGGGTTGCCATTGCTGCGGAAAAACCGGGATCTTGCAGAGCGTGTCGCCGAAGTCGGCGCGGCAGGTCGGCGAGTAGACATTCCCGAATTCCTGCACCAGCGCCTGGGTCAGCCCGCGCAGCTCGGCGATGAACATGCCGTCCGGCGCGAGGATCGTCTCACCGAGCCAGCCGTGCCGCAACCGGCAAATGCCCTGGGTCAGATCCATCCAGTTCACGGCGAAGATGTAGACGGACGCGTAATAATAGAGCCCGTTCTCCATGTCCTGCTGGGTAATTGCGTCGTCGGAGAAGAAGCCGATGCATTCGAGGTTGTCGACCGAGCCGCGCGAGCCGGTCGAGATCGCGGACCGCGAAAAGCCGACGGTGGACTGATAGGTGACGCCGCTGACGACGAGATCTTCGTCGAACGAGGTGAACGCGAAGGTGACGCCGTCGGTTCGCACCACCATCCAGCATACGGTCATGGTCGTCAGCGGTTGTGCCAGGTGGGCCGCGAGTTCCGCGGTGATTGTTTTCATCAGAGGATGTCCCTGATCTCGACAATAGGAATTGGTCCCCAAGCGAAATTATCGGTGGTGGTGGTGGTGACCTTCATGTCGTCCGTGTCGAACCGCACGGGCGTGTCGAACTCGGTATAGCCGGCAATGGCATGTCCGGTCGTCGCGGCGAGCGCGAAGCTCAGGTGGACTATTCCCTGGGTCAGATCCACAGAGTAGTCCGGACCTTCAACCATTGGCTCGCCATTGTTGAAAAAGGCGTAGCTGCCCGCCACCGGCTTCTGGATCAGCCGGACGTAGGAACCGCCGACGTCGGTATAGATCTTCACCAGTTGGAACGTCACGGTGGTTCCATCGGTGGTGAGAAAGACCGGGAACGGGAATAGATCGCCGGGGACCGCATACCACCGTGGCAGCCGATAATCCGACCAGTCCTTGAACCGGAAGCCCCATGCTTTGCCGTTGCGGGCATGGAAGAAGTCGAGCAGCTCCTCGATCTGCTGCTGGGTTTTCAGGCCGGTTGAGACATCCCACTCGCCGCGGCGGTTGGCCCAGTTGATGTTGCGATGCTCGTAGCCGGACGACAGGGTTTGCACGGTGGTGCTGAACCTCGGGCCGCCGACGGCGCCCTGGCTGATAAAGGGCGGAAATTGCACTTCCTGGAAGGAGATCCCCATTACCCTGACCGTCCCTGATTCCGCTGCAATTGCGCGGACGCCTTCGCATGCAGCTGGGATTGCGTCGCCATGAAGCTGTTGGCATCCGGCGTGGTGATGTTGAAATTGACCACGGGCGCCGCGCCGCTGCCACCATGCGCGGTGACCCCGAGCTGGCCGCTGGGACCGCGTTTCAGCGGCATGATCGCCTCCGAGCCTGCCTCGCCCATAAGGCCGACCGAAGCACCGTTGGCGAAGCGGAAGAACGTCGGAAAATGCACGACCTGGTTCTCGTAATCGGCGATGCCGCGGCCTTTGCCCGGCCGTCTCGACGAGTAGACGTTGCCCATGGCGCTATCGAACACGTCGTCCAGTGCGCTGGCATCCACGCCACTGGCGCCGGCGCCGGTGGCCGCATCGCCGACCGCGCCCGCATCCCAGGCCCCGCTGTCGATCCCGTTGTCGGCCGCGCTGGATGCGACGCCGCTGCCGTCATCCCAGGATCCGCTGTCGATGCCGCTGTTGGCATTGTTGCCTGATCCGCTGCCGCTGCCTTTGAACAGCGAGCCGATCAGGCCACCGCCTTTGTAGTAGCCCTGGCCGGCGATCGCATCGACCAGGCTGCCGGTCAGACCACCGGCATGGGAGAAAAGGCCAGCGAGGCCACCAGACGAACTACTGCTGCCGCTTCCGCTTCCACCACCGCCTGAGCCACCGCCTGAGCCGCCGCCGCCTCCGCCACCACTGCCGCCACCGCTTGCCCGGCCACCACCGCCACTGTCAGCCCCTGACCCGGTCTGCGCATCGTAGGCGGCGCTGTCGGCCGCCGCAGCGGTAGGGTCATCCCATGATCCGGTATCGACGCCACCACCGCCGCCGCCGCCTCCACCACCACCGCCGAACAGACGGCCGAGAGCACCGAATATACCGCCGCTGGAGCTGCCGCCGCCCGATCCGCCTCCACCACCGCCGGATCCACCCCCGCCGCCCCCAGCGAGGCCCTTGGCGGCCGCTCCGATGTCCGAGCCGACACCACCGCCGCCCGAGCCACCGCCGCCGCCTCCGCCGCCTCCGCCGCTTTTGGTGCCACCCGCCGGATCGCCGCCACCGAACAGCGACGAGATCATGTTCTCGAAGGGCTTGTAGACCACCGCCTTCAGGGCGATGCCCTCGAGATCCTTGGCGAGTCCCTGCAAGGCTTGATGACCATGCTCGCCGCCGATCGCCACCGCCGAGAACATGGATTCGAAAGCGCCTTCCGTGCTGGCGATCGTGTCGCGGGTCTGGGCCAGCTGCTTATTCTGAGCGGCCAGCGCATCGGCGGCCTTGTTGTCGCTCAACATCTGCTGGCCTTCCGGCGTTTGCTCGAGTCCGGGATTTGCGTCGAATTTCTGCTGGGTGGTGATGCTGCGTTGCGCGGAGGCCTGCTGCTCGGGAGAGGCGAAGGGGCCCAGGCTGTTGACGCCGCTCTGCACCGCCTGGCTGTTTTCGGTGGCGACGTTGGTCTGGGCCTGCTCCTTACGCGCGGCGGCGAGCTGTTCGTTGAACAGCTCCTGACTGCGCGCGGCGGCATCCACCACGCCAGAGCCACGCGCCAGGGTCTCCTGATGCACCTGCAGCTCTCGGTCGAACGCCGCCAGCGCGGCTTGACCACGGCCGTAGCCGCTGCTGAGGGCGTCGGCCTCGCCGGCTGAAGCTGCGGTGCGGCTGGTGGTTTCATACGAGGCGACGCCTTGTTCGCCCTGCTGGCCGGTGATGATGCCCTGTTGCTGTCGGGCGCCTTCTCGTGCGCCGAGATCAGTAGGCAGGTTGGGATTGAGCTCGATGACCCGCGCGGCATTGCCGGTTTGGCCCTGGGCGTTGAACGCGTTGCGCCGGATCGCGGCACTCTGTTGCACGTCAAATCGTTCCCGTGCCTGCTGGTCAGTGTATTCCTGGTCGGTGCGGGTGTTCGACTGGTTCTGGTTCACGAGGCCAGTCTGCGCGTCGACTTCGCCCGGGGTTTGACCGGGCATCGCCACTGGCTGTCCGGAAGCCATGTTGGCAGCCAACAACGAGGCGGCGACCTGCTGCTGACGTGCCGGTGATCCGGTGACGGTACCGTAGGACCGCCCGGCTGCCACAACATCGCCGCCGGCGGCCGTCAGGCGAGCGCGATACTCGCGGGCGGCCGCCTCGATCGAGGTTGCCGGATCGTATTTGTCGCCACCGCCCAGATAGACATTCCCGTCGATCTGCTGGCCCAGCCCGCCGGCGGTGCTCGCCGGCGCACCACCGGGGCCGGATCCGTTGCGCACATTCCGAAAACTGGATTCATTCCCGATGATCTCGGCAAGCATCGTCGGCGTGAGGTTGTTGTTGGCGGCCGATTTGTTGATATCTCCCATGTAGGGCTGTGCCGCGGGATTATTGATCCAGAGCGGGCTGCGGGCCGCGCCGGCGGTCGGCACCGGCGCCTGGGAGGCCGTCATAGACTGGACGTAGACCTGGCGGTTGGCCTCGAGGGCGGCGCGCTGGGACGGCGGCGCGGCCATCAGCATGCGGGTGAAGGTCTCATTCATCGCGCCGGTTCGCGTGGCGTCCACATTTTGCGCCGCCTGAGCCGTGAGATCCTGCTCGCGGCGCAGCTCCTTCATGACTTGCAGCTTGCTTTCGAGGATTCCCTGGTCCCGGGTGTTGGCGTCGGCGATCGCCGCCGTCAGGGTTTTCTGGTCCTGCAGGATCTGCGCGGCCTGCCCGGCTGTCGCATTCTGATCGTGCATGATCTTCAGCAGATCGTCGGCGTCGGTGACCTGACCGCGCAGCGCGGTTTCCGCGCCGGCGGCGGTGACGGCGGTTTGGTTATGCTGCGCGGTGGTCGCGGCATGTGCGGCGTCCTGGCGCACCATTTGCGACTGGATCGACCTGTCACTGGGCAGTTGGCCGCCTCTGACCTGGCCCGCAACTTGTTGCCTGACCGCCAGTTGCTGCTGTGCAATCAGCCGCGTCGCATCGTTGGCGCCACTGGTGTTCAGCCGCCGGGCGAGATCGATCTGTTCGGCGATGTCGCTGTTCGCGCTCTGCGTTGCATCGTTGGTCGATCGGCCCTGGGTGATGCGCTGGGCAATCGTCAGCACGCCGGCCTCGATCGCCGCCTTCGCCGCCTGGTCGTCGGTAGCGCCGATCCGCAACGCTTGATTGCGTGCATTCCACGCCCGGGTGAAATCTTCCGCTGCGCTACGGCCCTTCTGCACCGCAACGGCGAGGCCTTCTTGCAGCTCGATCTGCTTGTCGGTGTCTTCGGACTCGCCTTGCAGCTGGCCGGCCACCTGTTGGCGGAAGGCCCCCTGGCCGACATCGGCTTCGCCGCGCGACAGCTGGGCGCTGCGGGTGATACCCCCCAATGGCGTATCAACCGGCATGTTGGTGGCAGCCTCGCCACGGATCTGACCGAGATAGCGCAGCCCGAATTCGGCCGCGGCCCGGTCATTCGGCGATTGCGCCATGAGCAATGCCTGGCGGCCGGTTTCGTCGGCCGTCCGCATTTGAGGGGCGCGGGCGTAGATACTGTCCTGTTGCAGCGTGCCCAGCTGCGCGGCGGCGCGGCGCGTGCCCTGGGCATCGCCGAACGCCTGGCGGTACCGCCGCAGTGTATCGTCGGTGGCAAAATCGGTTACCCGCTGGTCGGCCTGGTTCATCGCTTCCAGCGAGCTGTCGCCCAGGTTCGACAGGATCCCGCCGGACTGCTCGCGCAAATAGCGCTCCTCGGACGGCGAGCGCCGCCGGTTATCCTGCAACAGCATCGGGTTGTAGCCGCCGAACAGGTTCTCAACCCGGCGTCCGGCTGCATACAAGGTCGCCCGGCCGCTACCATATTCCACGGCATCCATCTGCCGGCGGGCGGCGATTTCGTTCTGATTCGAGGAAAAGGTGCCGGAGGTGAAATTCCGTAGCATGTTCATCGGGCCGCTGTTCTCGATGCCCCGGCCGATGGTGCTCAAATAGGTCCGGTGCGCCTCCGCGTTGGGACCGGCGGCGATCGCCTCCGACGCGCGGCGTTGCGCGTTGTCGGTCTGGAACAAGCCGCCGGCAAAGGGATTGAGGCCAAGCCGGCTGAGGAAGCCTGTCCCCTGGGTGAACTGGGAACTGAGATCCTGCCGGCGTGCCTCGTTGCGGCTCAGATCGGTCAGCGCGCGGGCGATCTGCATCTGCTGGGAATCGATCTGCGCGGCCGCGCCGCTGCTCCGATCGGTCTGCCGGCGCTGAAAGTCGGTGATGTAAGGCTGGCTCTGCAACGCCGTCAGCTGCTGCGCGCCGAACGATGGCCCGAAGATCTGCTGGGCCGCCATCACGGTGCCCTGGTCCATGCGGTAGCCACGCAACTGGTCGGCGACGCGCTGCATCAGCTGGTCCGGCCGGTTTTGCGTGATGCCCTGCATCGAGACGCCGAGCTGCGTCAGCGCCGTACGCGCTTGCAGGCCTTCGACCGTCTGGTTCTTCAGCGCCGCGGTGATCCGTTCGAAGCCGGTGCCCAGATCGGCGATCGTCACGCGCAGCTCCCGCGCCTTGCTCATGTAGCGATCGAGCCCGTCGACCGTCGCGTTGAACGTCGTGGCGGCCGAGGCCGCGGCGACCATGGTGACAGTGTACGCGGCCAGCGACTGTTGGCTGTCGTTCATCGCCTGGCGCTGCGCGTTCAACCGGACGTTCAAGCCGGTCAGCGTGCCGTCGAAGGTCCGCGTGGCGTCGACCAATTTGCCGATCCGGTCGCGCTGCTGGTCGTAGGCCTGCGACAGGTTGTTGGTCGCCGCGGTCTGCTGATTGACCTGCTGCTGGACGCCGGCGGAGGTGGCTTTCAGTGATTCAAGGATCGCGATCGCCCGCTGCGCCTGGCTGGAATCAACCGCGAATTGGAGAGACGCGTCAGTCATCTGCTTCGTCTCCGGCCAGATCTTCCTGGCTGATCGTCTTCTTACGCACTATCGCCAGCCAAATGTCATCCAGTGCGGTGATCGCTTCGAGTTCCCATGGCCGCAACGGCGTTCGGTAGAGGCGCGACCACGATTCGATGTCCGTCCAGCGCAGCGGCAGGAAATTCGCCCCGTTGATCGGCCGGTGCCGGCTGACCTGGACGAACATATTCCAGATGTAGCGCATCTCCGGCGGCAATACCGGAGCTTCTCGGTCATGCGGCAGCCGCTTGCCCTTGGTGGCCTTGCGGTAGGCTACGAAGAGATCGTGGAGTGTTCCGCCGGTCGGGAGGGGTCGTCTGACAAGGAACTGATATCGGGCGAATTTTTTGAGGTTCCGAAGACGGATGGCAAAAAATTTGCGTCACCCAGCATGAAATCGAGCCCCTGCTGGCGGAAGAACGGCCAGCGCTTGCCGATCCAGAAGGTCCGCATGTTCTCGGGCGAGCAGTGAAACGGCTTGCCGTCGAGCACGGTGATCGTCCATTCGCGGGTGCAGGCGCAGAGCAGATCGGTGTTCTCGCGGTCGATGCGCTCCTGCGGAACCGGCGGGATCGGCATTCCGGGGTATTGTGCGGCAAACGTTTTTTGGTCGGTGGCGCGGACTTCGTTGATCGTCTTGATGGCAGCGGCGAACGCGGTGCTGTGGCGTCCCAGCAAAGTCACGGTCCAGGGGGTTTTTTCCTCGCTGTCCTCGTCGCGCAGCGCCACGCCGGTGAAGGGATGCCGCAGCGGCATGGCAACGCCCTTCTCGGATAGCGGCAAGATATCGAACGAAGCGAGATCAGTTGCCATGCGAATCGTCTCCCTGAATGGGCGGGAGCCTATGAGCATGGACTATCGATAACAATGGCTTGGTATCCGGCGCTTGTTCATCGACGAAAAGATGACAGGCGCCGCAATAGCGTTCGCGGGCGTCCACAGGGTGGTGGCTGGTGCGCCCGCAATAGGGACAGGTAAACGCCATTAATCCGTGGCGACGCGCGCACCCGGGATCGATGATGCGCCGCCGATGCTGCTGGCGCCGGCGATCGTGGTTTTCTGCTCCAGCGGCGCCGCAGCAGGTACTGAAGCGGCGCCGGCGAGCGTTGCCCCGCCGATCGTGGAAGCACCACCCACAGAGGCCGCGCCGGTGACCGTGCTTGGCGCTTCCAGGTTGAAAGCCATGATGGCGGTGACAGTGGCCGTCTGGAGATCCTTCGCCCCGACATGCGCCTGGATCTGCTTGAGCCGAGTGAACTGAGCTTCGGTCAGCGTGGTGGTAAACAGCATGGCAATCTCCTCGGGATGAAGGTCAGGCGGCACTGTCTTGAATGACCAGGGTGGTCATGTCGATAGTGTCGTCCGCCAGGTTCAGCAGCGCCGTATAGGTGAACGACTGCACCAGGCTCATTTGCCCATCGGATTTCTGCTGACCCATCAGCTTCACCCGCGGCAGGGTGAACCGCATGAAGTCGTCGGTTTCGTCGCCCATCGTCAGCATGATGCTGATGCCGACTTCGATTTCGTTGTAGAATGTGTCGGCGATCACCTGGTTTTCGAACAGCGCGGTGAAGCTTCCGGTCACGATCATCGTACCGAGGAAGATCCAGGGCACCACATTCGAGCCGATGACCGGGGGCGCCTCCATCGCCGGCGCGATGCTGATGGTGGCGCCGGTGATGATTACCTCGTCGACGTTGTTGTAGCTCATCGAGCCATTGACCGCGGCCAATGCGCTGGTGGTAGTTGGACCGGTCGGATCGGTGAGCTGCTGCGACACCCCGCTGGTCATGTTCTGCCCCATCATTTGCGAGGTGAACGTGACCAGGCCGGTGGCCGGCAGCTGGATCGTCGTCTGGCCGATCCGGCAACCGGTGAAGAGTTCGGAGACCTCGATGTCGGAGAACCAGTGCTCGATCGCGTAGCTGGCGTAGATCTGGCCGCTGGTTGGCATGATCAGCTTCTTGCCCACCACCGTCACTGTCAGGCCGACCAGCGCGCCCAGGGTCAGCCCCTCGGGCAGGTCGCGGGTGGTGATGACGGTGTCCGACAGGCCGTTGATTCGCAGATTGACGCCGTTCAAGGCGGTGTTGGGCGCGATGGCGCCGCTGATCTGAACGACGTCCTCGCGCAGCAGCCCGGCCGCGAGCAGGCCGCCGCCGACCAGTGTCAGCGTGCCGGCGATGACGTTCAAGGTCAGATCGACGGTCGACAAGATCGAGCCGGTGGCGAACGTCCCGCGCAGCAGCCCCTGCCAGAAGGCGTCGAAGCTGCCCGGGCTCATCTGGCCTGAGAAGGTGCCGGCGGGCCGGCGAACGCCGTGGCGGGCGTCCTCGATCTGCTGGGAGGGCAGGATTTCCTGGCTCTGGTAGCTGTCGATGTTGAGCACCAGGTCGGAACTGGTGCGCCGCAGGTAGACGCCACCGGTGACCGGGCTCGTTCCGAAGACTTCTTCCAGAGCGATCGCCACCTTTTTGGCGACGCCTGTAGCGAAAGTGCCAGACATGTTCGTCTCCTTAAAAGGCGTTACGGGGCTTCCGTCGCGAACCAGTGGATCTGCACGGGCAGGATCGACCAGTCGCCGAAAGCGGTAGGCATCGGCGCCGTGCTGTATTCGATCGTCAGGACGTTGCCGCCGAACGTCGGCAGGTTGGCGCCGCGGGCGAAGGTGTTCATGACCCTCTGCGCCCAGATTTCTTGCGATCGTGTGCCGGCGTCGCGCGGCACCGTCACGCCGACCTGGTAGATGCCGACCCACTGAATGATGCCGTCGGCGCCGATGCCCAGCGGGGTCTTATTCCGGCCGGCGTTTTCGACGCCGAGATAGGGAATACCCTTCTTCGGGGTATAGATCTTGTTCGGCCACGCGATCTCGTTGGTGATACCCGCCTCGGTCAGCGCGGTGTTCAGTGCATCGGTGTAATAGCGGAGATCAACGCTCACGGCTGCACCGCCGATCCGCCGCCGAGCACGCGCTGTTTCGCCTTTTCAGCGATCTCGGGCATTTCGGTCATGGTCTGGGTCATCATGTGCCGACCCTGCTGATTGTAGTAACGGCCGAGGCTGTCTTCGCCGACGAAGCCGAATTCTATGCGGCGGGCGTAGGCCACCGGGTTGATGATCAGGATGACGTCGCCCACCTCGGCGTCAGCGATCGCCACACCTGGCGGCGACACGCGGCCGGCCACCGGCTCGGCATCGCCCTTGCGGATGGCGGTCCAGTTCGACCGCAGGAATCCGGTTTTGACTGGGGTCAGCTCCTGCACCCGCATGACTGCGTCGAAGGCGATTGCCTGGAAGACGTCGGAAGCGAGCCCCTTGGCCTCGTTGCACCATTTGCTGACGTCTGAGGTGAAATCGGCCATCTCAATGGCACTGCAGCGAATAGAGGAAGTTCACGCCGTTGCGGAAGATCGGACCCACCGCCATGATCGAGCGCTCTTCGCCGTTGACGTAGATCAGATCGTCCACCGCCGGCAGCGCGACCGGTACGCCGTTGGCCATGGCGGCGATGTTGAGGCCGAGCGTGTTGACCTGGGTCCAGCCTTTCTGGGTCATCTCCTCGAGCGTGAGCACCCGGCCGAAAACCTGCTCATCTGCCAGGAAATCGAAGGTGACCGGCTGGCCTATCATCTGCACCGGAAGCAGCGGTCCCGGTGAGGTGACACATATCACCGGAAAGGCGTTGTTCGCGGCCAGCGTGTCGGCATTGTAGATCGTGGGGACACCAAACGACGGTTGGCTGCCGCCTCTGCCGGTGTTGAATCCCAATGGAATGCCATCGCTGTCGGTCAGGACATCAGTCGGCATTGTTTGCACTGTCCAAGCCACGCCGTTGACGAGGATCTGGTCGCCGGCGACCAGACGTCCGCTGAGCGTCGTCGCGGCCAATCCGAGGTAGGTGTTACTGTCGGTGCCGGTGACTGCCCCTGTGACGGCTATGTCGGTGCTGTAGGAGGGCGGGTTCGAATAGGGGACGGCCCCACCGCCGGCGAGCAGACTGACACGGCGCAGGGTCATCGGTTCGCCGCGGGCAAGCATTCGTGTCGCCACCCGCTGCTGGACGTAGCCGTTACGGGATCCCTGCGCGCCACCGGGCCAGAGGGGGGCTGCCATGGCTTACCCGCGGCATTTCATGGTGCGGTCCTCTTGTAGTTCCGCAGCAGTGACTGAGCGCCGCGCGGGACCCCGCCGGCGCCTTGGTCGTCGTACGTTCCTGAAAACACGCCAGCGGTCGATTCGGAACGCAGGTTGGTGTCGGCCGCCTGGGCGTTGTAGATCGCGTTCGCGGTCAATTTTAACGCCAGGTAGATGTTGGCTGGCATCGCCGGCGGCACCCCGCCGGGGGCCAGCGACATGTCGTAGCCGGCCGTGTAGCTGACCGAAATGTTTAGAATGCCACGCGGAAGCCTGCCGTAGCCGGCGAACACCAGCTTGCGCGGGTTTTCCGGTGCGATCCGATAGCCGGGTTTGTTCGGGCCGGCTGGCACCAGGTTTGATCCGAAGGGCCAATCCGAGATCGTCACGCTGCTGACCGATTGAACCGGCCAGTTGTTGAGCAGGATATAATCGGTGCCGTTGCTGTTGTAGAGCTCGCCGGTATAGGTCTGCAGCGCGAGATCACGTTCGATATGATCCCGGACCGCATCCGAAGCGGCATTCGCGATGACGCCGGCGGAGATGTCATCGATCCCCGGCCCGAGCCACGTTTCCACATCAGCGATCGATACCCAGAGCGCCATCTTACCGGATCGACTCGTTCAGCACGGCGCTGGCGCCGGATGTCCGTGCCTGGCGTTCGCTGTAATCGGCCCACATGCCGCGCAGCTGCTTCAGCGACCGGCGTCGGTCGACCTTGGGACCCACCGCGTCCAGTTTGGTGAAGAGGGTCTGGCGTTCGGTCTCGTCCATTTCAGAGTTGGCGCGCATTTCATCCATGGCGACCTTGTCCGTCGGATCGATCGCCCTGCAGCCATGCTCGGCGAGGGCCTTTTTCAGCCCGGGCGAGAAGGCATGGACCTCGAGCACACCATCGGCATTGACCTTGTGCTCGATCCCATCGACGGAAAGCGATGTCATGCCCGGATTTCCGAGCGCGTAATGCATCGGCATTGGCTGTCTCCTCAGCGGTTGCGGGGAGACCACAATGGCCTCCCCCACGCCGAACGTTAGCCCGGCGCGATGTTGGTGATAAATCCAAGCGACGGCGGGAAATAATGTTGCAATACCTGATCGGCGTAGACACCGTATTCGTACTTGCGGGTCCTCAGCGGCCACTCGATCTGGTAGTACTCCTTCCGGCTTTTGATCTGGTACACGTTTTGCACATCGTTCAACGCGTACGGCAGCTCATCCGTCAGGAACATGATGTTGCCCGGCGGCAGGTTCGGATGGAGTTTGATCGGCAGATCCTGCGACGGGCCCATTCCGAACGGGTTGGTGTAGCCGGCGATGCGGCTGCCGCCTTTCAGGCCGTCCCGATCGGTGGTGACGGTGAACCGCGACAGCGGCACAGCGCCGGCGCTGGGCGAAGTCAGCACCTTCCTACGCATGTAATTTTGTTCCTGAGAGCTCACCCACATGGTGGTCGGCGACAGCCGGTAGTTGTTCCAGAAGGACTCGAGCGCCGCATCCAGCTCGATGATGCCACCGGTGCCGTCGGGCGTCAGTGGAGTCCCAATGCCGTTCGGCCCGGTGGGCTGCGCCGCCCAGTAGGAGCCGGAACCCGGTGTCGCGGCGATCGAGGAGAACCCGTTGAACACCAAGTGGTTCACCGAATTGTCGCCCGACAGCGCGGAGAACAATTGGCCGCTGACCGGCAACGCGGTGATCGAGATCGAATTGATGTTGGTGACGGCGTACATGTACACGTTCGCGCCGACGCCGACATACCAGGCATAGCCGAAAGCGCCGATCACCGGGGCCACCGAGGCGGTGACGGTGGACGACGCCGCGGCGGTGAGCACGCTGGCGGTTGCTGACGGACCAGCCGCGCCGCAGCCATAGGTCTCGACAGAGCCGTCCGCGTTGGTGCGGGTCAGGATGCCGGCGGGAGAACCGGGAATGCCGCCGGCAACGGTGACGTTGCGCAGGCCTTCCATGGTCAGCGCGACGCAGCCGACGACCACGGTGGTGGCGTTGGCAATGGCGCCGCCGGAGCCGATCGCCGCGACAACCGGGGTCGGCGTGGTGCCGAGTCCGGTGATGCCGCTGCCACCCAAAATAATGAATTCTTCCTCGATCATCAAAGCGCGCAGCAGTGATTGCACCGCGGTCGCCTTCAGATCCTGGAAGCCCTCGGCGGACATGTCCGCTTCGAACGTGACGTAGTTGTCAAAGCCGATCCCGGCGAACGCCGCCAGGTAGCTCATCACGGTTTCCTGGATGACAGCGCCACGGTTGCCCTGGCCAAGACCACCGGAAAGTGAGGTGGTGTTCACCCCGGTGATGGCCCGCCAATTCGCCTGGATGCCGCGGCCGCCGCCGACTCGCGGGATCATGTTCCGCAGTGGAGTCAGGACCGGGTAGAGCAGTTTGGCAGGGGCTTCGAGGTCATAAACCTGTAGGCCGGTGGTGGCTGAGCCGGGTTGCACCCAGGCTTTCGCCAGATCGCCCATTTGGCCAGAGTTGGCCGCGATCGTCTCGCGGATGAGCCGCAAGGAGTCCGAAGTTACACCCATGATTTTGGTCTCGCCGCCGCGCCCTGTTGCAGCGTAACGGGAATGTCAGCCTGATGCTGATCATGCGGGCCGGTGCCTGGGCGGCAGTCTCGGCAACGCTCCGGATCGAAACCGGAGTCGGGTAGCCACTCAGAAAGCGGCCACCCGTGTCATCTCATAACTAAGACACCGGCGCAAGCGGTTTCGGCTCACGCCGGCGCAGCCGGTTAGTACCCCTGACGCGAAATATTAGGCCCGGCGACGATGCCGAACCAGTCCGAGAGAAATCAGACCAAAGCCCAGCACAGCCAGCGAAACCGGCTCAGGAATCGACGAAATGTCGATCGTGTCGTTTGCCGTGCAAGGATGGCCGACGGAACAAGCTCCCATTGTGAGCGCGTATTCCACCGTTTCGCTGTACGGTGACGACAGCGCCGACGACGTGTTGATTATGTTCATCGCGTCTGTTTCATGGGTGAACGTAGCCGTCGCCAACTGGGCACCGGCAAATAGAAGATTGCCGGTAGACAGATAGGTGGTTTCCACCACCGACACGACGTCGTTCGTCCACGTATTCGACGTGAAGCCGCTCAAAAACGAACTGACTCCGAGCGGTGACGAAAGTCCTTGCTCCGTCACCCATACATACAGCGTTGAGCCAGCGTGAGTTGTTGAGACATTGACCGATGTCGTGTCCAGGTTTGCCTCCGGGAAACCGAGTGCCGGAAAACCTTGTGCGCTGACGTTGTACGAAGTGTCAGTCGGGCTTGAGATGTAGTCGACAAAGCCACTGCCGCTATCCGTTGCCACCGTCGAAGGCGTCGAACCGATGCCGATCGAAATAAGGCTCGCTTCGGCGAACCCGGCTGACAACCCGATACCGAGCGCCGCCAAGGCAACCATTCGCAAAAGATGCTTTTTCATACCCCTGTATCCTTTCGTAGGAGCACACCTTGCACTCCCGAAAAGATTGCAGAGCAATCTTCGTGCCAAAAACGAAAATGAATATATGTCAATCTGTTATGCTGACTTTGGTCGAACCCGTGACAACCGACCTGTAAAGAATTCCGACACCTTGGAAACCAACTGGATGGGTTATCACGGTTTCGGTCAGCCGATGGTTTCAGCCGATGGTTTGCAGCCGTTCGACTTTCTCGTCCAGCCGGCTGACAGCTTCCTCGAGCGCATCCAGATCCATATGCAGGTTGGCCAGCACGCCCTCTTTGGAGACCATCGCCATTTGTCCGGCTTGCAAAGTGGCCCCTTCGTTATGCACCCGGCTGATGATACTCTGAGCGGCGTCAGCGGTATTGTTGATACGCGTGGTCAGCGCCGAAATGCGATTCCGGATGTATCCGAGATCCGTGTCCCTGGGTGAGGCACTCGCTCTGCCTGAGACTTGAGTCGAACGACCTAATGTGGCGGTTTCCATTTGATGGCCTTTCCTGTGATGCAGGCCAATCAGCGGAGGATTCCCCAATGACCTACCCAGACATGTTGCCGGTGTTTCTGCTCACCGAGCAACCACTGCGCCGACGCTGGTTGCGCCGGCTCAGCGCCGGCCTCGCGAAATGCGATATTTGCGAGCGCGGCTATCACCAGGCAAAAAATCTGATCGGCGATTTTGCCAATGATCTGCGCAAACATAGCAACGGAGGCAAAGTCTATCCCGATCCGCCACCACGCTCAGCCTATGAGCTGGATCCGCGCTGGCCCATGCGGGCGGCGTGCGGCTACATCTTCGAGGCGACCGACAATTGGCAGGTTTTCGAACGCGCGCTCTACAGCACGCCGACCGGCGAGCTGATCACTTTGGACGAGGCGGCGATCGGCGCCTGCTGGGATGCCTGGTGGTACAAGCGCAAAGGGCCTGACGGCCGGGCGCTGGTGGTGAAATGCCCGGATGGCTACGAATGGGCCGTCGATCAGCGCTGCCGGGCCTGCACGCTACCGACTGAAAGCCACCACCATTGTTGGGTACGGCACGGCAGCCCGGAAGACGGCTCGCTGCACATCGACAAGGACGGCCTTACCTGCGGCGCCGGCGCCGGCTCGATCATGACCGGCAAATGGCACGGCTACCTCGACCACGGCCTGCTACGCCTCGAGCGCGCGCTCGTTTAGCGGTGATGGCAGGATCGAGCCGTCCTGCCGGGTGCGTCTGTCCACATCGTCGCGGAATTCATGCACCACGTACGAGTTTTCACCCGGACCGTGCAGGGGCGCGAAGGGTTTCTCACCATCGACGTTGAACCATTCGCCCAGTTCATGATTTTCCACGCCGCGGCAGCATTCGAAGATCCAGCGCCGCCAGGTCTTTTCGTTG